ACAGTATGTCTATTTACCCCCCCTGAAGGACTTGCAACGTCATACATGATGACAGGCTTATCTTTACAAACTATGATTTGACCATCTTTTTCAGGAATATCATTCAAATTATCATATTTTGCTTTGATATAATTAATATTGCTCATTTATATACCTCAAATTTTAAATTTAATTATGAACAATGCGATGTATACTTTAATAAATTATATATACATCGCATTGCTATTTCCAGAAATATTAATTTTCTGTATCGGTTTCTTCGTCCCAGTCAATCCACTTAGGTGTTAGATCTAAAATTGATTTTCCTGAATCATATATTGATCCATCTGCCCCTAATAGTGCGATATGACCATCGGTTGCATCTTTTACTTTCTCAACAAAGTTATCTAATTCATTGATATTATGATTGCTATCAATTACATTTCCATCATTGTCAAATACAGCAATATTAGAAGATTGAGCAGTTGGACGAGTTGGCATTTTATTATCTAATGCCTCATTTACTGCTTTTTCTTCTTCTGCAAATTTAAGTTCTACTGCTGTTTTGATGTCAGAAGTATCATCATATGATATATCAGACGCTTTGATATCTATATTACCTTTAAGTTCAATACCATTTACCTTTTGAGTATTGTTGACCTTACTATCTATTTCATCTGTTACATCAGATGCAAGCTTAGCTTTAGTAATTGATTTAGACTTGATAGTTACGTCACCATTTGTATCAACAGCGATATCACCAGATTTACCTGCCCTTATAATACCTAAAGTACTTTCTGATGCAGTAGGAACATTATCAGGACCATCATCTACTAATTTAAGTGCATAATTGATATTACCATCTTCATCTGGATCTGGAACTGGTTGTGTTTCATCAATATAGAAAGTAAATACTCTACTATAAGTATACATATCCTTATTAGTATTAGTAATAGCTGTTCCAACATATGGAGTTACACCTATACCTAATAACCAGTTAGTTACCATTTCTTGGAAACCAGCAGGCATATCGTCACCAGGTTGAATATCTGCCCAACCTTGAGCTGCAAAGTCTACTGCGTATCTGAGAATACCACCACGAATTGATTTAACTTGTGCTTCAATACTTGTTAATTGTGAAGCAGTTGCAATTCCCATATCTTTTGCAGTTAATGTTCCAGTAGATTTATCAGCAATAGGACCATCAGCTAAATCTACTAACTGAATGGTATAATCAATACCACCATCCTTATTACCTGATAATTCAACAGATTTTGTAACAGGTCCATCTGCTATTGTTTTATCTACTTTTTCATCCAACTTAGTTGAAACATAAGATTGATCAGCTTTAGTATCTATTAATTTTGCAAGTTTTTCAAAATCAATTTTAGATGCAGCACCCATTTCATCTAATGAAATATTACTTGTAATAGATTTACTTTGTACTCCCTCAGGTGTTACAGTAGAATATGTAAATTTGATACCGTCGTTATTACCCGACATATCAACATTAGTAACTATGAAATCTGATATATCTTTATCTATTTTTGTATCAATATCACATAAGAGTTCTACTATTGCATCAGATAAGTTCTTAGCTTCAATACCATCTACATCAATAGGTATATCTTTAGCTTGAATAGAATGAACTTTTTCAAAATGTGCATTCTGTAATTGGGCATCAGCTTCCCATACATAAAATGATTTATCATGAGCACTGTAATATAACTTACCTTTTACACCTGCTGCGATATCATTTATATTTTCTACAGGTACAAATGATGATGCAGTTTGTCGTATTATCTTACCATCAGACTCAACTACATCATAATAGATAGTTCCTGTATCTTTGGTGAATATAATTGTACCATCTCTTTCAGGAACTACTTTTAAATTAGATTCTGAAACTCTTGCGAATTGAACATTCATCATAAGAAATTACCTCCAAATTAATATTAATCGTAATCAACCCAAGACAATGCTTGGTCAAACTTTTCTTGTGATACAGCACCCATTTCTGATAAGGATACTTTATCAGTAGATTCTTTAGTTGAACCATCTTCTAATGATAACTCTGTTCGATGTAATTGTACACCATCATTATCATTATCCTCTATAGATGATTTTTTAATTATGGTTTCGCCCTTACCAGCTACTTCTTTATCTACTTTTTCATCAAGAGAATTGTTTACTTCGGATACATCTGCTATACCTAAATCAGATAATGTATAATTGACTTCAGTAGATTCGACTGATCCATCTTCCAATGAAAGCATTGATTTAGTAACTTTAATATAATCTTTTCTTCGACTTAATTTAAAATCCTCTACAATACGACCATTTTCACCAGCTACGTCTTTATCTACTTTTCCATCAATTTTTATATGTGTATCTACAGTATCATCTAGAAGAATTAATTTATCAGGATTGTCAGGATTTACATAATATGTAAATACATGCCCTCTACTTAATGAATCTTTATCTGTGTTTTTGATGCACACACCAGGTGAAGGTTCAACACCAATAAATGCTAAAAATTCATCAGCCATTTGTTTAGTGATTTTACCATTTTCGTCTATATCGTCGCCAAATACTTCTTTGAAACTAATAGCGAATTTTTTAGGCTTAATTAAATCAACATTTTTATTTGTTTCATCAAGATTATCAGTTAATTCTTTGATTTCTTTATCAATTGTTTTAGATATTGTATCTGGAATTGCAACTAAATAACCTGATTGAATATCTTGTTTCAAATTTTCAGATACAGAAGCACATGACCAACTAGATCTAAAATTTGTAGTAGCTTGATAGATATCTCCATATTCAGCATAAATCAACTGACCCTCTGAATAATGAACTCCTCCTAAATACTTTTCAGGGCATTTAACTGGGCCAAGTGGTGGATGTTCAGGATGTTTAGGTTTACGATCTCTATCCATTTCAGAATTTGATGAATATGGATCATATGGCTGTGGTGTTATATATTCATGTTTATCAGGATAAAATTTATCGTTATAAGGATCATATGGCAAATTTGGATTAGCAGGAACTTGTGAACCATCAAATGATAATACTACAATATTCCTTAGATCTTTATCGTTACAAGGTAATATAGTTCTTGAAGGTATAGATGAAAAATACCAACCTGTATATTTAACGCCCTGATATTGATACCAGCCATTATGAATAATCCATTTGGTTCCAGGAAAACGGCGAAGCATTACTACACTACCATCTCGGATTTTTTGACCTAAATTAGGTATTTCTAATTCTTTCAAAACTAACTTCTTCCTTTCTTAATTAATTTTCTATGATATAAATGTCATCAAGGTCTGTTAGTTGTAACGGTTTCACAGTTTTATTTTCTAATGAATCGCAACTTTCAAGATACCAACCACAGAAAGGACGGTTACCTCCCCATGTATACCATCCGTGTTTAACAATCCATCTATCTATTTCAAAACGACCTAATTTAACTTTACATCCAGGTTCAAGATATTGAAGAGTATTAGGTATGTTTAATTTTAAATTATTTTCATCATACATAAATAAATCCACCTTCTCACTTGATATACATTAGTATATAAGGTTAAGAAAGTGGATTTCATTTGTATAATTAACTTAAGTATATATTAGATATTGATATCAATTTTCTTTTCAATATCTCCCCATAATTCAGGGATATCACATTTAAGCTGATTATATAATGGTATCATTAATTCTCTCATTTGTGGATGAGCAGGTTTGTCGCATCTCAATTCAAACATATGACGCCATTCGCGTACATCTGCAGTGACAACAATTTCAGTCTTTATAGCATTAGGTAAGATTTCACGAGCTTGCTGAGGTTTCCAACCAAATTCAATCAATGCAGCATAATCTTTCTCTGCCTGCGTACATGATTGAACAAAAATAGCAGCTTCAGTTGTCAACTTCTGGGCTATTTCAGATAATCCAGTATCTGGTCTATATATATCAGAATTTGACCAACTTAATTTATTTAATATTATATCTCTATCTGTACCTGTAATCCATGGTGGGAGGATAAATACCATATCTTCGTCATCTTTACCATATTTAACATATCTAGTAGACTCTTGTGCAAATGAAGCAAGTCTGTGCCTTACTAATTCATGTGATACACCTCTACAAGTTGTAAATGTAACAGATAAATTAGGAGCGTGTTCAATCATTGCTTCGTGTCCTAATTCTACTAATTTATTCAGTAGTCTTACATCAGACCCTTCACATATTTTACCTTCTGATTGATAACAAGTTCTTGCAGCCTTCTCAATTCTTTTTAGAACCTTATCTCGTGAAAAATCATCTGAAATAATTTTATAACTAGGTTCAATAAATCGTGCCATATGTATATACCTCTTTCATATTAATAATCATTTGAAAAATTTTCTACTTCTTTAATAGACATACCTACAATCCCAGCTGATTCACTACTATCAGTAGCATTAAATCTTGCATCTGGAATAGATGGATACATAAATTCAAACATTAGATAATTTGCAGCATCTAATAAATATTCAGTATTTTTAGTATCTTTATACTTATCAATACATTTTTGCATAGTTTGCAAAGCGTTTACTCTATCTGGAAAGTTTTTTCTTGCTGAACCATACTTATATAAAGAAACAGCTACTCTATTTTGACGAAGTTCATCAAATTTAAGGCTATAATTACCTACTTTCACATTATGCATTAATTCTTCTTCAGCTAATTTACTCAATTTTTAATCACCTCACTTTCTTTATATTGCTTGATCTTATGTTGTAATCCTCTTTTTGAATATCCAACTGTAAAATCAAAATTGTATCTAGCATAATTTGACATATAGTCATAACTATGTTCAAAAGGAGTAACTAATTTAGAAACAGGATCTACTACCTCTAATATAGAATTGCCAATATATGGTCGTGCATCCCAATCAGAATTATGATATCCTAATAATATTTTAGGTACTTTCATATTTGGTAACACTTGATTAAATCCAGTCCAATTTATAATCTCAAATACATAATATATTTGTACAGGTGACCCTGTTTCCATATCTACATATTTATGCCCATCATAAGTATCTTTATCACTATTAATTACTTTAGGAGTATTGAAATATTCTTTTATAATTTTAGAATCATATTTAGTAATTTTATATGATTTATCATCTGAGGTATATCGTATATTTTTATCAAATTCACCATTAACTTCTAACTTACTAATTAATCGTTCAATAGGTGAAATATTCTCGTTAACTACATCTAACCACCAATGAGTTAAACCTAATGAAGTACTACCTAAAAATGCAACATTCTTAATGAATGTATCATATTCTTTATTTATTTTGGATTGAATATAATCTGCAAGTTGTTTTCGTGCTTCATAGTAAGCATTTAATTGAATAAATTTTTCAGAACCTATCAACATATCATTAGTCGTTTTGTCTTTATTTTTATCTTTCAGCTCATCGCCTGTAAGTAATTTAAGATGTTGATTTTGTTTAAGTAAAGTACTAACATCTAATTCAAAACCATCACCATAAGTATCTACAAGTATTTGATTATATCCATAGAAATTTCCATATTCTTCCCAATTTTTCAGATTCTTTTCTGGTTCATAAGTAAATTCAAGTCCTTTAGAATTATTTAATATATCTTGAGTAGTTAAGTTAATGTCAATCGCTCTTGTGCGTTTAACAATGTTACTAGATTGAAGTATTAATGCATTTGACTTTTCTGTTATAGCATTTATATTCACATTCATTAGTGCATCTATATATACATCTTTCATATCTTTATTCAGATGATCAGATACTAAAGTATTTTCAAATTTTTGTTTAAGACATATCATAGCAAGCAATAAGGGCAAATATACAGTTGCATCCATATCTAAAAAATTTAATTTATCTTCATTGATTTGATAGTTCTGTGCATATCCTTTGTAATCATAATCACTATAATCAAATATATGATCATACGGAAATAATTTATCTAATTTACCCTCTGTAAATCTGCCATTTCTATGCTTTTTATTTTGTCCAGCATATCGTTCTACAATTCGTTCATTCACGCTGATGATATTACCATTGTTTTTAATAAAGAATGCGAAAAATCCAGTATTTCTATGGTCATTATCAATATAACATAAATACATACCGTCTCTTGCATTCTCTAGTGTAAGTACACATTGAGCAATGTTTTCAAATAATTGAATATTAGAATTCACATGATTGATATTTTCTATACGATTTCCACTATTAAGAAAACAATCATATCTGCATTTTTCTAATGAATCTATTACAGTAGATAATGAATTCAAAAGTATATCCCGATTATATTGATTATCCTTATCTCCTAACTGTTTAACCGATATATTTTTATCAATCAAAAGATCAATTTGGTTGAGCATATGTTCTTCAAAATGTAAAATATATTCACCATTAAACATATTCCACATATTTTGATCTTCTTTGAATTTTTCAGGATTATTAAATATATCAAAATATGTCGTAGTGTTTGACTTAATCCAATCTATAAACATTGATTTGGCATATAACACAGAAAGAATGCCTGATTTATCATATGTGTCAGTAATGTGTTGAAGTAAACTATTTCCAGTTTTAGTATCAAATTGTATAGTTCCATATTTCCAGCTTTTAGCGTCTGGGTCATATTTTGAATATTTTAACCACTGATTTATTATCTCAGGACAATTATATATCATAATAAACACCTACCTCATACTTGTAATACTATAACGAAATGTTGACATCAGATTATTCCTCTTCTATGTAATTCTTCAGTTATTTCATCTAATTTATGTTGTTCAGCATTGATGCTCGATTGTATGCTCCATCGACTTAATACAGTTGTCCTTGGAAGTAATGCAAGTATTTCGTTCAATGAAACAATAGATTTCAAATGTTTATCATACCTTAATTTTAAATATTCTGTACTTTTATTTTGATATTTAGATTTACTCAAACTTATATTCTCCTAGATATTATTTTTATATAAATTCTGTAATTACTATAATTTACACTTCATTTCCAAAACAATCCCAACCTGTTTTATATTCACGGGCAAATAATTCAATTCTTGGAACATCACCAAGCAGTCTTACAATCTCTTTGCGAACAATATCGGGTTTCTTACTGTGAGCCATAACTGGCCAGTCAATTACACTGCATACACCCATATCTTCACGAGGTAAACCATTACCCTTAGTCGCAATTAAACATATTTCAGAATTACTTCGTGTATAGCTACCTAAACCATAGAACCAAGAGCGTTTATTTTTATTCCACTTAACCCAATTGAAGCCTATGGTTTTATATTCAAAGCCCCACGCCTTGATAGTATCTAGGCCTTCTTGCAAAAGTGGAAATGTCACCCATATAAATAATACTGCGTTATCTTCAGCTAATTTATTTACAGGTATTTTTTGATGTCTTCTATGGTCATAGTAGGATAATGTTGTTCAGCACCACCAGGTACTCCATTATCATTGTATTGCCAAGGTGGATCAGCGTATATTATTTTATATTTATTTGTAGTGTTGTATATATCAACCTTCATATAATCAAACCTTTATAGTTTATTTGAATTGACTCAATATCATGTTTCGTTTATGTTGGAGTGCATCTTCAATACATTTATCAAGGGTAACTGAATCTGATATACAAGTACGTGTTAATACTTTCTTACTTTTCCTATTATCTAACAAATATAATGAAGCTCGTGCTGTAATTATATTTGTATTATGATGCCAATATAAGATATGGATTTCATAAGCAAAATTAACATCAATTTGATATTTATATATTCCATCTGTGATTTCAGTCCAAGTATTTAAGTCACTCATATTTGGTTTATTATGATTTTGAATTTCTAAGTTAGTTTTCATTTATTCTCCTTAAATTTACATGTATTTAGAACGAAAATCAGCTTCAGTAATTTTAACGATACCTAACTTGTCTGCTTTTATATTCTTTGAAGAATTGGAATTTGGGTTGTCAGTAATTAAAAATTTTGTATCTTTTGAAATATCACCAACAATATATCCAAATTGTTTCAATTCTTTTTCAAAATCAGATCGTTTTACTGATAACTTACCTGTAATTGCAACTTTAGCTTTAATATTATTGATAGAAACAGGCTCCCAAATAATTCTATCATAGATGTATTTGATATTGTCTAACTTGTCTATATTTTCAATAAGTGACTTAGCATTTGCTTCACCAATCAAATCAGCAAAAATTTGTTGTTTATACGATAATGTCTCCCACCATTTATGATCTTCTAATAATGCATTCTTATGGAGATAACTGTTGTATAATTGTTGTAAAGCTTCTGGAAACATTGCGAGTTTTTCTGCTGTTTTATCACCGAACCTTGGAATATTAAGAGCTTTAATAGCGTCTACTAATTTAATATCATCATTATATAGATTAGCAAGCATTTTTAATACCATTCTAAAATGACTACCTGATTTAGCACCATTGCCTATCAATTGATAACCTTGACCAAATTCCATAACATTCTTGACAGTTAAACCATCTATAGGTTGGATGATTTCAGTTAGATATTTTAGTTTTATCTTATCACCTAATCCATCAATTGGTGCTAAACATTGCAACCATACAAGTAAGTCTTGCAAACTTGTACCTCCACATTCTGGATTGATACATTGGAGGTTTACACCATTCCAAACAATTTCTTCGCCACAATGTGGACAAACTATTGGTAGATTGCAACCTGACGCTTCAATTACTGAATCAACATTCGGGATAATTTCACCATGTTTTGATATTTCGAGTGTAGTTCCAATTCCAATTTCATTGTCCTTAATGTATTTCGCATTGTATCCTGTACAGAACGATACATTTGTACCTGATAATTCGACCGTATCAACTTCAATTCTAGGCTGTAAGTATCCGGTCTTAGTAAGATTCCACTCAATATTTTTAACCTTAGTTTCTGCCTTTTCTGCTGGAAATTTGAATGCTATTGCAGTTTGCACAACTTCGTGTGAATTATCATTTACATGAACACTATTTGTACTAAATACTAAACCATCTGCAGGATATCTACCATACCACTTATTTCTACAATATGTCGTAATACTATCTAATGATTGTTGATTAGTAGGAAATACGTATCCATTTCGTTGATTGATGTAGTTTACTGTATACTCAAAATTATTTGTTAGCCAATTTCTTACACTTAGCATACTAAGTGCAACATCTGTTAATAATTTACTGCTCATAGGGCTGTGTAATAAACTAATATCTTCTGCACCAACTAAACTATATATAACTACATCTAAAAATTGTAGATCTGGTGTAATTTTAGGAGTATTGATTAATCCTACTGCTGAGTTTCTTGGATTCTTAGCATCTGGATTAAGTTTTTTGAATTTGTTGAAACTATCATATGACATAATAATCTCACCACGAATCGCACCAGTGAATCGTTTATCTGATTTAAGATGAATTCCTCCATTATTTGGCATTATAAGTTTAATTTTATTTGTGATATCTATACCATATATACCATCACCACGAGTTAAAGCTTGATACAGGTAACTATCTTTATAATATAGAACTACACTAAGTCCATCAAGTTTCAAAGATATATCGTAGTTATCAATCGATTTGAAATTAGATTTCATCTCATCATAATTATGAAATTTATCAAGTGAGCCAGCTTCTCCATATCTATGTTTGACTTTTTCACCTGGAGTAGTATCTGAATCTGTATCATAGCCCCAGCCTACTTTTTGAAGTAATTCAGAATTTGGAATTTCATGCCTAAGCTGCTCAACTAAAGCATCAAATTCTTCATCTGTATATTCAGATGTACCATCTGTGTAATAATCTTGAGCTGCTTTCTTAATTTTAATCTCTAGTTCAGTCATTCAGTTCGTCCTCCTTTATTTGAATTATTTTATCATTGGCTTCTTTTTCTGTTAAGAACCAATTATCATTGAATCTATGAAAATATAAATTCTTCGATATACCAGGATAATCTTGTCTATAAACTACTATATGGCTCTTTTTATCTATTGAAGATATATGTATACATCTAACTATTAAGTCTACTGGACGGGCTATAGTTTTTGGCCATTTTGTATCAATGTACCATACTGTATCACCTAAACTAACATTGCATCGTATGCCACATAATAGATTATTTTTAATGATATCTTCTAATTCTTTGATCTTATTTTTGTATTTATCACATTCAATTCTAGTATCTTGTAGAATGCCAAATAAATCACTATTTTCATTTTCTAAATTTGTGATCTCATCTTCTAAATCACTGATTTCATTCTTAAATTTATCATTTAATGATTCACTTATTTTATGCCCACATTTATCTGTAATATGATCAAGAATATCTTCATAAGTATCTAAATTAACTAATTTACCATCAATATGTGTTACCATAATTATTTCTCCTTGTATAGTACTTTACGTCCTTAATTATTATAGATATATTATATGACAAAATCACAAGTATTTCAAGTCAATTAATAGTTTATTAATATTTGATATAAATAAAATAAAAAAATACATTGCAAGAAATATCATTCCTTACAATGTATAACGATTTTATATTGAATTGAATTTAGATAGTTACTTAGTATAATCTAAAGTTGTTATTTCTTTAAATTCATCTTCTGTAATCCAATTATGAATTACAGCATTTTTGACCTTATTTATATCCCATAGATTGTTGTCAAAATATTGTTTAACTTTATTGAATTTAGGTGATTGATCCATTAGTTTTTGCCTCCTAATTTCTTAAAATGTGAATTTGATGGTTTTGTAATCTCTGAGGTTTCATTAGATGATTCTAATTCAATGTCAGTCATCATCGCTAAATAATCTAAATTAGCTGTAGCTTCAGCAAGTTCTGATTTAGTTTTAGCAAGATCCTTAGCTGTTATTACTTGTTGCTTTCGTTTAGAAATGTAATTAAACATATTTGTATACATCCTTCCATAACTTATTATAGTAATTTCTTAAATCATATGATAATTTGTATGTATTTCCATATGAAATATGTGTTAAGTAACTTTCAAAATGTTGATCTACTACATCTTTTGAAATTTTACCTGATGCAGCAGCTCTAACCATATTTTTAAGTTTGTGTTTCTTATATTTTAATTTGTGTTTGGGTACAGTAATAACTACATATCCTGTATTTGTTAATCTAAAATCAAATCCTAAAAATTCTATCTTTTCTGATATATTGTATATTCTAGATTTGTTCATATTCAATTTTAAATTTATGTTAGATAAATATGATTTTATAAATTCAAGTAGATCAATTAATTTTGATTTATCTTCTGATAATATTATCATATCATCATTGTATCGGACATAATGTTTCATATGAAACTTTTCCTTGATTATGTGATCTAATTCGTCTAATATACTAACACCGATTAGTTGTGTAATAATTGACCCTAGGAATATCCCTATCTTATGACCACTACACGAGTCTTTAGATGTCCAATATTTATCTATTATAGAATTGACCATATATACGCCATAGTTATCTAATTTAGATTTCATATTATTGATAACTATATCATGTGGAATAGAACTGAAATACGCATGAATATCTAATTTCAATGCATATCCATTAATTCCAAATTTTCTGAAATGTTTTTGTAAATGTGCTTTATATCGATTTCTAGCCCTAAGTGTACCCTTACCTTTTTGACAAGCAAAATTATCATATATAAATGATTTAGTTATTATTGAATAGAAGTAATTATCTGAAAATGAACGCTGAACTACTCTATCTTTCATATACATTGCAACAATTTGTCTAGATTTTGGTTCAAATATCTGATAGCATCTATATGGACCAATTTGATAGTTTAAATTCATAATTTGTTGTGATAGTTCATAACAATTTATACATCCATTTTTGACAAATCCTTGTACAGACTGCTTCCACCCTACATCATGTTTGCATTCATGCATTGCATCAAACAAGTTATTAAAGTCACTAGTTTTAATTAAACTTTCACACAACTTTAAATTTTCTACATCATATTTATCATTCATGTTTGATTTGAAACTGTATATAGCAAGACCTACTTGAATCAAGTAGCTTACATCAGAATCACTTATTCGTCTAAATAGACTGAGAATATGACTCCTTGTGTTTATATTTATTACTTTGATTATATTGACAGCAACGATTTGTTGAAGTTTCATTCAATATTATAATTAAGTAAAACACAATCCGGGCCCAAATAATACGAATTATCAGCAGGAAAATTGCTGTTGTTGACATAGCCATTGTTGTTAACATAGCGAACATAATCACGGTCGTTGCCAATAGTCATATCCTCATATATAAATCAATTACCTGTATATTCAGGTAAGTCGATTTTATTATATGTATTGTTGTGAGAATTATTTAATGATGTTCCATATCGCTCATTATCTTTATTTATCCAATTTTGAGCTAAACATTTGGTGTCAAACAGTAATCCTGACCAATATTTATATCTTTTATTTTTGATCTTAAATACTTTTTTAGCAACCATAAGTTGAACATTCAAACTATCGATATCACCTAATGCCGATAATTGATAATTTCTACGCAATACAAAATCTTCAGGATATACAACTCTAATACTATTAGCAGCAGTTAGATTGTTTAATATAGATTGTGATAAATTCACTATTACACTTGTCATATGTGTGAAATACTCAGCTGGAAAATTATTTGAATTCTTTGTTATCAATATTGTATAACTTTCTAATTCAATTGCTTTTGTAATTGCATTGAGTTGTATATTTGAATGACGCTGGGATGCAGGTACTGCCATATACAAGTTTATTGCCTTTCGTTGATTTTGATATTAATAATGATAAGGAGAATCACTGCTGACGCAGCGATTCTCTCGATTATCCGATTGTACAAGCCGGGCCCAAATAATACGAACAATCAGCAGGAAAATTGCTGTAGCCGACAGAGCCACTGCCGTAAACATAGCGAACATAATCACGGTCGTTGCCAATAGAGCGTAGTAAATATCCGTCACCGTAAATTGATGTTGATGTACTATTAACTTTTCGCTTGATACGAATAGTTTCATTATTATCAGTAGGTGTTTCCATCTCATTTGTGTAATATTCATATGGTTTACCTTCATCAGATGAAAACATTCCGTTTACTTCAGCTGCACCTAATAAAAAGAAGGTATCATTGAATGATTTTAATGCAGTTAATTTACATGATTGATTCATTGACCAATCATTAACTAATTCTAAGTTATAAAAACATTCACTTATATCTTTATTATCATCAGGTAAATATATTACTAATCCTACAAATACATCTTCATCATATTCTATATTCGTGTTTACTACATCTCCATTAGGTAAAGTTATAGGAGCTGTACTGAAGAATGTTATGCCCTTATTTATGTCATCTATTGATTTATTTTGATAATCTTCTTCGTCGTCGAATAATGTACCATCTTGTATTTTATTTACAATTGTCTGAATATCATCAATTGAATTAATCATATAATTCTCAGATTCAAATATCCACCAATTATTACCTATACCGTAAAGATTCTCATCAACAACATCTGAACATGCAAGGTACTTATCTAAATATGAAACATATGCACTATATTGATCGTGTGATCCATCAAATATATACTTTGTTGGTTGAATCAATACATCTAACATATTTAATGTATCATTATCATTTGCATATTTCAATTGGTAGATAAGTCCATTACAATTTACACTTGGCATATGATCAAATATGTTGAATGCATTGTTAGGAACCCAATTATCTACACTGATTGCAGACTCAGATTCACTATTTAATATGATTCTAGCATCGCTCAATGTATAATCTGTAGTACCTACTGAAGCTACAGGTGAACCTTCAGGTATTCCTTTATGTACAAATCTTAATTCCCAATTCTTAGTACTATAATTATAATAGTACCACTTATCAGTAGATTTTAATATGCACCATTTACGATAATACTCATTGCTATATTCTGGTAATGTATCAACATATGCTATACCCTCTGAATAGTTTGTATCATCTGATCTTATTTGTGTAAATATGGTGTTACTAGTTTGATTAGGATATACAGATACGTTATACAAAGTAGTACTAGTAGATACTAATTGACATCCTGTAAATAAAGGGACATTAACAGAGCAAATTCCTACGGATACTACATCATATACAGGATATGCATACTGGGACATATTATACATTATATCAATTCCAGTATCAACAGAAATATTTTCACCAATTACATAAGATTCTATGTTGTATTCACCCTTAGCACCTAATAATGAATAATGCGTTATCTTAGTTACTTTTGTATCATATACTTTTGATCTACATATTAAATCCCCCGATGTAATATCAGATCCATCAGATATAGTAGTAGATGCTCCTGTATATTTCCAAATATGTGTATGATCTTCTGCAGATAATATAGTAGCTTCATCTAAAGTTGACATTTCACCTTCGTATGTAATATTTTCTGACATATCTACTACTGTACCATCTCGTAATGTATGATTGTTTACAACAGCAAATGCAATACGATGTGAAAAATATATTCTATCACATGTACAATTCTTCATTGCTATTGTCATTGTATGTTCATATTTATTATCATAATCAACTTTATCATGATCAAATCCTAATATTACCCAATCAATATTGTAATCAATAGTTTTGTATGTATATGTTGTTTTAAATACATCACCAGCACTGAAGAATTGATTTGCTACACCAGCTTTTACTATTTTTTGGACATCCTTCCAATCTGTTACATTTACTTCTATAAAATCATCAAGATATCCAGAAGAATATAGTGTATTACCTTTAAACATTTGTTTGCTATCTTCACAGAAATATAATGTGTTATCGTCTATATTATCTGCTATCTTCTCATCAAGATATTCATTGATTGAGCCTACTTTAAGTTTAACTAATTTAGATTCAGCCATTATATATCCTCCTCATCTATGTTTTCTGGATTAGTCGATATAGGTTCCCATTTAAGTAAAGAATCATCCACATATTCCTTACTAACAGCATTTTCTGGAATATATTCAGTATCACCTATATACAGCTGTTTTGTATCTTTTATAAAGTATATTGTATCATCATTATGTTCACTCATATGTAAGAATGTATCTTTATTACATCTTACAAAGGATACAGCTGATTCTGTCATATATTGTACCTCCTAATATTACTAGTTATTTCATAGTATATAAAAGGTTGTTTAGTACATTATAAAACATATCAACTATATTCTAATTGATATGTTTTAGATGTATTCAAATTTAAAGAGGTATACTAAGAATATAATAAGTAATGAATCTAATGTGGTGGACTGCATTTTTAAGTTTAAAAAATGTTTTGCTATTAATGGCATAAACAATGTTGTCACTTAATTAAAATGAATTAGTTCATAAAATATTCTCAATATACCTCTACATATCCATTTTAGTAGGAATGTTATTTCACTGCAAGCTCTTTCTACCTTGCTGAACTACCGACCAACGGTGTAGGGATTTACAGATTCTAAATCATTATCAATAGAAAAATTAAGGTTTTAATTCCATTCATCTGTTATGGAATTATTTTGATGTAATTAAAGGAAAAATTTTAATTGATAATCATTTCTGAGGGTCGTAGTGAAGATATTTAGACACTTACCTAACTATCTTCATATTAACATTAACATATTTTAAGATGTATATGTTTACTATTCTATGAACTTATCAAATATATCGTTGAGGAGATAAATGTGCAGATAAGCTTATTGAATTAGGCTATTGTGCAACTACGCTTGATAATGGCAGTAGTTCGCACTGGTACTCCTATTTTGATGATTACTTTAAAGATAAAGCACCTATATACAAAGAACTCATATGTTATTGATGTAATAATGTACATCAAGTTCTTAAATGGTGGGCCATCAGGGACTCGAACCCCGGACCGACCGGTTATGAGCCGGTGGCTCTGACCAACTGAGCTAATGGCTCAACTATAGATGTGTAATCATAGAAGCTAGGTTAGGTTGTATACTACCCTGACTACTTCAATACAGATCGCCGTTGATTAATGCGAAGTCTTTCTCAGTCCGCTCGGCTTATGCACACTACTTTCGATTACACTTGTAGTTGATCAACCTATTTAATTGTCGTGTAGATATGTTACATAACTTCTTCTAGAAAAGGAATAAGCCCTCTTTAATGTCTTATCATGTATTTACAGATTCTAGATTATAACTATAACCGAATTGAATTTAGATTAAACTATTTGTCATACCCTTAGTTTTGTTAAAATTCAATTATGTTTACCTGCTGGTAGTATGACTTCATCCAGCTTGGAAAGTTAAAATGCCAAATTTCTATTCAGTTTTATTAAGGTCGTATGAAATTCGTTTAACAGTAGACCTTTGGTGGAGCTGACGAGAATTGAACTCGTGTCCAAAATACATACTCAAATAAAATCTTCTTACACAATAGATAGTTTATTTAGAGATAAATTGTTGCCTATAATACAACTGCATTAACGTGAGCTCTCATCAACTATCAGGATTTCTCACGAGGGACAAAAGAATTGTCCTCCACCACTAAGTTTTAATAGATCTTTATTCGAAACTTAGAAAACCTGCAAGCGTTCCTATGTATCTTTGAACCTCAAATACTTACCCATAGGCTGCTACAAAAGGTGTATTGTTTTGATATCCTACTAAAGCAATTATGCAGCTACCTTCTGTGAAGCTAATGCTGCAATAAATGCAGGATGAATTGCGATATGATCTTCGTCATTTCATTTTAAGTTTGAACTATAACCTCGTATCTTAGGTGTGAATTTTATAATTTCAATATCTTGTCGAAAGCCTTTCAGCCCCATATTAAATTATTAATCTGAATAGTCAATTGATGGATATTCTGGATCATGTTTCCATTCAATATCATCTATCTCTATTTCACGATCATTTTCTAAATTATTTGAGTTATACAATGGATTATATATTGTTGCATCCATATTACCATTTGACATAGACTATACCTCATAATTTATTAAAAAGTAAATGTGAGAAGACACCAGAGAAACTCACTTCTATATACATCGCATCTCAGGATCCAAGTTTAGTGAATAGAGAGATCAATTCTATTATGCCACTTCACTCTTTCTTATCTGCCTAACCTATAAGATATCCAGTATACAGTACTTTAGCAGATTCTCATACGATGTCTTTTTAATATTGAGTATAGTAGGAATTGAACCTACACTATGTATCCCAAGAATTATATATTTCAGTTAAACTTACTAAAATACTTTTATATTTCTTTTTACTAAAAGGAAGAGCATAAATTTATTTCTTGCAGATTTTGTCCATTTACCATAAAATTTGTTATTGAATTCTTTTATATCATTTATACTAAAAATATAATGTTTTATAATTGAGTTCTTTATATTATTATCTACTATATCTCCTGTAAATGCAACCATTGGATTATATTTCAATACAAATTTTCTAATTTTATACTCTCCTACATGATTAAGTTTTGCAAGTTCTTTCATTGACAAAGAAGTATCAATAATCATAATAGATACCTTTTAACTAAGCTAATGTCCTATATCTATTACTTAGTAAATTCCCTTTACCAAGTAATCAAGTGTACAATTAAGTATATCTGAAATTTCACTGAGAATATATGCATTAGGAGTTCTTCTATTAGCCTCATAATCTGCATATGTAGACTTGTTTATTCCTATTCGTTGGGTAATTTCTTCTTGAATTATTCCTAATTCTTCTCTTCTTTGACGAAGTCTCTCACCAAAAGTAGCAGGAATTTCAATTGATTTAATTACAATTTTTGAAAATCCAACAGTGATATCATCCCTAATAGTAGGTTCAGTAAGAATAAAAAGTACTCTAGTATCTTTTTGAACTGTTTCTATAGAAGCATATTTATTCTTATTTATATATTCTCTATTCTTGGTATCAGTATTAATAAAATTAATAACTTCATCAGCAGTCATTTCTCCTGATTCAATTAATTTAGTAAACTTAGTAGACATATGATCACTCACTTTATAATATTGAATAGTTATCTTTACTAGCTGTTTATCAAATCCCATTTACTAACAGCACTTTGAACGCTTATAGGAATCAAACCTATACTTTATGCGATTTTCGTAGCACTAGTAAAGATAACTTAAAATAAGTAAACAATTTCTGACACCTGCTTCAACGATTATAAGGTGAATGATTTTATCAAGTTGTGCACTAATTACTTGCCAAAGCTCTTTCCATTTATACAGGTTATTCTCCTGTGGTAGTTATTACCCCTACCTCGCTTACTTATATGGAGCGTAGCTGAGGACTTGAACCTCAGATCCTCTTTAGATGACACTTTCAGTCAAATTGTTATTCGTTCAATAACATAGCCTTAAGAAATCTTAAGGCGCAAGAGTTCTTTACCTTTAGTTGACTACGCATATAGTTTGGAGTGATTGACCCATTTTGTACTTGATTCTATGCCAAGTACATACCTTATCACTCCAGGATGCTGTCTCTTGTATACCATACAGTCGGATTGCATAGTATTATAAGTAAACATTCGACCTGCATATTCTTCTTATTTCAGTAGCACCATCATTACTTTCGGAGTAATTCTACTACCTGTGTACTTAAGGAATCTTACTTTACCGATTACTACATAGTCTACACTCAGCACAATCACTGCTGTTATGTACTTATAATTGGTGCAGATAGAGAGATTCGAACTCTAAAAAATGATAGTCTCTCCTATCAGTCACTGTACTACTTAATGACCTGCTAGTTCACCATACAGTTTATACCGAACTCGATATACCGTGGTCACTTGATAACGTAATGAGCTTGACCTGCTTGGTTACGCGTACTTCATACAATGTTAAAAAGAAATAATTAAATGTGATGTATATCGAAAAAAATTACATAATCGCTTGCATATGAATTAAAAAATCTACAACCACTTTTAAAATTATATCTGATTATTATGTAAGGGTCAATAGTAATATTGGCTCCTCAAGTTGGACTCGAACCAACGACTTCTTGATTAACAGTCAAGCGTTCTACCGACTGAACTATTGAGGAATGTGAATAAATGCTCTATCTTTTTCATACATGAGACACATTGTTAAGAGGTGTGTATGCCTTTGGTAATAGAGCGTGAAGCACTCCTTGCTAACCAACCGTTTGCGCATAACGGACGTTGGAGCTGATGAGAGGACTTGAACCCCTGACAAACTGAGTACAAATCAGTTACTCTACCTGTTGAGCTACATCAGCAAATTTAGCTATTATCAATTTATTTATACCTAGGATATAAATAAATTAGTAGGTTGCTATCCTAGTATCTAAATTTATTTCACTATTATCATCTAGGTACTTTAAATTCTATAGGCGGATACCTCTACCTTGTAGTTCTCTATTCCTGGCGACTACCTAACCACTATTTCATTTTTCGCACAAGAAATTTAGTAAACAACGGGTCCGTATCACTCCACCTTGAGGAACTCTTTTTGATAAAGGCAGTTTGACCTTTGGTGCAGATAATGGGATTTGAACCCATACGGTATTTCTACCATCGGATTTTAAGTCCGACTTGTCTGCCAATTTCAACATATCTGCATATATTATAACTACCTTTGTACTTATAGGCTGGCTCTCGAGCTTATATTTTTATTGCCAAAATTATCATATAGGAGCGACCTATATCTCGATATTGTTCCTATCACCGTACTCTTTGTGATCCTTGATGCGACTGGTAGTACTCTCTCAATGTTGTCGTACGCCATTGAGTTTGGACTTGGTAGTTATATTCAAATTGTAGTAGGATAGTAACCTCATTGTATGTAACCTATCCATGATAATTAAGTTATGTATAAGCTTCTACAAACAACCATTTACTCAATAATCATTCTCTACTTATATTATTAATCATCTTAAGTAAGCTATTCATATGCAAGAATGCTACAGGTTGATATGTAATCAATTTAATTATTTTGTTCATCATAATAGAAAGATGAAAGATAGTGACCTGTTTAATATGATTTCTGGCACTAATGACATGATGGTACAATATATCAAATTGTTTACATTTTATATAACGATTCGCCAATTTATAATACGAATTATTATCTAATTGGTATTTTTTACTACATAGTATATAACGATTTACTATAATACAACTATGATTAGTATATAGCTTTCTTATGAGGTTGAATTTAACCTACGCCCTCATACTTGAATCAACTTGATCGTGATTTAATCATATTGTAAATATCTGCAATTATGCCAGTATCTTTATAAGTATGCTATTCTTCAGTACCATTACTTATCGTATTTACATTAAAGAGAAATTTAACAGAATATTTGAATTAAATTAAACATGTTCAATATTGACCGTATCTTATTCAGATACTCTCTAGGCACTATATACTAACCATAGAGGTTGAAATATATCAAGGCTCCAACTAATGCTATTCCTACGTAATATCACTATCTCGACTATTCTCTTATTGCTAATAGTTATCTAACATCAAGAGAAAAGATTGCTTCACCGGCATTGTTTGCTGAATATATTTAACAATAATATTCAACCGCTAGTTTAGATATATTTCTATATATAAACAGCTAAATGAGCTGTTTATAACTATTTCAATTTCTCTGCTTCAATATCTTGCTGGATTTCTAAAATTTCCTGCTCTAATTTATTTATTTGAGACCTGCGTTGATATATGATATTATCGAGGTCCCTTAATTTGATTGCCCTGGAATACATATCGTTGATTACACACATTCCAAAATCAAGATACAATTCAGCAATTTTTCGCTTGCCTATTTTAGTAGGAATTGATGGGTGATACATATATACAGTTTGTATAATTGCCCACTGTTCCTCATTTAGACATAAATCTGCGATAGAAGTATAATTAGATTCGAGTATGTCATTTACTTCATTTACGAATTCTTGTTGCATCATAATAATTATCACCTTTCTGCTATATGCATTTGTTGATTTGTTTAGGTGTTATAGATAATAACGATTTGTTATCTACAAATAAATTATATGATAAATGAATGTAAAATTCAACTTCATTAATAGTTTATTAATATTTGGTGCATCATACACCACGTTTGTTTTTGTCCCATATTATCTTATGTAATTGGACTTGAACAATCCAACTATTGCATTCAGGATACTTTAATACATATTCAACAATTTGGCAAGGTTCAATTTTATCAAATACAGGTGAAACATACCAAATATACTTGCCTGTATGATATATGTTTTCAGATTTATTATACATTGTACGAACATATTCAAGATCTTCAATGCTACCTACAACTGACTTAATGATTGTTGAACAAGATTTTGAGTTATTAACAATTTTATGATTCCAAAATTTAGGTAAGTTTGAATCGTCACAACACGCATTCTTAGCATCTTCACCTGCTGAACTTGTTTTTAAATCAAATGTAAAAAACAATGAATTTTCAGGATTCTTACAAAATTCAGATTTATTATATAGTTCAATAAATTCATTTGGATTGATTGAACCATTAGTTTCAATATTGACAGAGAACATAAAATGATTAAATGATGAAAGTGTATCTAAAATGCTAATTATGCTTTCTTTTTGTAACAATGGTTCACCACCGGTAATAGTTATGTTATTAATATTGTCAGGTATACAATATTGTAATACATCACACATAACATTAGCTATGTCTGTGTACCTATCATCATATTGACTGGCTTTTAAGGCATAATCAGTATCACAATAATCACATCTCAAATTGCATCCAGCAAATCTAATGAAAATTGTAGGCTGACCTGTTCTGATACCTTCACCATCAATAGATTTAAAAATTTCATTTATTCTTATCATCATATTTAATTATTTATCCTCCTATGATCTATGTTCAAACTGATTCAAATCAAAGTTTAGATCATCTAAATTTAGATTCAAATCCTTCATACGTTTGATGATTTTGTCAAATTCAGGTTTGAATTTATTCTTGATACCTGATATTTGAGAATTATAATCAGATCTCAAACATTCAAATTTGTACATTAGATCACTTATTTCTTTTGCACCTCTCTCTTCACATTTTAACTCAGCGTCCATTGCATCTTCAATAGAAATATGAAGTGTACCCGATTTCACTGAATAATAAATTGGAATAATTGGCATTGATGTAACCATCCTTAATTATAGTTTGTTATATTTAAAGATTTTCAATGATAGAAAATCCTTCTTTAGCACAGAAATCTTCAAGTGCAACTCTTAAACAATCCCCTTGCGTGAATTGTTCATTATATAGAGTATATGTACTATTCTTTTGATGTCTTTCAACTTTATAATGATGTGTTATATCATCATAAATTATGACATATTTTGCTAAGATGCTAGAATTATTTATAGTAGACATCTTATGAGCTAATTTTTTAATTTCCTTAGGACCATATCCTAATGGTATTGTTTTGTCTATTATGAATATCCTCAATTCATTTGTTGAAGATTTGGATAACATTGCTGCTAATAAAGAATTTACTCTCTTATAATCTTTTACAAGTACTCTATATGGAGACATAATTTCACCTCATGTTGATTTTAAATTTGATGTATGTTGATATGATGGATATATTTGATTTTTTTGATGATCAGGTTAAATTATTTTAGCCTCCTCCTATATCTTGATGATAATGCTTTAGACTTATCATCATGATCTGAATTCATTTTTGCAATCAAATCATCAATAGACGGTTTAATTACTTTATCACTTTGACCATCAAATGATTTAATTGAATTGGATTTATAATTATATCCCTTTGATCTATTTAACGATTTACTATCAAATTTATGAGGTAGTTTAGTTTTAGGTTTAAGGTTTAACTGGAGTAATGATAATTCTGCACCTTTGATATCACTTGGAACACATTCAGCAACAAGCGAATCACCTATGTTTACATAATCTTCAATGTTAGAAACAAATCCTGTTGATATTTTAGATATATGTATAAGTGAGGTGTCATTAAATTCATTTACTAGAACAATTACACCTCCTTTAATGAGTTTAATTACTTCAACTTCATAAGATTCGCCAATTTTTAACTCCATTAATCTTAATTCTCCTTAATATTAAACATTATGATAATTAGAAACTTCTGTACAATCGTAAATATAGGGTAAATTACGATCATAACCTTTGTTATCTAGTCCAAATCCTGCAAAGAATGCTTTAGAACCAGTTTCAATAGCACTTCTAGTAGGTTGAAAATCGAATAATCTATCTACACCAAGTCTATCAATAAGTGTGACAGTGTCTACTCGTGCATTAGGAAATTCTTTACTAAATAATTGATATAATGTATATAAGGTAGTTCCTGAGTCACATATGTCATCAATTATGAAAATTTGACTCGGATTGTAAGTCCAGATTTCTTTATCAACTTCAACTTTGAGTGGGTTCATAGTTTGACTATCACCATAACTTGAAGCTTGAATATATACACATCTTCCTGAAGGTAATTGTTCTGTTAGATGTTGAAAAAATGGTACTGCCCCATTCATTACACATACATACATTACATCATCCCACTTGAAGTCTTTGCTGTTACGCATTTCAGAAGCAAGCGAAGATATTGAGTTTAAAATAGTTTCTTTTGAAAATAATATATGTTTAAACATGTTATACTCCTAATATATCTGCAAGTTGTTTTTCATAACCATAACAATCATTTAACAACAATTCTTGTTTGAATCGTTCATAATCATGATAATCACAGCTTCGTTTACCCTTGCAATTCTGTTTGAATTTTTTAGCATCCTGGAGTATGCTCATTGCAATGCAATGAGATGTTGTATCTTTGGATGTATCAGGTTTTGGATTCATAATCATATTACTTCACCTCTATTACAAAATCATTTGAATTAGGGTGTGTGCACTTTTGTACACCCGCCATAATTAATTGTACATCTTGTATATTGTATAACGAATCAAATAAAGATTGAATCTTTGTATCATCGACATGGTCAAGTAAGTCGTCTACAAGAATGACTGGAAGTGCTGCATTTGATGACTTAACAAGGCTGATAAATAATGCAATTGTAAATAAACATTTCTCACCACTAGAAAGAAGATTATATTCACAATATTTATTATTGATAGATAATCCAAAACTAAAACTATTTGCTTTAGTTTCTAGATTGAATTCCATATTGATATCATTTCTATTGAAAAATAGTTGTAATTGTTTTGTAATTTCATCTTCTAACTGAACAAATGGCTTATTCATGATTAATGTTTGGAGACCATTCATGTCTGTAAGCTTAATCCAGCTGGAGATCATAGATATGTGTTCGTCTACTTGACACTTCTCAGCCATCAATTTATCCGACAATTCTTCATATTTTAGATTAGCTTCAAGTTTAACTATTCTTTCGTGAATGTCATTTAATTTGTCTGTACATTTGGATATTTCATTCCTGATATCATCTGATGTTGATGCAGCTTGATATGGAATAGATGTATTGAACTTAAGTCTAATACGATTATATTCATTATATCTAGACCTTATATCTTCCATTACCTTATTACATTGTAAGTTTTCTTGAGTGAGTGTAGTAAGTTGTGTATTAACATTATTTACTTCTTCATCAATTCTAGAAAGAGTATTATTTATTTCATTGCATTTGAATTTTAAATCTTCAATGAAACTGATTATAGAATCGCATTTCGCTTGTGTGTATGGACAAATACCGTTACCCGATATTACATTTTGATTCTGACGTAATTCTGTTAAAAGTTCAGCCTTATTGATATTTAATTCATTGATTCTATTTGCAGCATCTTGCTGAGCATCTACAATTTGTTTACTCTTGTTTAAATATTCAATATATTCAGGCTCTTCTTCCGGAGATGCAAATGTAATTTTACCATTTATATCTTCAAATTGTTCAAGTTCCAAAGCAGCTTGTTCATTCTGAATGATAGGATTAAGGATGGATACAAGTTCTTCTTTTTCTGCTTGAACATCTTTGTATTCCGATTTAAGTTCATCTAAACTTTTATCTTCTTCAAAACCATCATAATAAACAAGACTTTGAATAGTGGATTGAATTCTTGCCGATTCACCTTTTTTAAACGAAAGTAGACTTTTAAAATGATTATTTACATTTCTAATGCCCTCAATAACTGATTGACTGTTATTTGCAATATTTTCGACTTCTGATATACTATTCGTAACAAAATCTGTATCATGGATATTTAACAATCTGATTTCTTCTTTCATTAGATCATCCCATTTGATGGTTTGATCTGATGTAGGTAAGAATTTAATGAACCAATCCTTTTGTTGATTGGCTGACATATTTAAAAATTCAGAAAAATTAAATATAGGTAATGATAACTCTCCTAACATACTTTCAATATCAAAATCTTCAGGTTCAATATTAACATATGATGTAATAGCGTCACCACTTCTATGAAATTCTCTTTCAATAGTGATATCTAAACCTTCATCATTTTCGACACATAGAATAACTTTCATATCCTTGCTGTTTGAATGTGCAAATATGTCACCCTTTCGTTTTGCTGTACCTGGAATATAACCTAGCAACGCCAGTTGTATCGCCTGCAACACGGTTGATTTACCTGCACCATTATTGCCATAAAGATAATTGAAATCTTTCAAATTATACTTTTTATGTAGCACATTGTGCATACCTTCAATTTCAATAGATTTTAATTTAAACATATAAAATTTCCTCCTAATTCTAAATGTTTTTATTTAATTTTAACCCAACGTCTACGCTTGTTATTCAACGATGGTTGATATTCATATATACCTCGAATTAGCTTGTTGCAATGTATTTGAACCATACATCCACTACCCGCACCTGGTGATAATTCATTCCAAAAATGTGCATATATTATGTGCTGTATTACAGGTCGCTTATCCCAATCTTTACGATTGTATCTATTAGGAAATACCTGTATAGGGGTTTCAAAGAAAATATAATTTTCAGCAGCTTTACTGTCTCCTATGAAATTTTTAATATTACAGATAGATTGTGTTTCATCTCTTACACCGATTGCTACCCTGTAAGTTTTACCTCTACATTCTTTTCGAGTAGATAGATGATCAGATATGCACAATAATAGTTTTCGTGTTAAATCGGTGCGTTCTTTTTCTTTATTTATATTTGAGATTACATCCATATGTTAACCTCCTTCAATTTAATATAACGAAATACATTTAACCTTGAAAAACATATAATTCTGACTTAGCCCTAGTAGCTCCTACATAATATAGATTACGATTTTCTTCCGTTGTAAGTCTGAATGAATCGCTATCTACACCAAATAGTAATACAGTGTCATATTCAAGACCTTTTACAGAATGAATTGTACCTGTATAAATCAATGCATCTTTATTTATATCTTTTTCAGCAATCTCAATTAAATAATCAATGATATCAGTTGAATCATTAGAAACAATGTTTATAATTTCATTATGAAGTCTTAATTCACTTATTATTTGCATACATTTTTGATATGGTAATTGATCTGAATCTAGAATCTGTCTAATTCTATATACTTTATCTGCGCACTTGTAGATTGTCCAATTATTTCTATATAACTCCAGGAAATTATCTAATTGCTTATAGCATTCGTCTAGTGCACACAGTCTAATGTATTCTGTATACTTATCTGCATTTAATTTTGTAGATAACCATAATACCATATAATTATCATCTAATGCACTTTTTAGAATATCAGGTGCATCTGTAGATTTGTTATTAGTGGTGTATGTAACATTCAAATTATTTAAGATTTGCTTAATTGTTGTTACTTCTGCATTAGTTCTTGCCAACAATGCAAGTGTTCCGGAGAACTCATCTCTATCTATTATAGCATTGGCGATGCAGTCTTTTAATTGATGATTAGCTAATTTTGTCTCTACACCTGGACATACATGTACTTGATTACCTTCAACATCACTTTCAAGATCAATATTGTATGCAGGATCTTTATCAGATACTCCAATTTGATTTGCAAAATCACATATTTGTTTAGTAGAACGATAATTATGTACTAATCGAATTGTTGTCCATTCATCATCTTTTGCAAGTGATTTGATAATAGAGCTATCAGCACCTCTAAATGAGTATATTGCTTGTTTAACATCACCGATTACAAATAAATCAGAATGTGTGAATGATGAAATAAAATCAAATTGTTTCTTATCTGTGTCTTGAAACTCATCTACAAATATATATTTATATATATTTTTATAGCTTTGAACAACATCTGCATCGTCTACAAATAATTTACATACATCATAACACATCATGTCAAAAGTGATGTATCCTTCTTGTTTCATTGATTTCTTGAACTGTTTCCAAAATAAATCATATTCAAATTTTTCTTTAGCTGTAAGTGTTAAATCACCTTCAAGCTTAGCATCTGATAACTTGATTCCAAGTTTTTGTTTAATTTTAACCCTTAGTGATTTAAGCTGAACTTCAGTAGGGATAGTAGGGACTTCTGTGTATCCTATTGCATTTCTAATGTTAACATCTCTAGCAATCAATTGATAACAGAAACTGTGAAATGTGCAAAAATTAGGAGATAACTTACCTTTATGATCTCTTTGATATCTTGCAGTCATCTCAGCTGCAGCTGCATTTGTAAATGTCAATACAAGAATATTAGATGTACTAACTTTATCTTCATCTACAAGTCTATTTATTCTAGATATCATAGAATATGTTTTTCCTGTACCTGCACCGGCAAGACATAATATTCGTTTATCTCTTGAATTTACTGCAAGCTCTTGTTCTTTATTCAGTGACATCAGATTTCACCTTACTTCCTATGTCATACGTACTGCGTAAGTTACGTACATAAAATTCGATATAATCTACTTTTAATTTAATCATACCTTTCTCCTTATTGAATTAATTTTGTGATTTAACCTCTTTATATGTAGAAATAACAATCTTTGCTATTTCCTTATATGTATATCCCTTTTTATGATATTTATTAATTAGCTTAATGAATTCAATTCTACGATGAATAAAATGTAAAATAAATTTGAATGACTTGATTATGATTGAATATATACCATATATGTTGATCCAAACAGTTTCAAAAAATTTTAAAGTATATTTCTTTACAGTTTCTGAATCTGTAAAATATAATGTACCGTAGAATCCTATCATAGCTAATGCAAATGCAGATAGCAACCATATATACCAAGTATCACCATCATATTCACATAAACAACCAAATGCACCTACTACCATTACTAAAATTGAAATTATTTTCATTGCTTTGTTGAATTTCTGTTTCATGATTTTTAATCTCCTTATAATATGATTTATATGTTTCTATATGATAATTATAAGATATAAACATTCAATTTTCAACTTCATTAATAGTTCATTAATATTTTGAATTCAATCATAAATAAAAAATAGTATGTAGCATATTTAATAATCTTACTACATACTATTATAACGATTTATATTAACTTATATGTTATTCTACTGGGTTTACTTTTAGATTGGAAATGCTTGAAGCTGACTTGTCAAAATTAGCTTGAGCATCATCTAAATATAATTCTTCATCATAATCATAACCCCCATGTAGCTCATCAGCAAAATAATCTCTACTATAAGCTACTCCAGTTATATCAAATGATAATGTAATATCTCCTGTAATTCTATAAACCCCCGGTGATAATTGAGGTAAATCATCTACAAGTAATTCATCTACATGTTCTACAAAATCTAAGTGATCACCTAATTTTACACCGTCTTCTGAATAAAAATATCCATCATCTGATTGATCTTTCATCCAAGCGTATGATTCATCTTGATAGTCCCAATCATCATCGTCTACAATTATATTCGTATCTAAATATAATTCTACAGTTTCTGTAGAATCATCTATGTATCCATAATCATGATTACTTGCACGTACTTTAACAGGAAAGGATGATTTAGACATCATAGTAGATGTATTAGTTGCACTATAGATATCGTAGTTTGTACCTTCATAATATTGATTCAAATCTTTAATAAGTTCAACTACCATATCATCTAAGTATTCATTGATTAAGTCTTCCGGATTGCGGATGTAATCCATATCAATTTCAATTTGACCTGATGCAACTATACTTTCATCATCTGGTGATACAATATCAATTACTAATCTATTGTAATCAACAATATAATAATTGGATATGTAATAATCAGTAGGATATGATTCATTTAAACTTGAAACAGCTTCATTTGCGAAATCTCGTATTTCATCTTGTGTAAAATAGCTTGAGGCAGTTGAACCATCTCTATCGTCATCATCAATCCAATAACCATCTTCAAATTCATGATCGTAGTCGGCATTTGCTTTAATTACTCTTTTCATATCATTCACCCTCGAATAAGTGATAATTTTTATTAAACGATTTAAAATTCAAATATGATTTGTCTTTGAACATATTTGCACCAACAAGTGCAACATATTCAGTTCCATCATATCCTATGAATTTACCTAGTAAATTATACTTCTTGAATTGGTCGCCTCTTACACCTCGAGGTTGATCTGTTATGAATGTACAATTTCCATAATTATCTAACTCATCAAAAGAAGGTTTAATCCAATTATTTGAGTTTTCGTCTTCAATAGAACTTGCAATTACTCGTTTCATATTATTCTCCTTTATCTGAAGTTGAATTATATTCTAATATTGTAGATTCTACATATCGAGTTACAACATCTCTAATGTTGTTACCATTAGTTTGAAGAGATGTTACAGTTTCATATGTAAGATTTACAAGTACTTCGTCTACTGCTTTAGTTAATGCTTCTTTTTGTGTATCTGCATCCCATTTACCATCAGCTTTAAGCTGTTTTACAAATGTCTGTTCAACATAGTTTACACTAGTTGTAACTGTTTGTGTAAGATCATCAATTGCAGTGTTTAATACTTGACTATTAGTTTTAGCTTTTAGCCAACTAGATACTTTAGGTAATACTACACCTGTAAGTACTGCTACTGCAATAGATGCAAGAATTTCTAATATTGTTATAAGTAAGCTGTTTAAATTTTCCATTAGATGGTACCTCCGTTGTATTATAAATTGTTATCTTGTTCAATTGATTGATTAGGCGATGTATGTGATATATTATTAGATCGAATATCACTATTTGCATCTTTAATTATCCACTTTAGATATTGATCAGTTTCCTTATCACATAACGGACAAATACCTGACACTTTTTCAATCTCTTGATCTGATTCAACAATTGCTGTAATGAATACACCATGACATCTATCACATTCGGCAACATAATGTCCTGAAATGTTGTTATCAATTTCAATGGCAACATCATCTTCATCAATGTCATCTAATTGATCTTGCATATCATCTACAGTATCAGCTACATCATCGAGTGTATCCTCAAATCCATTTCCGTCATCAATCATATCATCACTAAATTCTCCAGGAATACTGTCATCTTCTGCTGCAGTAATACTAGTACCTTTGATTGAAGTTGATGCATAAATTTCAGGATGTAAAAGCCTATCTTTTAATGATTCCATATTATCTTCCATATCACCGTTCATAAGATATATTTCACCATCAGGTTCAGTGACATATTCTAGTGGAAAATCATCTTTCAATTGACCGTCCTTTGATTCAATATGAGCAACTACTTCAGTTACTACTTCATCTGTTTCAGTATTCAATTTAGCATCAAATTTTAATCCTTTGAGTTCTAAATCATAACCAGCTTTAATTGCAATTGAAATCAATGTATTTACATCTTCTCTTGCAAATTGCCTGATTTCCTTAGCAATGTCAGAAGGTAAATAATTTGGCATAAATCTAATCTCCTTTCATATCATAATTACATTGTTTATGATGTTATAAAAGGTTTGAATCATCTATTAATTCTATACCCTTCAAGGGAAGTAATTTGTTATTGAAATAGGGCTTGAGTCTTCTACATCCTATATTATAATATTTATCATCTCGTTCACAAGTTATGAATCTGCGATTAGTTATCAATGAAGCTTCCGCAGTAGTAGCTGTACCTGCAAATCCATCAAATATGATATCATTATCATTTGAATGTTTAGTTATTAAATTACTAAATAATGAAATAGGTTTCTGAGTAGGATGATCATATCGTTCACAACCATGTACTATAGGATATTCATATACTCCATTATCATATTGTGAATGAAATGTAGGTTTACTTATTTTAACCATTGTCAAGAAATATTCTCTTGAATTTGTAAGATAATTCAATTTAGAATTCAATGGAACCGGGTTAGTTTTCTGCCAATGACATAATCTAAATTGTTTAAATTTAGCATTTTCAGCTGCATTTTTCAATGTTTCTATCTTATATATATCGTAGAATACAATTGCAGTACCATGTGGTTTTAATATTCGATAAATTTCATTACACAATAAATTGATATCTAATGGTTGATTGTCCCAATAACCAAAATCAAGCTCAGGTCGTTTTACATATCCTTTATCACCAGGTTTGCCCCAACTACCACCTGGCATACCATCAGAAGGCTTTGAAATTTCGTATGGTGGGTCAATAAGAATTAAATCAATACTACTATCGGGTATAATGCTCATCAATTTGAAACAATCAGCATGAAAATGTTTACCTCTGAAGTTATCTAAATTAAGTGTAGTTAAACTTTCATTCATAAATATTACTTCCTATTATAATGTTATCAAGGTGCAATACCTTCGCTCCACTCATAAGTAATTTCACCAAATTCATCAGGTTGTTGAAAAGCATTGAGCCATTCTTCATATAAAGATTCATCATCATGACACAATACCCTAACCACCTGGTCAATACAATATTGTTTATGATCACCATCAAGTCTACCTAATTGAAGTATAGTATTGAGTGCACATTCGATTACATCTTTATCGGACACCACAGGTTCAATTTCAATAGATTTGATATCAGAAATTGCTATAGTATCTGTCCATTGATTGACACTACCAAATACTAATAAATTACCGAATTCTTTCATATAGAATATAAATTTAGCAGCGGGATAGCTAGTACCATTTACATCAAGATAACTTATAGGCACTAGTGTATTAGTCATCCAATCTTCTAATTCATATGATCTTCCATTTTTATATGATCTTCCATTTGAATATTTCATATTCAATCCTCCTTAATAATTTACAATAGATAATTGATCAGCAAACTGTAACATATGAACAAGTGGATAATTTTCATTTGAATACTGTAAGTCATTCATATCTGATTCATGTACTCTCCACGCTCCCATATGCCATCTAATTGCTAATGCTTGTTCGGTTGATAAATGTAAAAGTTTTTGAGCCATAAACATAGAACCCTCACCATGACCAAATGGAAATTGAGCTTCTTTGTTATAACGATATGCAGGTATCTGCTCCCACTGACCTGTAGAATCATTTTTAACATTTTTAATGTATTGTTCGTATCTTCCAATTTTGCACCAATCATGTACTAATGCAACTAAGATAGCATCATGTAATTTAACATTTGAAAATTTTGGAAGATAATATAAATCTCTAATTTGAAATACTACATCTAAACAATGTTCTACAAGCCCTGAAGGCTTGCTACCATGATAAATACTAGATGCAGGTGAAGTATAGAAATCTGTCGAATGAAGCCAATTAAGACATACTCCTAATTTGTTAATAATTTTATCTTCTTCCATATTGTTGTTTGCAGCTAACATTGCACCAATTAAAAACATATCATACAGATCATCTACAGCTAATCCTGTGTCATCTACTGAACCACACATATAATATTCAGGACGATAAGATTTAAACATATTGAAATTAGCAACTATTTCATCAAATATATCCTCTTGTTGACCATATCGTTCATCTTCCCAATCCATTATGTTATTTGCTTCATCATATACACCTACAACTGTACCAAGATCTATGATATGATATACATCCCAACTTAATTTGAATCTGCGATTTGTTGGTTTGAACCAATAAGTAAATTTAGATTTTGGGTGATCTTTTAGTTTATCAAAGCTTACCATAATATTTATACCTCCGTATTATTATACTTTATATAACGAATTCTTTATATTTTGCTGAGTTAGAATCATATATTTTACATCTTGTTAATATCGTTTCTTGGCATTTTTGATATTCTTCATGAGATTTAATAGTACCACATACTAAACACTCTTCATTTTCATTAACATCAATCATATTCTGTGTAAACCATTTGTAGATGTTGTCATTGACATCTTGGAATGTATATATTCTGGTACAACCAAATTGACTTTCAAATGAACTTATATTAACAAGTGTAAGTTTAATCTTAATTTTATCACCAATATTACCTTGCCATTTACTAACTAATTTTGTTGAATACTCTATAAGGTCAGCCTGTAATCTGTCATAAAATACAGGTGCATATGCAACCAATCCATTTATCTTAGTGAATTTGTTTGCAAGAGCATCACGAATATTTCTTATAAAGTCTAGATCATAATTACTATACAAAGATGTATCAAATTCATTATCAAATTCTTTAGTAAACCAATGGATAATAGTTTCAGCTGTATCATAATCAAGTTCATTAGGTTCTACAGGAGTGTTAAACTTACCTTCACCATTCATTGCATCAAGCTTAGTACAATGTTCTGTATATATATCTTTAACATATCCATATTTGTCTATAAGATGAATTGAACGGGCCAAATACTCTCTTGTAGGTATATACTTTGTTAATTTTGAAAGTCTATCTGAATATACTATAGGTTCCATTTCATATGGAGAGATAAATTTATCTCTAATTTCACCATATACTCCAATTATCTTTTCAGCATCAATACCTGTGAATTCTTTCAAACAAGATGTACCTACTTGTTTATATTCTCCTGCATCGTTTACAAGAATAACTGTTTTGTTTCTTCTGCGGTTACTATTACAATGTTCACATTTAGGTGGGATGAACTCCCACTGTGAGTTGCGACTATAATTATTGTTAAGCATTGTAACAGCATTGTAGCTTTTATCATGTATAACTCCTACATTATGTTCGATAGAAGCTACAGGTGTCCAATCTCCTAATTTAATTTCTTCCATTTCAAAATTGTATGAAATTACTTCAGTAGCAATAACACCATGTGGAACCCAACAGTACCCAACCTCATCATATTCATATAAAGTTACATATTCTACAGAAGTATCACCTACTTCAAATAGATGAGAAAGACCATATTTATCAAGTTTACGAATACATGATTTTATTTTCTTTTCAAGTTCTGGCCAATATGTTTTAGCGACCTTATATTTATACTTCATAACTAATTCTCCTTTTGGATTTATTGATATGTGGTTATGTGTTACAATTATATTATATAGCAAAACGGAGTATATTTCAACTCCGTTAATAGTTTATTAATAATTTGTATCAATTGCACAATTCTATTCTATATGAAACTAAACCAGGCTGGCTTGTAATCCATTCTTGACATTCAAATTTTGTACCTATGAATTGAATTCCATATTTATCTAAAACTTTATATTTACCAGGTCTCCAATATCCATATACACATCGTTTACCATCTCTACTACAATCATATGTATCATGTAATACGCCATTTACAACTGCAGCATAATGTTTACTAAGATTACATATAATAGGAAATTCAACAGGTAATTCACCATCTTTTAAATGAACCTTACAACCTTCACCAAATTTCATACATGGAACCCAAATCCATCCATAATAGTCCATTATCTTGTGCATAGTTTCAATATATACACCGTCACGAGCACTGGATACACCATTTCCACTTCTATGTTTTCCACGATATTTTTCTTGTTTAGATATTACATTGATTGCATCATATACTTCTTTATAAGGTAATCTAAGAGCAATTGAAATAGCTCTCGCACAACAATCACCAGTAGAACCCTTAAATCCTGCTGCCTCACGTCCACCATCATCATATATGAATTTCATAATACTATCTCCTTAGTTAAATATAATGTTGATTTGTTTGGCTAATTATATTATATGATAAAATCAACAAATTTTCAACTTTATTAATAGTTCATTAATATTTGAGCATATATTATGATAATCTATCTTTAAGGTTTTTAAGTCTATTGGAATGAATATAATTCCATTTGTTATCATCAGTATAAATATATACATAATCGAAATCAAAATGTTTTAGTTCATCTAATGTATAATATTTAGCTTCAACATCACTATCTCCTCTATCTCTGCCGTATGCTACAGTTACATATGGCTGAGGATGATAGAAATTATGCTCTAAATTTGGATTAGGGTCAATATTGCAACTTAAACTTGATATATCGCCTAAATTTAGTAGTTTATCAACCAGCTCAGGCGTATTATAATACTTGATAAGCAAAAGTCCAACATTGTTTAAGTAACCGTCAAAATGGCAGTATACACATTTATATTTATCTTCTTTAACTTGTTTACAAATCATACAATGTGTTGACATTATATTCAACCTCCATACATAAAATAATAGTGTGTAAACATTTATTTGTCTACACACTACTTAACGATTTATACACATTCCATATAAACACCTTATAGTACTAAATAAGTGGAATCATCAATTTCTTCAGCTTTATGTTGATGACACATTCCCTCAAGAGCTGACAATAAGTCCCACATATCTATTCCAAGTTCATTGGCTTCATAAATCAATCCACCAGGTTCTTCTGCTAGATCTTGTCTTTTAGATATTTCGACACCCTTTAAATTGGATGAAATTAAATTTCCATATTTATCAGCCTCTTCTTTACCAAAATAAAAATCACCCAGTGCAGAATAAGCTTCTATATCTGATGAAGCATTGATATTTGGATCATATGTTTTTAAGAAATTACCTCTTGAATGACGTTCCATTACCTCATCATCTTCGTTAAACAATACAATTTCATATACATTAGAATTATTATTTACATAGTTTACAGTATCCTTGAGATTTCCACTATATAAATAATCTCCTTTCCTGTCATATACTTCCCAATCTCCTCCAATTGAAGATGTTATAGCTTGTTGTTTACCATTATTCTTCAATTTATCAAGTTCAGTAAATATTTTATCTATAACTTGAGTATCTAACCATTCCCCACAGTCTTCTGGTTCTTGGATATCTCTAAATGTTTTATGTTTATATATCTTATCTAACTGATAGTCATCAGGATATTCTGATCTGTACCAATCATATATTTTACTATCTAGTGTCCATTTGTTATCAATAGATGATTTGATTACGCGTTTCATACCTTACTCCTTATATCAATCGTGTTCTATCCAAGCAATTTGTCCAAATTGTTTCTTAATATTTTTAATTTCTCTTTCAATCATAGGTAATGCTTCGTAGTAAAAAGAATAGCCAGTTGCCCAGTAATCCTGATCTACATTACCTACTATGTTTTTTAATCTTTTGAAGTGAATCATTAAAAGATCCCCAACAGTCATCTACTATCTTCTGTTGTTTTTCATTTTCAATAGCTGCTTTAATTACTTTCTTCATATTATATTACCGTCCTTTATATTTAATACATTAATTAGACATCTGCTTTGTCTGAAACTATGTCAGCAACTTGACGGGCTGCATAATAAACATCATCTAGTTGTGGATTACCTGTTAATTCAGATACTTGATAATGTCGCATAGGTACAAAATCATATCTATTACCAGATAAATTAAATTCTTTGATGATAGCTGCTCTAAAATCTTTATCATTATACATTTTGTCACTGCATAAGATTTCAAAACATTGCGTACGTAGATTAAATATTACTCTACCACGTTCTAGAGACTTATATCCCCTTGAATATATTTCATTAAATTCATCATCTTTAGTATTTAACTTAACAACAGGTTTCCATAAATTTAAGTGATTAGATATATCACTGTATTGTATATAATTGCCATCATTAAATCCATCGTCTAATGATGTTGAATAGCCCCAAAATTCTTTGGAAGATGTGTACCACCATATACCAACTTTACCTTCGCTATAAGAAGCATATACTTTCATATTATATTATTTTCCTTATTATAATCAAGAAGTTTCTTTCGATTATTAGGGACGGTCGTTATCTCTTGATATTGAATACCCCATTTATCTATTTTATTAATATTTAACGAATGTTTACCTGAGTCTTCAAGTTTTTTAATTTCATTGATATCAATCCAAAAAGCTCGTTTGTATGTTGCAAATAATAGAATTATAATACCATATACATTTTCAATTTTAGATTTTTCTAACAAATTGTCATGTTGATATTCTGTAATCATACTGAAATCAAATCTGTCATTCCAAGTAGCTTTACTCTCAATATAATACATATAGGGTGATTTGAATAAAGTAAAATCGCATATATTTTTACTACCATAAAATCCAGTAAGTTGGTCTGGTATCCTGTCAAAGCAGTATCCTTCTTCAGGTCTATCTAACCATTCTTGTATTTTCTTTTCTGCATCTTTACCTAAAGTATCTGTAATATGCATATCAACTAAATCCTTAATTATTTATTTACTTCATTATCATTAATATTTAATGATTCAAATATAACTTCTACCATATCGTAAGCTTCAGACTTGATATCATTATAATTGAATGATAATGCCATAATATTCAACGAAAATTTACCTATTACAGATTTATCCTCAAATTTATGGATATCTACATCTAATTCATATGTTTCTTGATGATAAGTAGCAAAATATTTATATTGAGATAAGATTGAATCTACCTCAGATAATAGCATATTTACATATGTTTGTTGATAATCATCTAATGTATTATATGAATAGCTTGGACAATTTGATAAATTGATGAAATAATCATCATTAGTACACATCTGAATATTTCTCCATGAATGCATCTGCAAGTTGTTGTGCGTCATCATCTATATCTTCAATGATAGGTTCAATATTATCTAATGATTCAAGATAATTGATATCTGGATTATTTGTATCTGAGATAACTAAATAATCCCCACTAACTTCAACAACTACATCGACACCTTCATTGCCAAGTATAGTTTCTACTGAATCAGAAAGTTTCTCAATATATTCTGAGTCTTCTGTTTCATTAGCCGCTGTAATATCTGTAGCTGAATCCACATTATCATAGGATTTAGGTAATTCTTCTAGGTCTTCTCGATAATTTTCTAAAGTATCATCATACCATTGATCTACTGTATAGTCATCTGGAGCATAGTAAATTAATTCAGCAGCTCCTGATGCATAATCATCTAGTTCTGCACAATCGTCATATCCTTCAGAAATTAACTTATTCTTAATTTGAAGGTATAACCTGTTAATAAGTCGTAGAGTATCGTCATTACTAGCTTCAATTGATGTAACAGATTCAATATCTTCTGCAACTTCATAGTTTTCACAACCACATTCAGTACAAATATACATATCTTCGTCCCCAGAATTGGTTTTACCTTTGTATGTTTGAGAAGTTACAGAATCACAATCGGTACAATATTTATCTACAGTAGAACCTATTTGAGTAGCAGATTCTACAGAAGTATTACCTTCAAGTTCGTTGATTTTATTTTCAAATGCTGCAAGCATTTGTTCAGGAGTACCTTTACTGGATTTATTCATTCTCATTATTCTTGACCTCCATTACCTGCAATAGCATCAGCTACTTGTCTATTTGCGACTTCAATTGCTTCAGCTAATTGTAGAAGAATTTGATTTGCTTTATTTTGTCCTTCTTTGCCTTCACGACAAAGTTTATCAAAACCATCTACAGCATAATCAAAATTAGATTTTAATTCATCTATTTGATCATCAAGCCCGAATTCGTTATCACCTTCGGCTGATGTAATAGTAGCTGATTGAATAATTGATCTTCTTAATCTTTTCATTATCATATCTCCTCAATAACAAGAGGTTTGATAACATCTTTAGTTAAGAAATCCTCTTTATTTTCACGGTAAGTATAACCCTTAGCTCGATTGATTGCGTTGATATCACCACTGTCAATTTCATCTTTACTAATTTCAAATACTTCAACTTGTTTAGGAGTAAATCTAACTATACCTTTGTAAACATCTACCCATGTATTATAGTATTTGAAATTTCTACATTTTACTACTTTGTTTGTACCTATGAGTTCTTCTAATTCAGCTTCAAATAATTCATTATCAAGAGCTCTACCTTCGTTAGAGTTAGGCACCTCAGTTTTAACATAGTCATCATATTCAGGTGCTTTAATTGAAAGTATTTGTTTCCAATCCATATCATTAATTATTTCTAAACACTCTACAGTTGCTCTAAGTGAATCAAGTTGTGCTCGAGTAGTAGCTTGTAAACCTGACCAAGAATTAGTTTCAGCTTTGATTTCACCGTTCTTAGATAATTCAACATTATAATTCCAAGATAATGCTTTATCATCACTATGAATTCTATTGTCATTAGACTTAATGCGAACTTCATATCCATTGTCCCAATTTGGATTTACATCTATATCTAAATTAAGAATATCAAATTTAGATATCTGAGATTCTACAATTTCTTTGATAGTTTGACTTCTTCGTAAATGTTCAGCCTTATAAGCATTACATTCTTCATCATATCGGGCTTTCTTTTTATCGTAATTTGCCTGCCATTCTTGTTTACGCTTAAGAATGTCATCACGTTTACTTGCTGTTATTTTCAAAATAAATTACCTCACTTAATTAGATTTATTGAGTATATTATAATATGATTTATTGACAGTTTCAACTTCATTAATAGTTTATTAATATTTTGCAAAAATAAGAATTATTCATTTGAATAATCATTACCTAATAACATATCAAATAATTCAGGATTAAGTCTAATGTCTAATTTATCATCTACAATGTATTTCGACACTATACCCTTATCATATACTATTTTATGCACTTTGTCATCTACTGTATCTTTAGACAGTAGTGTATATATGTTAACAGGTTGTGTTGTATTTAAACCATATATTCGTTCTTCAGCTTGACTTTTATCAACTTCTGTCCAAGGTTCATCATAAAATATTACATTAGTTGCTACAGTAAGCGTATGAGCTGTTCCTAATGCCCCTATAGTTCCAATGATAATATGATAATTTGGATTATTCACAAATACTCTTTTGTGTTTTTGACGAACCTCTTCATTCATTGTACCTGTGAAACAACATACTTTATGTTTCTTAATTATAAATTTATATAAGGTTCTCAAAGGTTCTACCCAATTTGAGAATATAACCACTTTTTCATTACGCTCAACAATTTCATCAATTATTTCTAAAGTTCTTTTCATCTTTGCATTTTTACTTAGATATGAGTCATCAATTTGTAAAGTTTTATCTATTAATTCGGGGCTACCATTCACCTGACGCAGTCTGAGAAATAAAGTTAACGGACTACGCACACCATTAATATAATCAGATTTATGCGATTTAATATCTGCTACTACATCATCATATAATTTTTCTTGATATGGTGTATTTTCCACATATTCTAGATAATTAACTTTACCTGGCATATCATATACATCACTTTTAAGTCTTCGTATCATATGTGATTGAAGTAGTTCTTTGAGATATGGTATATTTTTATAACCTATTATTTCATGGTCACCATACCCTCCATATAAACAAAAATACTTACTCCAGCTCCAAAAATCTTTAAAATCGTGACCATCTACTAATTTAAGTGGTAAGAACACATCTGTAGGTTTGTTCACAATAGGTGTACCTGTCATAGGTATCCATTCTGCATTATTTTGGGTAGTTTTCTTAATATTAAGTAAAATTTTACCTTGTGAAGATTTAGGCGAACAATTTTTATGGATTTCATCAATAGCTACCATATTGATTTCGCCCTCATTAATCAATTTTATGATTTCTTCAGCTAAAAGATAAATTTTACCTGATTTAGTTCTTATAGATTCAATATTTGTTATTATGAAGAATGGTAATTCCTCTTCACTTTGTCTACCAAACATATGGCCCGATCTTAAATCAACATATTTAGCAATACCGCCTGCATTATATCGCAATGAGCCATCTCGCTTTTTACGAGTACCTAGTATATATCCATGTTCTAATCCATTGAAATGGTCTTCAATATCATCTATCCAATTATATTTTGATGAATTTATACAGCAAATTATCAAACACCGCTTGTATCCATGAGTTTTGCGTCTATGATATGCTAAATTGAGCACTTCAATAGTTTTACCTAGACGCATTTCATCACCAAGTATAAATCCTTTACCATCATTATTGATTCCATATTTCATAAAATCTAACTGATGTTTATACGGTTTAAATCCCTTTTTAACATTGAAATTTACATCTGAAATGTCAACATCTGGAATATATTGAGTTGAATCAATTGATGCATTTACATTTATATCTTCATCTGAATATACAGTTAATTCATCTTCATATATAGTACCCTTAAACTGATTCAATAACATACCTAAATGTGATGAAGGTATTGTCCATTTCTTAGTTTCTTGTATCCAGCGTCTACCTGGTACTTGTTTAATTAGTTCAATTGCATACGGATCATACTTAAATGATATTTCATAAATATCACCTTTTTGTAAAACTGTTATCATACTCAAATTTACCTCTGTATATTATTTTTACATAAGAAGTCATCTACAGAATTATATATGTCACTACCTATTGAAATCTTTTTAACTTTATTACCATATTTTGATTTATTTTCAATGAATATATTTGCTAATTGAAATTTACTAGATACATGTAAATAATCAATCCTAGTATTTTTAAAATAATGATTATCTCTAACTTGTACTATTGCTAACATATCAAACATATTAATCCCCTATAATTTGGAAAGTATATCCTTTATAAGACCTATTTCGTTTTACTGCATCAGATATGGCTGCAGGGTCAAATCCCAAATCTCGCCCAGCCTCGCTCATATTTTTATAGGTTGTATTATTCTCTAGACATTTAACAGGTCTTACTTTGCGTTTAGGTTGTGTTTCAACAGCTGCTTTTAAAATATCAAATCCTGATTTTGACTTACTTTGAGATATAGATTTAATTTCTACATCATTTGAATCATTTTTGATATATTCTTTTGGAATTGTTTCATATTGCGGATTACAGATGATATATTTTTCTAAAGATGGGTCAAGATTGTCATTAGACGCTTCAACAGCTTCTAAGACCTTAGTTTTTGAAACCCACTTTCCGTCTACTTTGAATTTAATACCTACTGAAGCCATATCATTCAATATATCTTGACTATAAACACAACATTTTTGCATAGTAAACATTGAGCGTTTGCCATCTCTTCCAAATATTTCAAATAACATATTAGATCTCCTAATTATTGTATTTTGACATGAGGTATGTATCATAACTAAAATATGTATTATCTATACATTTATAGTTCTCATACCTACTGCCCCAATTATGATAATGATCACTTCTAAAGAATGTAACATAAATAGGTATAGTTGTGCCATTTTCTATTACATCTTTAGTAGCATTTAAAGTAGATTCAGATGGTGATGATGTAGCTATTTTAGATGCAGGTGTAAATTGATTATCTGCATATATTATAGATTGTAATGATTCATCTTCAACAAACATTCTATTTAATACAACACTTGCAACAGCTTGTTGACATTCATAACTTTCGATACCTACTTCGAGGTATACAAGCGTAGCTAATTCTAAAATATCAGCTTCGTCTAAATCAAAATCATAGGTACAAAATCTAGTACCTTCTACAATATATAACGAATCATCGACAATTGAATTATCAATTTCTTCTGCTTTTTTACGAGGATTAGAATACATATTTTCCCAAGTGTAGTTATCATATATCACTATATCGCGTACTTCATGTTCATTTACATATACAGGTGATATTAACATAAACATTGTAGAACAAAGTAAAGTAGATATTATTATGCGAAACTTATTTAATAAATCAGATTTATTTATATGTATATTTGATTTTTGGTACCTATATTTACTTTTATTAGTTGACAATTTAGTTATCATAATTCATTACCCCTTAATATAATTCAATGATATACTTACTTTGTCCCACTTATACATTAATCTAACGATTTATAAAAATTAAACACCCTTAAGTAACTATAAAATTTCATTACTTTAAGGGTGTAATCATTATGATATGTTTATTTGATTAGATAAATGTTACTTATATGCTGATACATTTATATATGCGTATCTACCTGTTTTAACTACATATATGTAATCAATTTTGTTGGAAATATTTTTAACTATCTTGACCTGTGTACCTGCGAGATATTCATATTTAGTGCCAGTTAAATCTGATTTTGAATATAGTGTAGTCTGAGTTTTAAGTGTTTTATATTGACCTACAGTAGATTGAATTGTAGATGTAGTAGAAGTTATATTTAATTTGCTTACACTTACATATGCATATCTATTAGTTGCAGATACATAAATGTAATCAATAGATGTAGAAACATGATTTATAACTTTTACAGAAGTATTAGCTTTATAATTATATTCTGTACCTGAAAGATTAGATTTGGAATATAATGTTGTAGCTGACTTCAGTTTATATGTCGAACCTACTTTGGTCTTATATGTTTTATTTGCAGATGTTGTAGCTGTTTTAACAGATGTGCTAACTTTACTAGCAGATAAATATGAAGTACTTACCCATTTATCTTTACCAATTTTACTCCAAGTACCACTAGTAGCAATTACATTAACTTTTTCACCCTTTGAAAGTGAACCGACTATGCTATAAGTTGTACCAGGACCAGAACGAACATTGAGATTATCACTCTGTGTAGCTACATATCTTGTATAATTTACAGTTGTAGTATTGTTAGTAGTTGTAGTAGATTTATTTGTAGATTCTTTAGTTGTACTCTTACCCGTTTGGTCATTACTAAATATCCAATAACCTTTTGCATTTGAATATTTCTTAAAACTACTTTCACTTACGAATGCAGAATTACCACTAACTACTACGCCAGCTGCTTTTCTACTTGCAGTATTGAATTTTCCTGTATAGAGATATGGATCATATACAGTAATCGTTCCGTTATTGTCTGCAACTAATACTATGTAGTGACCACTAGAAGTCCATAATCCACTGTTACATGATACAACAACGAAATAATCGGCTACACCATCTTTATCTTTATCAGTTTTCAAATAGCTTAGCATTGTATCATAGCTTGAAGTTGATTTATAGAAATCAAAATCAAAGTAATCAGCTACAAATGACCAACACGCCCAAGCAGTACCATTATTAGCAGTTCTATAACCATTATCTACGAATAATTGAGCCATTGTAGTAGGTAATATAGCACCCTTTGATGAAGATACTACCATTGCAGCAGATGTAGGTCCACAAGCACTAGATGACATTGTTTGCGATTTATTATTAGTACTTGAATACATAACATTTGCCCATCTACTATCTCGCTGACTGTAGTAGGTTAAACCTTGATATGTACCTAATAAATCTAAGCCTTTTCCACTATTAGTGCCTTCGTATGCTACATTTTCTTGTTCAACAACAGCATCAGATTCAACTAGACTTTCATCAACTACATTAGCCTCTTCTTCTTGAGAAGATTCAATGATTTCATTAGTAGCGATATCTTCACCGTTATCAATATCACTTATAGTATCGTCTACTAGCTGTTTAACTTCATCTGATACTGTTACGGGTTCTGAATCATCGTAATCAATATCATCTGAATTATCTACATCATATGTATTTTCAACAACTGTTGTAGATTCTGTAACTGAATTTTCAACACTTTGTCCTAAAGTACAACCTGTAAATAGGAGTAAAATACATAGATATAAACATATTAGCGATTTGAATTGTTTCATAATGACACATCTCCTTTGAATCGCTCTCCAAATTGTTGTTTATAATTATCTTGCAATAATTCATATTGAAGATGGACAGGCCCATCTCTATTTAATACTTCTGTATAGATATATCCTGCAGATACTCGCTCCTCTAATGGCATATGTGGGTCCATTATCTTAAGTTGAAGAATTGCAATATAATTTTCTTTATTATGTTCTTCATATTGCTTAAGTGCTTCTTCATAGTTCTTAAGTGAAGTTTCTACAAGTTCTCTATGTTTTCGTTCAGCTTCGAAGTATTTTTTGATAGGAATTGCTATAAATTTAATTATGCTTATGATTGCTGCAATTGCACCAGCTATTGCACCTAATCTTAATATTATTGCTTCCACTGTTATTATCACCTACCTTTACATGAAATACCTTACATTAATAACAGTTAAACAATTATTTAAGATCAGATACATTTACCCAACCAAGCAACTTGTCAGGTTCACCTGCACCATGAATGTCATTAGTAACTGGAATTCTACCATTACATATATCATTACTCCAGGCATATAATGTACCTCTTACATAACTGATGTAATTATTAAGTTCAATAGATGCTCTCGACGCATCTTTATAAAGTGGGATACCACAGATACAATCATATACAATATTACCTGCATTTAGAGTATTATTTTCAATTTCGTCAGATATTGATGTATCTGGTTCCATTGGATCAGATTGAGTTGTATGTGCAACCTCATCATTAGATTTATTATTTGATACAACTGGATTTTCGAACTCTTCTGAAATTTCTTCTTGTTCAGTTACATTTGTATCCTCAATAGAAGTATCAACATCATCAATAACTGCTGAATTATCAACAACTCCTGCATCATTGGGTGTTTCATCAGATGCAACTGTATTGATCTCAGCTTCGTCTAGTGTAGTATCCTTTTCTATATCTTGAGCCATTAATATCATCCTTTCATATTATTTTTCCTTAAATTTATACCAAAACATACGACTTAATATTCTTACTCTAGCTTTTCTGGGTTCGTCTTCTATGTTTTTGTATAAATATATAAGGTGATTTTGTTTTTTGCTTTCGTTGTAAGATTCAATTACTGCGTCACAAACCTCATTGTCATCAACATATGAAAGCATATCGTCTATATTTACCTGTTCAAATGGTTTTATATATTTATTCATATTTAGATTAGGTCCTTTTATGTATTCAGGTTCAATACCTTGAATCACCCAAGTGAGCGCCTGAGAGTCTAATATGTATCCGTTATAATCTTTACTTCTTTCACGAGCAATTTGTGCGATAGTAGTAACTACAGAAAATCTATTATCACAATGTAAAATATAATGACGAAGTTTTTCATCTTTATCTAATGACATTCGTTATACACCTCTCAATAAACACATTTGTATTACTATAAAGAATATAACGAAATTTAAGGTTAAATTATAAAGGGTAGAGAAGTTGTTTCAAACTATAATCACGTTGTTCTTTCCAGTACCTAATTATGTTATCAAGTTGATTTTTAATATCATGTGGAAAACTCATATATCCAGATTCCAATGCATCAATATAACAACTAATAGACTTTCTAACATAATCAAATATTTCCATTGTAGTGAAATCTGCAGAACCATCAACTAAGCCATACATATAATCTTCTGGTAAAATACCTGGATTTGGTGCAACTCCATTAATTTCTATACAGATCTCGCCTAAAATATCGATATTTGATGATACCTGCCATATATAAGAATCTAATGTTGAATGTAATACAAAGAAATCTTCGCCTTTAATATTCCAACATATAGCTCTTAAATTATTTGATAATTGAATAGCAGAATATAACATGTGGTATGACATATTATACATTGGTTCAAAATTGTTATCTATAGAACTTACTTGAATTTCATCTAAGTTATCCATAGGTTCAATTAACTCAAAAGATTGAGGTTCTTCAGTTAATTCAGCTACGAAGTTATCATCATCTAAAACTTCATCAAGTAGACTCAATGCGGATGTTATATTACAACTAGCATCAATTGCTGTCAGATTGATATCATCTAAATTATCTGAACCTGTTACTTTTTGTAATGTTACCTTTACTGAAGTTTTTACATTTACATTTCCAGCATCTAGATCTTTTACAATCTGTTTTATAAGATTTTCATTCTTAGCATCAGCAGCCGATACTGTAAATGTTTTTGATTTTCCACCATCATATGTAACTGTGCATTCTACATTACCGTTATCATCTACAGCAGATGTTTGAATATTGAATTCTTTACCTGATTCAGTATGCTTACAATTAACAGTAGTACCTCCGTCTTTATTTTCTTTAACATTGGTAACTTCAACACCATAATCATTGAATTTATCAATGAAATTAAAGAAAGCATCAGATAACTTTTGTAGTGTTTTCTTTACATTAGCTAAAAGACCTGCTTCAATTTTCTGTTTCATCGAAGTTTAAGTTCCTTTCAAAACTATTTATGTTCAGAATAAACAATAGGCCTCTAGGCAAACTGTGTCACCTCAGAGGCCCAGGAATTTATCCTTATATTAATAATATTTGCAGACAGATTATCTATTGTTTGAAGGAACCTTACGAATTGTTCTCTTAGCAGGTCTACGATTAGTAGATGCTTTTACAGGTCTCTTACCACGAAGTACCTTTGTAGATGCTTCAAGAATTTCCTCTGTACCCTCAGCTTCAACTGTGTATACATCTTCGTCGCCTACATTAAATGTTACAGCTTCACCGCTGTCATCAGCTTCAACAACAACTTCCTCACCTGTAACTTCAGCTACAAGTTCAGCTACATCTTCAGCCTGGAAGAGGAGCTCAGTTGCATCTGGATCTACCTCTGTGCCTGCGACAATCTTCTTAGTCTTTTGAATCATCATAAGAATATATCTCCTTTACATTAATTTAAAATTACAATTTTATTTCTCTTAGCTTCTAATTCTTCACGAATTTGTTCTAGTTCTGCATTAGCTTCTTGTAGAAGTGTATCGCCATCAAGTTTAACATTAGAGCCTTCTACAGTATATTTAGAACGAGATCTACCAACTGATTTTTTCCAATTGGCTTCACTCATTCGTATTAAATAATCAATCCATGTATTACTTTTGATTTCTGACACATCTTTGTAATCAGGTACATATCGTATTGTAACTTCACTAGGACGTGGATCTCTATGAGCACACATTATAATTTGATTATTTGGGTCATAACTCCACTGGAAATCAGTCCCTAATGTATTTCTTACTTGAGCCATAGCCATTTCAGTAACTATTGGTTGAATATTTATCGAACTTGTGTTACCTACTTGACTATATACATTAACAGCAGCAGCTGTTTGAAAAACATTACCACTATCTATTGAACTCATTGTTAATCCTATCCTAGGACGAGCAGCAAATACATTCAATACTTTAACTGTATCAATTTTAAGTGCTTTTAAATCTAATCTAGGTGAATACGGGACTGTTTTATCAACCGGTGTTTTCATATATCGTTTAAGTTCTCTAAATGCTATTTGAACAGCAGCTTCTACTTGTTGACCTTCTACATTATCATTAGCAGGGAGGCCTAACATAAAACTTACTTGTGTTACAATCTCACTCATTGTCATACATTAGGTGCACCCCCCTTGCATTAGTAATCTACATCAGTAGAAATTTATAGACAATTAAGCGTCAGCTTCACCTGATGGATCAACCTCTACATTAGCTGTAGCACTTTCATCTTCAACTACAACATCAAAGCCCTGATCTTTAAGAGCAGCGCCTACTTCTTTATAGTAGAAAGCTTCCTTATAATCAGATACTTCAAATGTAACTGTATTATCCTCGCCTACTACAGCTAATCTAAACTGAGTAAGTGGAATTGGGAATGGAATAGATGTTTCAGCAAAATGATCTGGAAGATCAATATGACCCATACCTGGTGTATTAGGTCTATATACTGAAGGACCATAACCATTTTCACCAGCTACACCCTCTTTGTAAGCAATAGTGTCTACATAAGATGGAGTTGGTTTAAAGAGCTGACAGATAGGGGCAACAATCATCTCAGGATCTTGTTGTACACCTACATATGTAATAGTAACTCTATACATAAAGTATTACCTCCGATATTAAATATTATTTATAAATTATACACCGAGTAACTTACCAGATACTACAGTAGATGGATTTACAACATTCATACCATACATTGTAGCATAACCCTGTTGTACAGAACCATTAGCAAGACCAATTGCAGCTGTATCTGTAAGTGGCATATACTCACCAAATAAAGCTGAGTTACGGCGAATATCATTTGATTTACAGCTCATTACCCATTCATTTGGCTGATAATCAGGATCTACGAATACCTTGAATTGATCAAGTGTACCAAGCTCATAAGGGCCTACAGTATCTTCAGTGTTTACACCCTTAAATGTATCAAGCATCTGGAGATATACAGCAGTTGTTGTACCTACAGTAAGGACATTAGGACGAGTAAGCTCAGTTGCTTGATAAATACCAGCAGCTGCATCATTGAACTTAATCTTCAACATATTAAGATAATCTGAAGGTACTACTGAACCATTGAGTACAGGAGCAATGTTGAAGTTGTATGCTGGATTATAAGTAGCAGCTTTCTTAAGTTTGTCAAAACCAGCTCTGTTAATTTCAGCTGTAAGTTCTGCAAATGCAGCATCTTTAGCCATATCAGCAATATTAGTACCATACTCTTGCTGAGCAACAAATGCTGAATAAATTGACCAATAGCAAGCAAGCTCGTGTGCTTCTGCAGTAAGTTGGAACTCATCAAGTTCAAGACGAAGCTTGCCCATCTTAGCACCATATTCACCATTTGCGTCTGGACCTACAGTCTCGTTATCATACTGATATGTAGCTTTAATTGACTCACCGTCTTCAAGAGTTGATGGAAGTTTATCAGCAGCAGTAACTGTAATATCACCTGTTGAATAATTGATAATAGCAACTTCATTACCAGCAGTGTCTGTGATAGAACCGATACCATTATCAATGAATGGAACAGTATCACCATCAGCAGTAACTGTAAGTGTAACAGAACCTGGAAGAATTGGTGTATAAGCAATATTTAAGTTTGCTACAGCACCTGATTCAGCAACAAGCTCATTCTTTACAACTCTGCCTGTGAAATTCATATCCTTACCAAGGCGATTAACCATTGGGCTTGAGATGATTTGACCTGCAGCAGTTTCACCCTTAGCATTATCAGCTACAACCTTAAAATAAGGTACTATCTGGTGACGAGATTTCATTGCTACAGAACCATATACATCAAGAATAAGGAGCTTCTGAACAAATAAAGGAAGGAGTTCCATGAATTCTGGACGAGCCATGATATTTGATGTATTTGTTGCAGCTGTAATCTTTGCTTGTTTTCTAGCAGTCATTTGAAGTTGACGAGCAAATGCTTGCTTTGCAGGAGAAAGCTGTGACATAATCTCTGTTGAAGCTGTTACAGGCTTTCTGGCATTTCTATTGCGTACATTAGAAGTAATGCTTTGACTGGCATTAATAGGTGTACGGCTTGTGTGTTTGATAGCCATAATATAATACACTCTCCTATATTAATATTTTCATAAATTGAATTGCACTACACTGCCACTATATCTGAATCATAGTCATCTAATTCGTCGATAATATCAACTTCTTGAGGTTCTACAAAGATACCTGGATTTGTAGAAGATGTGACTGACTTTGTACCAGATATCAGATGTTTTAATTCATCTACAGATGTACTACAATTTATTGACAATGTATTCAAGTTGAGATCTACACCCAATGCATTAGCATAAAATTTACCATATGCATATTGATATGATTTTATTAGCTCTTTGCAAGCTTTGATTTCAGATTTAAGTTCCTTATTTTTTGCATCTAGGTTAGACGATCTTGTTTCCAATTGCGACGCTGCGTTGACAGTTTCATCGTGGTCTAATTGTAAACTAGATATAATTTTATCCTTATTTCTGAGTTCATCGCTCTGGCTGTTTATCTTCTGTTTATATATAAGGTTTGAATCGGTAGATTTTTCTATCTCTGATTTCAAACGATTATTTTGAGATGCTAATATTGTATTTCTCCTAGATAACTTATCATTATCATTTTTAATATCATTTAATTGGCTTGCAACAATTCGTTTAATCGCTTTCACTTTTCTTTGAGAATCTCTAACACATTTAGTTTTTTCATTTTTAAGGGACGCAATCTGTGCAGCAAGTATACTGTTAGTAGATACAACTTGCAAATATAAATCAGTCATACCTGCTAATTTATCAGTAGTTATATCTGTTAAATCATTATCTACAGTAGCATCAGTACTACCTTTGATTTCACGCTTTCTAGTTTCAAGATGGATATACTCTTCTGATTGTGGTGCAAATTGTGATTGAATGATATCAATTGCTCTACAACTTTTGATTGCACCTAAATTAGTATCAACAGCAGCACATACTTTTTTATACTTCATTTGATTTTCTAGATCAGTAGATGCTGCAATAGCTTTAAATTCTGGAATAGCATCTGGATAAGCTGGAAAAGTTACAAGGTCAAACCCTCTAAATACAAAAGTATCTGGATCAACAGAATTGCCAACTAAATCTCCGACACCTCTAACAGATATACCAAATTTAACGCCTGCATCTGTGAATGCTTTTACAATTCTACCTACAGGTGTATCAATAAGGTCAAATTTACCATATACCTTACCATCATCTTCAATATGACATTCACGCATTACTATGCAAGCGTGTTCAAATTCCATACAATCGGGATCTTCTGGATGACCTAAATATCCTATATACCAGCCGTGCTCTAATGCTTTGCTATAGATATCAGAATTGAAAGTGTTTTCCCAAACTTCAGCTGTAATATCCATACCGTTTTCATTAGTGATGTTTGCATCAGCACATTCACCTTCAAATGTACCTAGAATTTTTAATTCACCTATTTTATTTATTTCAGCTTCAGATGCTTGAGCGAATATTATACTATTAGCATCATTTTTCTTTATCTTATCGTTTGATTTAACTTTACTCATTGAAGTAATTACCTCATTTCTTTTGTAAAAGTTTACCTGTTAGTCGTACCATACCGCCTACTAACAATGTCTTAGCTACTTCTTTAATTATACCTGATTCAACAGTTTTATCAAATTGAATAACATCGTCTGCTAAATCAATTTCACCTGAATCTGCTAATTCTTCATATGCAGACATATTTGTATCATCTATAGTTTCTATTACACCTTCATCAACTTGAATATCGACTGCATCATCTACAGACAATTCATATATCGAATCACCTATTACAAGTTGAAGTATTCCATCAAGTGTTTCTGTAATACCTATATCATAATCTTGTAATTCATCTATCTTGACAAGTATATCTAATAATGCTGCAGGAGTGAATAATAGTTCTTCCATAAGTATACCTCTATTTTAAAAGATCTTCAATTTGTGAACAACTGTTATATATTGATTTGATTATTGTATCTAATCGTTGTTTATTCTTTCCAGATATTTTATCATATACACCAGTAGAAACATCATATAATGTGTCTTGAATATAATCTATTCTTAACATCATGTCTCTTTCTAAATCTGGATTAATGCTATCTGAATTAGCTGTAATAAATTTCTTCATTCTTATATCTCCTATTTATTATGATCATTAATAATTATCTGATGTTGAGGTAGAGTATAAATCATCAATTGCACCTAACTGTACTTTCCAGATAACTTGTACTACTTGATTTATTCCTACTCTTAATATTGATTGTCTAACTAATTCACGATCACTATCAACTGACATATCTAAATCTCTATTTACATTTGGAAATATTCTATAGCCTGCAAGTAATCCATTATCCCCACCATCTGACCATGTTGGTTTTGACCATAAACCTGCTTCTGTTACAAATATATAGTCGTTGTTTCCTCTAAATTTAGATAATGCTCCTGTTGAAACCATTGCACTATATACTACATCAATTGTTCTAGGTAATTCTGAGTTAGTTTCAGGAACTATATCACGATATGTTATCTCTGATCTAGGAAATGATACAGGATAAGTACTAAGTGTGTCTGGATCATATATAGAATTATATTTTTTATAAGTTTCAATACTTGTAGAAGATATTAATTCACATCCAACAGCTGTTCCATTAAACATAGGTCCTAGTCCTGATGCTGAACGATCATGATTATATTGTTTAGTAGAATCATATCCGTCTGCCCCAAACCCAGGTGTTTGAGATTTATATGCATTAAAATTATCTGTATCGGAATAATCCGCACTTACACCAATACCTAGAGGTAATCCAGATTCATCAGAATCTTGACTGTATAATCCCATAGTTCCTAATGATATATATTTAGGAATATAATTGCTAAGCATATGTACACCTTGAGATAATACACCGTCGCCTGTTAAATAATGAGCTATACCTGTTAACATAGAATTAGTAGCGGAATTATGTCCGCTAACTTCTTGAACAACCTTACCTGTTGTTTGATCTATTACTCTAAATGATACATTATTTCTAATGCCTAAATTTTTAACAGATGCTTTGAGTCTATCATTCATCATACTTAAATACCTTTGTTTCTATATTATCTAAAAGAATATACATTCATATGATATTTGAGATATTCTGATACGCTAAAATAATTATAAGCCTCATTGAATGTCATTTCTACTCCATCTAAATATGGTACAACTGCAAAATCTAATTGATAATAATTACTACAATAGAAATGTCTTGCTGATTTGTAATCATTAAAACATTTAACGCTTACTAATTCACCATATACATATATTTTAAATATGTAAGTTGAGTTAGACATATTAGATCATCTTCAATTCATAATTTAATATAATATATTTATGTATACTTCAATGATTATTATGGGATTTCGCATATTTCAGACTCTTCGTCGTGTGTAACTAATTCTACAGTACGATAAGAATCATCACCAGATATGGCTAAATTGTAATTTCTATGGATTTTTAAATCATTGACTAAATAACTTTCTGCATCTTCATGAGTAGAAAAAGTTTCATTATAATCAGCAATTTTGTATCCTATTAAATTACTGTCATCATCATACATAGGTTCTATAAATCTATCATATATTGATGATAGATCTCCCGGTTCATCAATTCGCCTATGTAAATTAGGGTTAGTATATCCTATGTTATCGTGTTGTAAATCTATCTCATTTGCAAGTTTAGCATTACCTTGACCGACATGAGGTATTTTTGGTCTTTCGTCTAATGGCATATATGTACCCTTCTTACTTAATTTTATAAAAGGTTAATTTTACTCAGTTTCAGTATTGACAATTGTTATGTTACCTGCACCATCATTTTCAGTATACTGACTATTATCATCTGACATAGATATTGCATCACCTAAACTCATCATCATAGGATTTACTGCAGGTACAGGTTTAAATACTAAATGACCAACTAATTTCATATTCTTTAATTTGAATGTAGTAATAGTTCCATCTTTAACTTGTCCAAAATCAAATACAATGTATATAGAAGTATTTTCACCCGTATTGAAATTAAGTTCATATTTATCATATATTTCAGAAGCTTCTGTCGGATAGCTTTTAGATTTTGCTAATAAGATAGAATCCATTATTTTTAATGATTGATGAATTTCATTTATTTTAGATAATGCATCTTCTGTACAAGGTAGTATGTACATATAATCATCATATACACCACTATATCCACCATATTTAAACCCAGTAGGGCAACAAAAATCAAATGAAAATACATAATTAGTATTGGGTTCAACCTCAAATTCATGATAAAATCTTTCATATCCACCTACAGTAGTATATGTCATTATATTTTCTTTTTCATTAGAATTGAATTCATTAGTTATCTCAAATTCAAAATTCTTAGACCAGTTAGATATATCTAATGCACTTGGCTCTACTGCACTTATATCATCTACTGTAGAAATATCCTCGTTCAATGCTTCTTCATTTGTTTGATTATATCGTAAGTTCCAAACAGGCTTATCTTGATATCTATTTGCGTAATATTCAGAATACTTGAAATCATTGTTGCGTAATATAGTACCATCATCAAAATGAACGGATACATCATCAGGTGTAGGAGTATAGCCTAAATCAAATATAGGACTTATTAGCGATTTTACTATCTGTTCATTATTGCTAAGCTGTAATGAATATAAGGCTCTATATCCTGGATTGTAGTTTTGTCTATCTTGAATACCCTCAAGTTGATTAGCTTCATTGTAATGATTGCCTTCAAACTTGCTATTAGTTGCCCAAACTTGTCGTCTAATATGATTTGGATCATATTTAGCAGTTTTACCATCTACTTTCTGCATACGGGCATAATCTTCACGATTGTAATGACCAACTTGAGTAGGTCCAAATGACATACCTACATCTGATTCATTAGTTAATCTAGAATCAATAGATATCTTTGTTTTTGCATCATATCTAACACCTGCGTGCTGAAATAAAAATAATCCCAATGGTCTAACATATTCTATACAGGCGTCTAAGGGTCTTTTATCTGAAAAATAAACTACATCTATGTATGCTTTATCTACAACAGGATTTACATATACAGAATTAACTGGTATAGATGTATCTTCTAATCTATTGTTTAATATGTCTTTTTCTTTAGATTGTTCCAATAAATTAAACTGTGCAAGATTGACTTCGGCTGCAAGTGTAACTCCATCTTTACTTCCCTTATTTCTAATCATTGACATAAAATATATCAATACTAGACGATTAAAAGCGGCAGGTAATCTATTATCATATTTATATCCTATTGTATCACCAAGAGCCCACAGTAAATTCTGTGGGCAACGGAGTGGATCATAACAATCAAATAAATTTTCTGTATCATATTGAATTTTAGTTATACAAGTTTTGAACCATTCTAAAAAGAAACGAAAGTCCTGACTTTCTTTATATATTTCAGGTACTGAAATATCACTCATATCCATATTCAGATACCTCCTGATTATTTATTCAAGCACTCAGGTGCAATACGTAAATTATCTTGTGAATCATCTAGATTAATATATTGAGCATAAGAAATAGGATTAAAATATTCAACATCTACATCTTTGTAATTTATAACAGGGTTATTTATAGAGCCTGCGTCAAAATATTCAATCCTACTATCAGCAGATTCAATAACATTAACTACTTCCATTACTGTTGGCTTCTGTCCAATACTACGATTAGCTGGTGCAAAATATAATGCTAAAGCTTCTTTAACCTTTGCTATTATAGTTGAACCTACATCTTTTGTTACTGATTTCTTAAGATATAATTGACCAACTACATACCATGGAAATACTCTAAGATATCCAAATTCAACTTGAGTAGTCATAACTTTTAGAGGTTTATAATCTCTAACAACTGCGTCAATGAATAATGCAGGTGGTTTATATTGAACAAACTTTCTACTCTTCTTTATCTTAGCATTAGAAGTTTGACCTTCACCATAATGACTATTCTGAAAATCATTATGTACTGCAAAACACATTGCTGTATATGGTTTGAAATTAGTAGCAAATACATAATGCTGCGGGTCAGTTGGATCAAAATCTAATTCAAGCACATTTTGCCAATCAGCTAGTGGAACTTCAGATGCTGGAAAATCATTATGTGTGATATACATCTTTTCTTTTTGAGTAGCTGTTAAGTTTTCATCATAGTATATTGCAAGATTAATTTCTAGTGCTTTTTGACAATCAATTACTAATCCACAATCTACACCAGGTTCTCTATTTAAAAATCTATTGAAATCTGGTAAAGTTACTAATGAATCAAATGTATTAATGTAATTACGACTATTTATATATGCTTCCTTTGCAGTTTCTGGGCTTTTACCTGTTATTGTATAAGTATTTGGAAGTTCTGAGGTATTAGATAGATTAGTTATAGTTAATCCATCTTCGTCATATTCACAATCTACAGCAAATAATAAATTCTGTAAAACATTTTCACCAACACATCCAATTACACCTGAACAATCTATCCAATATATAACTAAATATGTATCTTCTGAATAATTATCTAACTGATTAAGATAATTAGATATTCTAATCTGTGCATTAGAATATGTATCATATACAACACTAAATCTAGGTTCAGGTTCTGTAAATTCTGCAGGTGAATCAACTTGTATCCATTGAGTAGATAAATAATCTGTAGAATTTTGAGTATTAGTAGCTTTGACCCATACAGCTGTAGTATCTAAATGTTGAGAAGGTAGTTTAATTATATAGTTATTATTGATTATATCTTTTACACTTACGCTATAGTTTCTTAGTTCGCCTTCTATTGCAACCCTAGTTACTTCCTCTCCTGGTTCAAGGGTAACACTATCTTCAGTAGAAAATACATTTATATCTTCAGATGTAGTAGCCCTTACACTTCGTGTTTCAGTAGAACCATATTTATTAGTAAGTGGTAATATATTATATGTTATAACACGCGATGTGCCTGTTATATCCGTATAAGCATTTAGTGTTGCAAAGTTGTTTCCACTAAACCCAAAATCTAACTTCATTGTATCACTAGTATCATTTTTAAATGTTACTTCGGTACGAGCTGCAGTGTACCATCCTAAATTATATCCTATTAATGCAAATAATTTTTCTGCGTCTTTTCGTTGAGTAACTGATGGTGCGTATATTTCATTTGCTAACCAATCAAGATTCACACCAAGCATATCTGCAACACTTGCTAAATATTTACCTAATACTACACCTGGATCTGAATCTGCTTCAGGTTTCCATAAATCTGTTAGTACCTCAACAATATCAAAGAATTCAGACATTATAGAATTATAATCTCGACTTGTGTATTTCAACAACCCTCTGCTTTGTGAATCACTTGTCATATTATACTTCCTCCAATTTACGCTCAAATAGTTGTGAAGAATCAATAGTTACTGTATCTCCACAAGTAGTAGCTAATCCTATTGTCATCTTCAGCTGATTATACTCTTGTGTGATATTGTTATTTTCATCTCCAGTAAATAATAATCCATCTGTAAATTGAGTTGAATCAGGTTTTACATAAGGTTCATATTTCCTCAATTGTTCTATGATTCTATTTTGAATGATAGCTTTAGTATTTTCATTATTGTATGTGAATAAATATCGTCTTAAACCTACACCAAATTCAGGACTATTGTATAATTCTGTCGGATCAGTCAGAAGTAACAATCGTGTTCTGTTTACTATAGATGTATTATCTTCTAATGTTGCAACTTTATTAGCTGCAATGTTAAACATTTTAGGAAAACTCAAAGAAGTTGTTACTGACATCTTAGTTTCCTCCGTTCTAAAATAATAGATTAAATATTTGTTGAATTAGCATAAGATCCACCCGTCAATCCTATTACTAGAAATTCAGTATTACTACTATTAGTTGAAATCAATGCAACTACATCACCTTCATTAGGTAACCTATCTAGTAATAATGATGTATAATATGGTAAATCCTTATCTAATGTATAATTTCTTACTGTACTACCTTTATATTCTTTTTGACTATAAGGTCCATGTACAGATGGAATTCGTACTTGTATATTTAATGTTCCGTCATTTGTATAATAATATTGTTTTGCATAACCATAAGTTATCATATTCTAAAATCCTCATATGTAATTAATCTACGATATAAAATTCCATTATGATCTTCTGCAAATGCTACTGCTTTATCGTAATCGCATAAATCAAATAATTTTTCAACATTGTGCCTACTGTGAAATTTTACTACAAGTTTATATACTTGCATTTTAAACATCTCCTATGATTAAAATTAACTATTTATTTTATCCCAGTAAGTTGCAGCTTGTTCTTTTCGTTTTGCTATGTTTGATTCATTGACAGTTGCAACACCAAAATTGCTACAAAATATTTCAGCAGCTTCTTGACAACCTAATTTATTATTTTTGATAGTTTTAAGTTTAGATAATATTGATAGATTAAAAGTATATTCTAATTCATACCAAAGAAATATGAGCTGCCCAGTTAAATTAGTTTTCCATTGTTTACCTACAGTAGACTTCATATTATCACTTCGTTCACCTGACCATCTACATAATCCATATGTTTTAGATTTAGTATCTGATTTAGATGCATCAAAATTACTGTCATATCGTATATTTGCAAGTATACCAATTGCAGCAGAAGCTAATAATCCATTATCTATAAAAAATTCAAAACATTCTCTAGGTTTTGAACCTAATGTGTCTAAATTATACGATTTAGTATCTATCTGTTTATAAGTGTCGACTACAATATCAAATACATCACTTAATGTACTTGTGTAATTTATAACAGATAATTTGATATTTGATGTATTTATAGAAGGTTTATTTTTGTTATCAATGTATCCAACTTCTCTTACTATTGCATCTTCTCTTGTATTTTCAGTGTCATATAAAGATGCCCATTTATCTTCTAATGTATCATCGTCATCATCGTCATCATCGCTACCACCTGGATAGCGTAAAACATAAGTCCATGGAAAATTATAGTAACTTCGAACATGGATTTCGTCACCTGTTTGGTCTCCAGTTCGTCCTCCCGTAATTCCATTGTTCTCATTCATTCGAGCTTGAACTAATTTGGAGCTATTTGTCATCATAGCTGTATGACTACTAGGTGTTAATAATACATCTCCTTTTTTCAAACCTTTACCTGATGATAATGTTATCTCTTTAGTAACATCTTCAAATCCGCATTGTAGAAATGGTTTATACATGTTTCTAGTATTTGTTGCACCCTTAGAGTATACTTTAAGTCCAGCATTTTTATATGCTGAAATAACTAAACTTGAACAATCATAATCAGGTCCCCATCTATTCACCTGATCATAACCATGAGATGAATCATTTGCAATGTCTATTGCCCAGTTAACAGCTTTATTGATAATTTCTGTAGATTTATCATCAATGTTAGTAGAATTCTTTGGTCGTAAAATTCCAGTTATATAATTGCTAGAATATGCTTTACTTCGTAAAGTCATTCCAGCACCGTTGCCATCTCCGTTTTCATCATAATATGTAAATTTACCTTTAGATGAGGTAGATGCAATTATGAATATATGTCCATATACACCTGTAGCTCGTATTCCAATATCTCCGACTTTACATTCACCATTAGCGTATGTACAAGTTATAGCAGTAAAATTATTCTTTATCCAGGTATCTGTGTTTCTATTATTCCACCATTCTTTTGCGTTACCATGACTTCCAATGCTACCTAATCCTAATACTTTATCACAATAATGTTTAGCTAAATCAACACATTGGACACCGCTTACACCATCATAATTTATTCTCTTACCTTTATAAGTTTTAACCCATGTTGAATATTTCATATCTAAATCACTTTCAATTATGCATTAGAATAATCTTTTCCAAAATAACTATATGGATTTATTACTCCACTAGAATTATGTTTTCCATCGTAGCCACCTCTACGAATCTCTAAATGCAAATGAGGTCCTGTAGAATTTCCTGTACTTCCACTTTCTCCGATTTTTTGACCTTGAGCAACTTTATCGCCCTTACTTACACATCGCTTAGATAGATGAGCATATATCATATAATATGTTTTATTTGAAGTTTTACATTTTATAACAATGTATTTACCATAAGAAGAAGTTAGATCTTTAGATATGTATACTACACCACCATCACAAGCTTTAACAGCAGTACCAGAACTTACGCTTATATCATACCCACCATGAAAACTACCATCACTATAATTTGGAAAATTTTGATTTGTATAAGAACCGATGCTTGTAGGTTTATTTAATGTCCCAGTAACCTTTCCAGATTTACCAGTTCCGCCGTCTTTACTATCATCGTCGTCATCATCACCTGTTACTGTAATAGTAATAGGATTAGCATTATGATTTTTACCGTCAGATAAAATAAAAAATTCAGGTGTTAATAACTCATCTAATACTGATATATTGTTTACGTGTTTATTCCACCATAACACCCAATTATCATAGTGTTTACTCCATGTTAAGGTTTCTAGTTGACTCTTAGTTGCAAATATACCTATCTTATTTCTTAAGCCAATATCAATTAGAAAATTTCTATATGTATTTACTATAGAATCATTGATAGATTTTTTAGATGTTAAATCAAATCTGATCCATACACCTAATACTGGTGGGTACTTATTTACAACAAGTTTAAGTTTACTTAATTCAATTTTGGCTTCAGTTACTGAATGAGCTCTAGAAATAAAATACAATGCATATGATAAATCCGCTTTGTTAACTGCTCTTACTTGTGAATCTAGATTTGGATTCATGTATTCAGTTACAACTTTTCGACCCGAATTAAAATAATATCCACCCTCTAATAATACACCTACTACATCTTGTTTTTTAAGTGATGTATAATCTAATTTACTTTTTACATCTCGATCTATGTATATTAGATATGGATGAATGTTATCAGTATTTATAGTCTTCTGCGAATCAGCAGTTGTACGAGTTATTGTCTTAGTCTTAGAATTAGTAGTATTAGTTGTTGCTAACTTACTTGCATCATCATTAGATAAAAGTTCGATAGCTATAACATTACCACTGAATTGAGATAATACACCATAACTACCTGCAGTTTTAACTCTAGACGGCATCTTACTTGTATCACAATAGAACTCTGTTACACAATTATTAGCAGTAGTATACATGTGATATTTGCTATCAGTATCTTTGTCAGCCTTTGTATCACATTGAATAACTTTATATTGTTTATCCTTATCTGTGGTTACCAAGAATTTAGATCCAATTCCAGCACCTTTATAATCGCCTTTTTTGAAATATGTACCTAATGCTACACAATAACATCCATCTACCATTCGAATACCTGTAGATGAATCAGTTGTACAATCACTGCTATTAAGTAATTTTTTCTCTGCACCATTGTATGTTACTAATCTATAATTAGTATAACTTTTGAAACTGCCTTTAGTAGATATAGGTAAATCCCACTTTGACATAATATGATCACCTCACTTATGTTAAAAGTGTCATATGTTCATATGTAGGATACATAGTTCCTAAATCAACATAATACGGAGATTTGATATTAGATGTAGTAGTATATGATGAGGAAGAATACTGACTACTTCCCGATACAAATATACCATTATATTGAGCTACTTGATTAGCTGAACTCATAACTAATCGTTGAATCTTAAGTGTGGTTACAAATGTGTTGGCTATTGTATGACTTATTGATATTATATTATAAATTCCAGATATAGGTGAAATTGTATTTCCAACTATAACTAATAACGATATGGGTTGAGCTAATGTATATTGTTTAACTGTACCTGGTATTTCAATTGTAAAGTCACCACTAAATTGACTTGCGAGGGCGTTCACATCATTTATAATATTTGCAGATTGATATACATCTGCAAGTGAACTAGCCCAGCTATTTACAACTTGTGCATCTTGTGCAATTGAATTACCGCTGCAGTCTAATGTAAATCCTAATTGTGTGAAATTCATATCTGTCATATTGTAAGCTACACCATCATAAGATCCATTGATAGATAATATATTAGTATTAGCTGTACCATATTCTAATAAATTATCACTTTGTGAAGTCATCAATCCTGCATTACTTTTGTAATGTATAGTTCCAGGTTTTGTCATTGTAGGTTCGTCTACCCAATAAGAAAAAGATGCACATTGTGGCGTTTCATCTGTTAAACTCTTCTTCAAATAATTACTTACAGGTGATACAGTAACATTATTCATTACTTGACTTAATTTTTTAATTGCAGTATTAGACACTAACCCTGCAGCATCTCTGGAAGAACTATATGATTTAGATAGTGATAATAATCCTGGAAATGTTTCATAATCATCTTCACTAGAAAATGTACCTCGAACATAACTATTGAAACTTGTAGTCATTTCACCATGACTAATCAGTGTAGGAACATCATTATGATCAATATCTAATTCATAATAAGATGTAGCTTTAACTGATTTTGCAAGCGCTTCTAATACAGCAGATGGTTGAACTATTCCGCTTATAGCTGGTATTCTAAGTACAGGCATACTGCTTTGTATTGACAATGATGCATATCCTGTTACTTTGTATACTAAGTATAATCCAGTTGTGCTTACACTAAATTTTAATGTATAACCTTGATAAGATGTATATTCAGATACATTACCATCATCATCTAACCATCCAAATGCGAACGAAACAGGAATACCACTTGAATTTGCATATTGACTTGCACCTTGAGCAGCACTATAAAGTAGAGCTTCAAATGCAGCAATGTTTATTTTATTCTTGTCATCACCACCTACAGTACAAGTTAATGTCCAAGATGTCATTGAACTTATTTCACTGTTAGATAATTCTAGAGAGCTAAATGGTGATGGTATTTTCAATCCAAAATCAGTGAGAGAGGTACCTGCAAGAATAAAATTAACAAATGGTTGTTTTTGCATATATCATAATCTCACTTTCTTTTTTTTTGAATTCTACTCACTTCCAAGATTTAAAGTTGTTGCAGGAATAGATGCAAGCAACTCTCCAGTATTGAATAGTTCTGTAAAATTGCTTATAACTTTCAATTTTTGACCCTCATATACTGTAAATCCATCTTCTATATTATTGAAATAGCTCAGTATCCAGCTATATTGTGCTGAACCGTAGAATTTATATGAAAGTAGATCTAATCTATTTTCTTCATCTGAAGATACTTCATAATAAGAAAATTTCAAATTAGTAGATATAGGATTAGGAGTTTCTAGCGTTATAAATCTATCCTGTGAATCATCCGGATTATGAATTACTTGTCGTAGTCCCTTATATCTACTTATGTGATCAAAATCTCTACACGTAGTATATTGAATACCATTATGTTCTAAAACTTTATATGGTTTTAATGTATCATAATAAATTGGTTTTTCATAACTCATATATAATACACCTAACTTCTTGATTTATTTCTATTTCTTACAGTAGAATAATTTAATGCTGTTTTTGATACTTCTGTAATAGTTAAACTAAGCGTAACATGTAATGGTCTACCATCTAATCCTATTGGGCTATCGCCATCCCATTGAGTTGTAACATCTGTTAATACACCAGTTATCTCTACGTTACCGGCTATATATAATGTAATGTTACTAACATTTACAGCTGCACCATTGAATTCCGGATAGCAATTAGCTTCACAGAAATCAATAAGGTCTTGACAGCTACCATCTCTATGATCTCCTGACCACATATCTCTATGCAAGTCAAATTCATAAGTATTAGTTCTAGGTCCAGAGCCTTTGTATATCTGCCAAGGTTCATATTGATACAACAAATCAGGCATTGTATCATAATTAGCAACTCTGTTATCTTGTATACCATTAGGATATACAGGAATTTGAACAACTTCGTTATCAATTGAAGACTCAAGTGTAATTTTACCCCATGGTAAATTAAACCATTGAAACGGAGATGAGCTAGAACTATCAGTAGTATCACCTAATTTATATGATTTAGTAGAACTATATTCATTGAATATACCTGGATCAATTTCATGGGGTGATAATTGTAATTGTTGAGTAGCTTTATCATATATGCTACTTTCGACTGCTTCGTTGTTACCTAATACATCTACAGAACTTGGAAGTTCAACAGATTCTGGAATTCGTAAAGTATCTGAAAATGTATTTAATGTAGATAACACTTTCCATTCATCTTCACTAGATAACGCAGCTTTTTCATATATATCACTATCTTGTGTCATAGTATTTAATATTGTAAGCTTGCGTTGCCAATCTACTGTAGACTCATTAGATCGAGTTTTAGAGTTAGCACTGTCAAATGCAGAAATAATAGCTTCTACTTTGTTATTGAATTCTTTTCCAACATTAGGTGTTCTATCTAACCCATTTGCATTCAATATTACATCTACATTTCTTGCACCTACTTTTTTGGTAAGCGAAACAAGGGTTTCGTCTTCAGCTATGTATATGAATTGCATTTATTTATCACCTACCATACATCAATATATAGGGTCGGCTTCTTGTAGCCTTAAATATTTAATTACGTGCGGCTCTCCAAACATTGTAGGTGGCCTACTAGAAAAAGTTATATTTTCTTCATTTATAGTTGTTTGTAATGTAGTTGTATCTGATAATCGTTTTACACATTTCTTACTTGTTTCTAAACAACTTAAAGAGGATTCTGCAATGAATTCATCTGATTTGTTATCTACACCCATAAGATAAATTAAATCGTGAATATCTTTTGAATCACTATCTACACTTATTACTTCACCTAACATATAAGAATATATCCAATTAGGTAATTCATAATCTTCATCATTAGATGATTTAAGTTCATTCAATTGATAAACTATGGCGATAACTAAATTTGCATATTCTCTTGCCATACTGTTATCTAATAATGGATATGTATCAAAGAAATAACCTTCACCAGACTTGATTATTGCATATTTATCATTAGAGTCAGATGATGCTATATCAAATTTTACATTAGATATGAAAGCATCGCACATTTCTTCATCAGATATCAGATGATATGGATAATTAGGTAAATATCCTGATTGTGCATATTTTATCTTAATTAAATCGTGTATAAGCATTATACTAATACACCTCCTGAGAATATATACCAATCACCGCTATCCCAGCCATCTATGGTTGTATCCGCGGTTAAATTACCTGTATGTTGTGCAATTATAGAGTTAGTTAAGAATGAAATTGTACCATCTGATGCTGTGCTATTAGTTAATACTGTAAATGTAGTTTGTAATACCCTATGACCTACTGTATTGCCTGCGTCATCACTTGCAGGATATGATGTAATAAAAGTACCTGTAATTTTTATTTGTTTTGTAAGTTTAGATTCTGGATATGACCAAGTACTAGCTTCAGGTAACTCAAATTCACTTGCAGCTATTGTATATCCATCAGATACATTACTATTCATTTCATTCTTTATGTATATGCCTGCACCAATTATTTCACCTGTATTTGAGAATGTTAAATCATGCAAAGCATAATAGAAGTGACTTTCATTTTCATTTACCACTGACCAGAAATTCATGTTCTGAGAGATGATAGGTGCATCTAATGATGATACATTCATACCATTTATTAATATATCAGGGTCTGTATCTTCATATTTTTCATACCATAAACTTAATCCTGATATACTATCTAATCTATCTAATATTTCTGCATCATAATATAAATTACAATTTATTAAATTAATTTTAGGTGTACCACCAATGTTAGGGTCAATACGAAGTTTTTCAATATTACCTATATTGATAGTTGTGTTTTCATCTGCACTACCATTTATATGTAAATAAATGGATGTACCAAACCTAGAATCAATATCATATATATCTATTGTATTTTCTGAATCTTCGGCAGACAATTCAATTGTAACTTCAATTATATTTGCGTCAGTTCCATCTGATTGGCATTGTGTAGCATAATCACTATTTGCAAAAGCTATTCTTTGATTAACATATTCATCCAGATATTCTTGTATTTCTTCAGAAGTGCAATCAGACGGAGTCTGATATGATTCTCCTAATTGATATGCAAGTGTACCAGTTCTAAGCAATGCGTAATCAATCAATCTTAGATATCCGTCATCATCACGAATTACATAACCATAATCAGTAGCGTCATCTGGTACATTTTTAAATCCACCAATAGTATCCTCTGTAGCATATGGAATTTCGTGTGTGAGCCAGATAGGATCTGAATATTCTCTTGGACCTGTTTCTGATACTTTGAAGTAGTATGTAGTTCTTGATTTTTCTGCACCAGTTTCATCATCTAACTCAATATATAGATATTCAAGATAATCTTGACCGACTATACCTCGCATAGATTCTAAAGTCCAGTTACTTAGTGAAGTAATGCCATCACGAGTATATACATCTTCGCCTACATTATATTCTACAAGATATTTGGAATTACTATCCCATTCTTGTGTAACAGCCAGTTGTTTGATTGATGTCGGATTATCATTATCATCAAATTCTGTAGCTATATAGTATTTAGAATATTCAGTTTCAAAATCATTAGGCTTAGATGATAGTAGTTTAAAATGTTTTTTATCAATGGTTATAGTATATACCAAACTTGGTTGTTCATTAGATTCAATATAACCTAATTGAACACCACTAGGCCTCTTTGTTACTTTTTCTACAGATTTGATAATACCTGGAAGTACTACATACATTGTAGATGGAACTCTAGATTGATCTGTTTCATCTGCTACAGTATTATCTAAATTTACAACAATATAATCACCTATATCCCAACTATCATTTATTATAGGTAAATACTGAAGATTTACATATGTAGTATCTGCATTATTTGGATATATAGTTCGTTCGTCTAATTCATCAATATATCCTCGCTGTTTACCATTAATTTTATATATGTTTTCAAGTGTAGTTAATACACTTTTGACTTTTTGAGTATATTTAGCATCTACAACACCTGCACTTTCTGAATTATAATCAGCTGTAGGTACTTTAAAACTCTTAGAATTAAAATAAGTATTTTCACCAGAAGTGTTAGTCATCCCATCTACTTGTTTATGAGGTACAATTAATCTAACATCACCATATACATTAGTAAATTGAGCTTCGCTTATAGGTTTAGTAGTTGATTTTGTAGGGTTGCTATCCCATATCATAAGATTATTAACTGCATCACACCAAGTAGGGTCAGCTTGACCATTTTTATTTCTACCAGACAAAACATATAATCTATCAGGGTTTAATCCTGTTTTAGTAATGTATGTACTACTTATTAACTCATCAATATTATTTATTCTGCTAGCTTCATAACATCTACATTTATCTGGATAATTGTTGACTACTGTGTTTGTAGAAATCGCTCCATTTAAGTAATAAAACTCTGCAAGTTTTATATGAGCAGTAACTGCATATTCATCTTGAGGAGAATCAGTAGGTAATATGAATTCTTTCTTAGGCAGTACTACTACCTGAATACCTTCATACATTTCTTCTTCATTTTCAGCTAATACAGAACCTGCCATAGTAGAAGTTGTGCTATACATAACTTTAAGACCAATACAGCATTGGCCTTTTAATACAGATTGATTAGTTTCTCGAGCTATTGTATTGGCTTCAGTTAAATCTATTTCAACTGTAGATAATGACTCAACATAATGTCCATTTATAACACCTCTACCCGGAAGTATCTCAAGTATAGTTGCACTACTAGTTGTAGCAGCACCATCTGTTTTAGTTCGAACATAAAAATCGGAAGATGAATGTACATAAGATGGACCTATCATGTATTCTACACTTTCTGGAGTAGATACACCTTCTCTAGATCTTAAATTGAATTCAGTTACAAGTTGACCACCCTTAGTAGAGTTTGCGATAGGAAATATATTTGTTGTAGCTGCTGAAAATCTTATGAAGTTCATGGTTTGTTACCTCACTTAATGTCATTTTATAATATCAGTATGTTAATGTCTTACAACTATATAGAAGGTTATATCAGGTCTGTAATCCTAATGCTAATGCACTTAATGATGTACCTAATTGTGTACTTGTAGTTTTATTATTATTCTGTTGCATTATAGTAGTTACTACTTTAAGTACTTCGGCTAACAGTACATTTGTTTGTACTGTAGGATCTGCTAAATCAGATGCTGTTTGGGTCAATACATCTGCAAGTCGTGATATAGCTGTGTCTGATTTTCCTTTTTCTTCACTTTGAATAGCTGTAATTTGATCTGTTAAAGATTTACCTAAATGATTGTTATATGTTGTATGGTTTACATAATAATCTGTCCAACTCTTTACGAATCCAGATAATGTACTATTAATGGTATCTAACTTACCTGCAATTATAACTTTAAGTGTTTGTGTATTCTGATCAGTTAATTGATCATATATGTCACCTAATCTATCGTATATAGTTACTTTTAATGTATTTTCATTCTGGTCATATAATTCTTCATATATCTGTGGGAGGTAAGGTAAATTATCTATACCAATAGAATAAAATTCTTGTTCACGCTGAATTCTATCTAATTCCTCCTGAGCTGAAGATTGACTTTGCATATTTTCATATGCTTCTTGAAGTTGTTGTTCCGTAAATCCTGCATCTTCTATGTAATCTGAAACTTTAGATAATCCACTATCAGATACCCAATCTTCATAATCTCTATATACTGTATATTCATTACCAAATACATCTGTTCTAGTTTCAGTACCATTATTTTTGTACCATTCAGCCATTCCGCTAACAATTTCAGTAACCTGGGCAATTTTCTTGTCATCTTCTGACTGAGAAGATGATGTACCAGAAGTAGTAACTGATGCATTTGTATAAGATGTATTCTTAGAATTTGCTAGTAAACTACTTAATGCAGATGCTGTGCTCTTACCTACTGTGCCCCATTTGTAAGACGAAGTTGGACTAGACGTACCTAATGACATAGAGGTTAAGGCACCTGTTGTATAATTTAGTAATGATGAAGCTACTTTATTATCAATAGCATTAGAAATTGAATTTCCTGTAAGTGTTTGTGATATCTTCCTTATGCCTTCTATAGTTTCGTAACTAGAGTGACCACCTAATAATGATACTAAACTATCAGTTAGATTTAGGTCTGTACCTCGTGTAGTAAGTTGGGCAAATGCTGTTGCATTACCATTACCTACTTTACCTAACTCTAATACCTTTGCTATATCTTCCTCTTCTGCATACGATTCAGCAATACTTGCAGTTAGGTCTGTTAGTTTTCTAGATATTCCTCTGAACGGATTTAGAAAATTAAGTATGTTATCAATGGTTGTAGATATACCACTTAAAAATTCTAGTGCTGTTCCTTGAATATTTACACCATATTCAGCTTCCATTATCTCATTAGCAATTTGTTCATCCCACATATGTTGCTGAATAGCTCTTGCAGCTTCATTATCAAGTACATATGATAAACCTTCATCAATCATATATTCATTGATTTGCTGCATTCTAAGTTGCTCAGCAGTAGTAGTAGTTTCACCTGAAGCTAATAATGCTAAATTCTCATCAAGCGAACTACTATTTACATCCATCTGAGAAATAGCTTCAGCTAAATATTCAAAATCTACTCTTTGAAATGCCTCTTTAGATATACCAAATATGTCAGATAAGCTTTCTGCAACTTCCATGAAGTTATCTGGTGACATATTTTGAAGTTGAGCTAAATTAGAGAACAAAGTAGAATATACTTGTTTAGGATTATTGGCTAATTCTTGTAAGAAAGCAGTATTTGATGCATTAACACCAGCAAGCGATCTTAGAGCTACCAGTTCAGAACTATTACCACCAACAGCTGCATTGTATACAGCATCAGTTAATGTTGATGCTAAATCAGGAGCTATTGCACCTACTACAGCAGATACAGAAGTTAATACACCTGCAATAGTTGATGCATCGCCTGTTTTACTTGCTTGAGCAATTTGTACAGCTTGAGTAAATAATGTTTCTGCATTGGTTAATCCTGTTGAAAAACCACCTGTAAGCTGACGACTTGCATATAATACACTGCTTGCAAATGATTCTAATTCAGAATTAGCATATGCAATTGCCTCTGATTGTGATGCTCCGTCTTTGATAGCATTTGCAGCAAGAGATGCATATGTACTTGCATAATCGAAAAAGTCTTGTGTAGGTATTTCTGCATTGAGTTTAGTGGCTTGATATGCAAATTCTTCAGCTACTGTACCGGATAAACCTGATTCTAATACCTTAGTAAGATTAGTAATTATATCAGAACTACTTACTACACTTGATAATCCTTCACTACGAAGTCTAGTAGCATAAGAACTTAATAAATCTTGAAGATCTGATTTACTATAACCTTGAGTACCATTTATCTCTCTAACACTACTGTCCCAAGCGTCATATAATTCTTTTGCTGCATCTTCTAATATTTCAAATGGCTTTTCAATTAAAGTTTTAACATCTTCTTTAAGTCTATTAGCTGCATTTTCTGCATATTGTTTTCTACTAGTTGCAGTTCTATTACTTGCAGATGATAACGATTCACCAAATTGTTTTGCACCATCAATTGCAGGTTGTAGTGCATCTTTGAATTTACCTAGGAGGAAACTACCAATTTCAATTGCAGCTATGACAGCTACAATTGCAGCACCTGCTACAGCAATTTCAGGCCCTACCATTGCAACAACTTCGCCTAACCCACTCATTGCTGCAGCACTGTCAAATCCAGCTGAACTCATATTTGACATTACTTCTGCAGCTTCTATAGTATCTTCAGTTTCGGCTGCTTTTGCTGCATCTGATTCAGCCATTTTAGCAGCTTCAGATATTTTATCTGCTTTATCTGCTCCAGATTTAATAGCATCTGCAGCATCTTCATCATCTGCTACCTTTTCAACATTGATTACAGCCATAGTAGCAGCTATAGATATTTGGTCTATCTTGTTTGATGTATTATCTTTAGGTTCTGTATAAGACGCTGCTGAATTTTTTGCAGCTGCAGCTTTTCGTTCTGATTGAAATTCATCCCAATCAAAATTAGAACCAGGGACTTTTTTGTTTACACCTCGATTAAATGCATCTTTTATAGAATTAGCTGCGTTTGATTTAATATCATCAATACTTTTAAATAAATTATCTCCAAGCGATGTGTTTTTAACACTATCTATTAATTTATTACCTACAGCTTTTCCTAATGTAGATGGAATATCCTGTACAGATATTCCCATCATATCTGCAAATCCATCAAATGTATCTCGTAATTTGCTTTTGAAGTCTGAGCCTAAGAAACTCTCCCATATAGCATCTTCAAATCCATCTGTAAATCCTTTACGAGCATTGTTTCCTATAGACCTAGTATCTTTAGAATTAAATGATGCAGATTTAGATCTAAAATATCTTCCTTTATCACCAGCATCACCTGGCATAGAATTATTTGCATTACTCCAGGATATATTTTGACCATTCTCAAGTATATGTTTTAATGTTGTATCTATAGAAGCAAGATATATTTCTTCTAACTTACCTTGTTTAGCCGACGCATTATCCACAACAATTTTATTAGAATAATTTGCTAATTGAGATACAATATCTGCAGGATCTATTCTATTATCAGCCATATGGTTACTCGCCTCGACTTTCTTATAAACAATTTGGGATGGGACATCTCTGTACCCATCCCATTTATGATTTCATATATCAATGGTGAGCTTTATGTTTGTTCATTGCTCGCTCTCGTTCTTTCATCTCTCGTGTAAATGTTTCAACATATTTCTTTCTTATGAAAATAGGTTGTTGCATTAACCATTCAGCAGATACTGCACCTTCTGATGCTCTAGAGATGAATAAAGTTTCGTCAATTATGTTTTCATACATTTGTTGACGAATTTCCTGATAAGTTTTAATCTGCCCTTGAACTATTATCGTGTTTCCATTCCCTGAGATCTCCCACGGACGGACGAAAGAATCTGTCGTCAGTCAATGCTAAAAATGTAGCATTCTTATTACCACATTTAGGACACTGACATGATCCACCTGCCCTTAAACCGTAATCTGTATTTTCACGTACAACCTCTCTTAAAATACGATAATCAGCTGCACTAAGCTGTTTTTGAATAATGATTTTAATTTCTACCGGTGTAAGACTCTTCTTGTTTTTAATAGATTTAATCATATAACACATACGAGCTAGCTCTCTATTAGTGCTACCATCTGCATTTTGAAATGCTTTATCTTTATATGCATTAATCATTTCTTGGATAGTTGGTAGTTTAAGTGTTATATCACCATCAAAATGAATAAACTCATCTTTGCTAATTTTGATATCATTAACAAATCCTTCAGGAAGAGTTTTACATTCAATAGTATTCAAATTAACTCTGTATTCACCATAAGATCTTTGATGACAGTTGCTACAGAATATGCTATTAGTAGTATGATAAGGTCCATAATTAAGAAGTCTAAGACATCTACATACCCAAGTGAAATCTATCTCAAGTAAATCACCAAAATTAATTTTTTCTTCAACAGCTTGAGGTAATATAGTTTCTATCATCACCTTATCAAAATCTTCGCCACCTACATAATCAAGTTCAGATATAGTAGGGATACTTGTAAGTGTGAGTTCATCTGGAATATCTTTATATAGACCCTTTCCAAGAAGTTCGACTTTTTCTGAAATCGCCATAATGTTTAAATCCTCCCAACGGTTTTAGTTGAATTTGTAATTATTTAATTATTGATACTTGCTTATAGATAAGACGGAGCTCTATATGGATATTCGCGTATCTCTTTATCTTTTCCAAAAGGATAATTATATACCCATACACCATATACTACACCATTATCAAGACTATTGAGTATATTTTTATCTATACTTTCAAATAATGCTTTATATCCCGCCTTATCGTGATTTAAAGATAACTTTCCTGTATCAGCAAAATTAAAATCATCGTCTACAAAGAAATAATCGTGCGAATCCCAATATTGATCTATGTATTTAACTTGTTTAAGTTCGTCAATAGGTGTTATTTTAAATAAATATCTAAATTTACCTTTGTAGTCATTAGGGCCGCTTACGATTTGTGCATTATCATCTATGATTAGATCATTGATACTTGCTTTAACTACTCGTTTCATATAAATATCATCCTTAATTTATTACAATTATATAAAAGGTTTATTTGATGGAATTGATATTGTCTTCTAACTCATCTGAGTTCTTATGATATATAACTATAACGAATTATATCAAATTAAGATTAAATATGATCTATTACTCGATCTTCAAGAGCGTGTATAAATTCATCAAACTTAGATTGAGAGTTCAAATCGTGTATAACTACATCTCCTGAATTAGATCTTATCTGATCATCTTTGAAATCTTTAATTTTCTTGATTCCATCAGGATTATTAGCTCTCACAACTGCTTCACCTATTATTAATTTATTACCATTGCTATCTAATTCATATACTTGTCCAGTTGCTTTATCTACATTGTATGTAGATTTCCATTTTAATGTTTTGATCGCATCTGGATTAGGTGTATTATGAATTGAATAATTGTACCAAAATGTTGCAGAAGTAGGTACGTCATTAGGTAATGTAAATTTATATTGAGCATACTGACTAGTACGCTTATCTAATTCAATATGTGTACAACCTGATGCTTTTAACCCTTTTTCAATTACAGATGTAATATCTGATAAACTAGCTGCGTTAATAGATCTAGTATTCTTAATTACTCTCTTCATAAATAATCACCCACATAATAATCACCAATACATTATATTTGATAGTGGATAACATCAAATATAATGTATTGGTGTTGCATATTAATTATTTTGCTGAAATAAGCTCGTCATAATATTCTGTATTAGCAAAATCGTCTTCTACTACATTTTCCCATTGTTCCATAAATAATGGTTTAATCAAACTTACAGGTGCATCTTCTAAGAATTCTATTATGCATTCTGCAGAACTGGATGAAATATCACCAAATACATCTGCTGTATAATCAGTAGAAGTTTGCAATTCATGTATCAATTCATCTGGACGTCTCCAATCTTTGCCACGCTCTATACAATAATCAATGTCGTCAAGTTGTCCTTCTATATAATCATACATGAAATCTTTCAATATTCTGATTTGTTTACCTGATAACCATTCATTTATAGCAAATATAGAATTGCTTGCTTGAATTTTTCGATTTCGTCTATCGACTGCAGATTTACTAGGCCTATATACTTTACTCATCATAACACCTCAAATTAAACTTGGAAATCTTCAGGTTTCATATAAATTGCTCTTGAAATTACAAATGGTACTTTTACCTTTACAATTTCTCCACCTGTCTGGCTCATTGAACCATTATCTAATGCACCAATCCAAGTACCTGGGCAACGGATTACATCTCGTACATTACCCTGACCATCATATTTGATGAAGTATACTTGTTTCATATATTCTGAAGGCAATCCCATTTTCTCTGTATCTGGATCATACACAAGCTTACGCCAAGCTCTTAAGTTCTCAAGTACATTAGGTTCACAATAACAATTAAGTGTCCAATCAACATCAGAAAATGTAACTTTTGATGGGAATTTAATAAGACCATTACCATAGTGAACTATAATAGTATCTTGTTCCTCTTGTATACTTCCTACTTCATCAGTAGACATTGTTAACAGATCTGAAAATTCAGTTGGTACTGAACCATCCATGTTGTAAACTCTAACTTCAAAGTTGTTTGTAGTAAGAGGTACAAAGTTATCTATACCTAACATATGATTTGTACCCATGTATAAAGGTGAAAACATAAATATTACTCTCCTTATTATAGTTTTTATATTATCATTAATATATAAGGTTTGAGGGCTTGACAAATTTTAGTTGATATATTATAATATAAACGACAAATAACTTTGAAAAGGAGAAATACAATATGCCTACAGGAAAACCTACTAAGTCTAAACCATGTAAAATATGTAATGAGTTATTTATTCCTGATACACCTTCACAGAAAATATGCCATAAAGATCATGTTGTTCAATGTCCGATATGTGGCAAAGATATAGTCTGGAATAGTACAAGTGCAATAGTTCCGTGTTCTAAAGAATGCAGACGCATCAAAACTAAACAAGATAATATAGAAAAATATGGAGTAGCCCATCCTATGAAGCTTAAATCCGTACAAGATAAACATAAAGCAACAATGCTAGATAAATATGGTGTAGAATCTCCTTTGCAGTCTGAAGAATTAAAGCAAAAAGCTAAGGATACAAATAGACAAAAGTTTGGAAGTGATTGGGCTTTAAGTAATGAAACTGTAAGAACTAAATCTCGTAATACTATGATTAATAAGTATGGAGCAAAAACTACATTAGAGAGCCAAGAACTAAAATGTAAAGTTCATGATACTGTAGTTAAAAAATATGGAAATGATAATCCTATGCAGTCTGAAGAAATAAAAAATAAAGTGAGAGCTACTAATATTTCCAAATATGGAGTAGATAACCCTATGAAATGTCAGAGAATTTCAAATAAAGTGTCTAGTACTCGAAATATTAAACTTCAAACAGACTGGAAAGATTTAGTATTATCTAAATGTCAATCTACTTGGATAGAGAATTTAGGAGTGGATAACCCATCTAAAAGCCCTGTTATCCTAGATAAGATTACATCTACTTTTATGAAGAAATACGGTGTAAAAAGAGCTGTAAATGTACCAGAATTTAGACAAAAGATGATAGATACTATGATTGATAGATATGGTGTACCATATTATATTCAATCAGAGAATGCATCATTACATACAGGTAAGATACCCATTATCAACAAAAAAAAATTTGCTGAACGATTAGATAGTTTAAACATACCTTATCAAATGGAATTTCCAATAGAATCCAAATCTTATGATTTTCGCATATTAAATACAAATATATTGATTGAAATTGATCCAACATATACACATAACATAATTGGCAATCATTGGAATAGAAACGGTATATCTAATAATTATCATTTGAATAAAACACAAATTGCAGAAGATAATGGTTATAGGTGTATTCATGTATTTGATTGGGATGATATTGATAAAATAGTAGATCTAATTAATCCTAATATTCAATCAATATATGCTAGAAATACTCAAGTATATGTATTAAATAGGAAGACTACAAATGACTTTCTAAACAAATATCATATTCAAAGAAGCTGTAAAGGTCAAACTTTATGTTTAGGATTAGTATACCAAGATGAGCTAGTAGAAGTTATGACATTTGGAAGATCTAGATATGATAAAATACATGATGTCGAATTATTGAGATTGTGTACACATTCTAGATATAGAGTAATTGGAGGTGCTAGCAAATTATTCAAATATGCTACTAAATATTATGGATTATCTAATATAATATCTTATTGTGATTTGTCTAAATTCACTGGAAATGTATACTCTCAACTAGGCATGAAATTAATTAGAAAATCACCTCCACAAGAAATATGGTCTAAAGGAAATCAAAAGATAACAGCTAATTTACTTAGACAGCGAGGATATGATCAATTATTCAATACCAACTACGGTAAAGGAACATCTAATGATCAATTGATGATTGAAAATGGATGGTTACCTGTATTTGATTGTGGTCAATCTGTATATGAATGGAAATAAATAATAAAAGACAACCTCCGAAGAGATTGCCTATAAGTTGTACGCCTCGCAAGCAATTACAACACGTTCCGTCTTGTTAATAAATTATAAATGATTATCTACTGATGATATTAATTGTTTCATACCATCATCCCTCAATTTCTGATTTGATCTGATTGAAATAGTATTTTGCAGCTTCTTCTGGACCTTCTGTGAATATTGTTTCACATTCATCTCTGTAATCGAATTCAAATGTTTGTTCGTTGCCATCGGCAAATGTTATTGTGATAAAATCTGAACCCATCATACCTTGTACTGATGGTTCGTCAAATACGTCACAACCTGAATATTCTTTTTCAAGTAATTCTACTAATTTATCAACAAATTCAATTTCCTGATCCAGATACTCATCTGAATTATGCCATTCTTCAATTGTCATGTAGTCATCGTCATAATCGTCATCATCATAATTGTCAGAATAATTATCATGATTGAATTTATTTTCTAAAGGTGTAGCCTTAAACACATCTTTACTTAATTCTACGCTATCAGGTATTGTTATGCTTTCTAAACTTTTACACCCAGAAAATGCACAATAATCAATACTTGTTACACTATCAGGTATTGTTATTTCTGTTAAACTATTGCAATGTGCAAATGCACCTTCACCAATGCTTGTTACATTGTTAGGAATTACAACATCACCACCAGGTCCGTTGTATTTCGTCAAAACATTGTCTTCTATTACAAAATCAGAATTGTCCGATGCTGCTTTAATTACTCTTTCATATTAATACCTCCGTTTATGACCTAGAAGCTTGTATCTTTCTTTGTTTTGCAGCTGCACTAGGCTTAAATACTTTATTCATAATATAACTCCTTGTATTAATGTTATTGAAATTATAAAAGGTTAATAATCTAACATTTCATCAATACAAATACATATATCGTCAATATTATCGCTTTTTATTGTATCTCTACCCAAGATATAATATTCATTTCCATCGAAGAAAATATTAATACCTCTATGAACAGAATATGGTCTATCTGTATCTATTTGATTAGAGTCTTCACATTTGTCATCTGGTAAAGCTCGCTTTAATGTAATTACTTCATGACATCTTGCACCAAGATTGCCTTTGTTATACATATTAGTTTTCTTAAATTCTGCTTCAGAATAAAAACTAGCACACATTAAACATTCATTACCTGATCTATTAGGATGATAAATCCTAAATGCCCCAATAGCTGCATCTAAATCTTGGGCATATATTAATGTCCAACCACCCTCAAAGTCGTATCCTTCTGAACCGTAAGTAAAATAAAATGCTTTCAACATGATAAATCTCCTTTATTTATTGATGTATTTATATTATATAACCATATTTCAGAAAATTCAACTTTATTAATAGTTTATTAATCTTTAAAGATTTCAACTATTTAAGCATATAATTGATTTCATTCAATAATTTATCTGAAGTAGAATGATAAAATGGATTAAAATGCAACCCTCTGTCATCAATATAAACCATTGCAGGTACTTTTCTATTAGTTACACCTACAGTGTTAGATTTATTCCAAAATTGCAGTTCGAACGACATAGCTTCTACAGGAAATAAATCTCTTTCGTTGACCCAATCAACAATTTGTTGTGGATCTCTAGTAGACATGATAACAACATTTCTGTCCTTTGTTTTTAATAACTCATTTATAGTTTCTACAACTTCTTCATTAGGATCGTCATATATTGAACCATCTTGCCAACCATTTCCATACATATGAACTACCCCATCAAAATCAAATACTATAGTTTTCTGCATAATTCATTACCTCTAATAATGTAATTAGGAATTAAATCTTCTTTTCCTCATTATTGTATTTATAATCCTCATCTAATTCTTTCAATGACCTAATCATATCAGATATGACCTTGATTAATTTATCATCTTCATTTATACTATTTAATATAGCACATATATTTTCAGATAGCCTAGTATATTCACACACTTGTTGAAGCGTAATATCATCTGTTTTAACTTTAGATTTTCCTGTGAGATAATCGGTACTTACGTTAAAATATTCGGCTATTTTAACTAAAGTGCAAAAATCAGGATGAGCTTTACCGTGATAATAATTAGAAATGGTTTGCCTTTTAACACCTAATTCATTGGCGAGGTCCTGTTGTTTCATTTCCCCCATTAATTCTCTAAATCTTGTAGGAAAGGGCGCATTATATTTATCTTTATATGATTTTGCCATTACTTTATCACCGTACCTATACCTATCGAAATTACAACTATCATACATATTATTGCTATTGCAGTTAATATCTTATCTATATTATGCATTGTTATCACCAGAATTAAAATGTATACCATATGCAATACAACCACAACGAGTATCTAAATCAATATCATCTTTTTTGTTGAATATAATTTTACTACCATCAATACAAGTCAATTCTATGCCTTGTGGTAATAAAGGTACAAACCATAATGGAATAAGAAATAGATTTTTAGTATCATTGAGCTGTTCAATTTTATCCTTATATTTATCAGGATCAGCTTTGTATTCTTCAGATGATTTTAAATCAGCAATTTCTTCATCGACATCATCACTACACCATCTACTAAATCTCATTTCTTTAGCTTGCTCAATAGTAAGACTTTTGATATCTACTAAATGCTGATTGCTGTCTTTCTTAAGAGATTTATAAAATGTATCAAATGACTCTTCTACAGACCTTTGTATTGTTTCGCTATTCCAATCATAAGAAACACATTCTGCAAGTTTATTTGCTAACCAACTAAAATGATTTTGTAATTCTACTTTCATAATATAATTTCCTCCAATACTTACAAATTAAATGGTTGTACCATCTCTTACATTATTATATAACGATTTTAAGGATATTAATACAAAATAAAAACAACCTACCTAATTACTTAGATAATAAGTAATGTAGATAGGTTGTTTAACTATTGGAGAATAGAACTATACTAAATTGATTATGATTTGTAATCTTCTAGATCTGTTCCAGGTGGTAATGCAATGAGGTCAATGTAGATATCATTTATTACGCCATCTATAACAAGATAAATTTTACCAATAACTGTATTTGCATTAACTTGATCCAAACCATTTATATCAGATGACATTCTGACATAATAATCATCGATAGCACCTACATTTTTCATTGTGTCTAATGTAGGTGTTACACCTGCATAGAATTTATTGTATGCTTGTTCATTGTTATATTGGAATGTGATAGAAATTCCGCATTTATAAGCAATATTTTCTACCGCATTTACAAGATATCTAGTTGAAAGATTTGCAAGTGCTTGATAAGTTGCAGGTGGTACTTCATATAATGTTGAGTTACCCCACAAGTTAACACCAAGATCTGGAATTTGTGTAATTACATTTACACCTACACCTTCGAGAGTTTGCCACTCATCTAATATATGTTTAGGTACTTTGTAATCAAGTTTTCCGATTTTAAGACTATGTTGTCTATTATCTGGAAGTAACCATTCATATCTAGTAGATTGATTTAAAAGCATTGCTCTTTGAATCAATAATGCTAAAAATGATGGAGGTGCGTCATTTTGTTTAGATGTACCTACATATGTATATTTACCCCAAGGTGCAAATAATGCTGAATGGGTTGAATATAATGTACCATTTACATCAAAATCTGAATTAGATGCAGAATATCTTGAAAGCTTCTGAGCATAACCCTCATCCGTTCCGCTATCATCATTATATACTCCACCACGATTTAAACATCTAGGAATATCTAAGAGTGCTGTAGCACATCTGCTATAATATGCAACTTCCATTAACTTAATATGTAATGGAGATAGGTTTGCAAGTTTTTCATCTTTTCCAAGATCTGTACCTGAAATACTAGAAATATTCTGGTCATCCCAACCTGGGCTGATGATTCGTTGAGGACTATAAGATAATTTATCTTTCAAAAGCTCATATACATAATATGCTGAAGTATATAACCATTCATTATATCTAATTGTAGATGCTGTTGCTTTATCGCATTTTGCCTTAGATCTCTGAGTTAAAACATCGATATAATCGCAAGTTTTATCTTTATCTGTAAGTATACCTGCTTGTGTATATCTTTCTGTTGCAATACTCAATGCAGATGCAAGTAATTTTTCTGATGTATCATCTTCTGTATCTGCTTTATCAGTACCTCCTGATAACATTCTGTATCCAATTGTTCCTGTGCTGTCTATAGTTAGATTTGAGTCTTCCTCATTTTCTTCAAATTTAAGACTATGTGAATATATTTTTTTATTAGAATCTTTATCATATGTAAATGTATTATCATACAATTCAGTACTATTATCAACAGTTATTTCAAGGAAATCAGACTCAAGCTCACTTATATGTAAAATAGTATCATTAGAATTATTTATATCTAATACAAATGTAAGTGTTTCAGCGGCAGTTTGAACTCCGGACGAATCTACTACATATGTTGTAAGATTCCAATAATTAAAATATTCACCTGTGTCTGAATTCTTTTGAGCTCTAGAAGATGGTGATAATTTAACTCTTAAATTGTTTCCAAATGTACCAGGATACTTTGCTGTGATGTTGAGTGTACCAGTACTTTCAATTTTGCTATCTGTTAGTTTGAAACTTCCACTTGCTTGACTACCTGGACATAATCTGCATACTAATACATCATAACCAGCAGTAATCAAGGTCATTGCCATCTGATATGAGTAATCCTTAGCTAAACGATAATTAGCTGCAGGACCTCTATAAGTAGATACAAATGACTCAAGACCTACTCTAGTAGATGGAAATCTTTGCCAAGCTGTTTCTTCTAATACATCATCTACACTTTGATATTGAGCACCCTTAGTTTTGTAGTCTACAAATGCAGGTCCCCAAGAAGCAGTGATAGGCAATGCTACAGTGGCAAATGAATTGTTACCAGTATTATATGTATAATTCTGGCTTATTTCATTTATTACTATCTGTGCCATTAGGTGTTACCTCCTGTTTAATGTTTTCATTTTCTTTTGTATTTGACGATTGGGATTTATTCTGCTGAGATTTCTTAACTGATGTATTAGATGAATTTGTTTTAGGAGGTTCCTGTTTTGTAGTTGTATTATTATCAATAGATTTGATATCTTCATCTATTTTCATCATACCTGAATCATTTATATATCCAGGCACGTGGTGAATCTCACCAGGTTTAAATTCGACACCATAAAAAGTTTTTGTGGCGAATGTTATATTTTTATAAATCAAATATATCACTCCTTCTCGTCTCTGTTATTATATAAGGTTTCATACCCTTTTGTATCCTGTTCAATTTCATAATCAAGTCTTCTTAATTTAGCAGGTGTATAAGAAGCTAATACACACCCCTCACAATTTAATGGTATTATAGATTGATAAAGTTGACCAGATTCTAGGTATTCGGCAGAACTTGAACTGCGTTCAATATTATCAGCATCTACGGTGACACCAAATCTAACTTTTCGTTTACATTCATAAGGTAATGTAATTGTTAAAAAATACATTGAAATATATTTGAATAGTAATTCTCTAATCATTTCATCCATATCAGCAGTATTAGTTGTAAGCACAGTTAATTTATAACTGAGTTTAATAGGAATTACTTTTTCATAATATAATTCATTAGTAACTGGATCTATTGTAGATAATACACCCTTATGCATACGAGTAAAATTAGCTCGTGCTGTATCTATAGGAGTATCAGGACTTCGGGTCAATGCTACAATTGGAAATGATACTTGATCTTCTTGAATTTGAGCAACTAGTTCAACTATGTGTTCTGGATCAATTACTCTAACTGCAGGATTTTCTACATTATCTGGATTGAACGAGTGTAGTAGATCATCACAAATTGCTTTGTCATATAAATAAAGCATCATTGTTCTCCTTTCTGCTCACTTGTATAGTTACCACGATAATCAGTAGGTACAGATAAGAAATGATTTGATTTATTGAATGTTTTTTCAACTTCTTTATCGGTACGACCTACTGTCTGTTTGTTATAAACAGGTATTACCTGGACTATCATATGATCAGGAGCTTGAAGATCACAAGTCAATTCTGTTACTCTAAATACTCTATCTGGCATACCAGTGTATTGACCTGATATATGAAATAAACTATCTTTTTGTAAATTAGGTAAGTTAAAACTGCAATGAATCAAAAATGGTAGATCTTTATCATTTTCAACTACCCATCCATATCGTTTATATGTTTTAACTTTTGGTGATCCATCAAAAAATATATGAGTATCCACCATTTCTGAATAACTGTCAATTAGTGACTCACCTTGTCTGTTCGAAGTAGGTAAATTTGGATATTGATATTTACAAGGGATACCTTGCATTGAAAGAGCTTCATCATATCTATTACGCATTAATTTTATATCTTCACCAATTAAATTAACTGACATAATCTGATAACCCTCCTCCTAGTTTATATAGTATATTTATAATATGCCGATTTTGCACATCCTGAAGTAATGTTGAAATAAGTTGCTATGTTAGATATAGCTTCTTTAGATGTGTTGGAATTCAATTTTATAGATTGCAATATATCAATATTTTCAGCATTCCATTTCATTCTTTTAGTTTCAAAATTTTTAGATTTACATTCAGATTTGAATCTATCTGGAATTGAAACAGTAGATATCTTATATTCAATTTCAGGATTATGACGATCTGCCCTAGATGTCGGATTTCCGTTAATATCAATTAAACCGTATTCTTTCAATACAGATCTAATGCTATCTTCATCACAGGCATATAATTCAGAAAGTATAGTTATTTGTATCATGTAATCAGCACATCTTCTATAACTTCTACAAATCTCACGTTTTTCAACTTCATTAAAATCTCTATGATAATATTTTAGTGAGTATCGTATAACTATCGCCTCTTAATCATATATCTAATATAAGGTATCAGGTGTTGTCCCATTCATCATAATCACTAGTGATTTCATAAACACAATTACCATTGATATCTATAATCGAACCACCTGCCCAATGAATTCCACCAAATTCATCAGAATTGCTTTTCTCTCTTAAACAATTCAATGCAGTCTTAAAGTCGCCCTCTATAGATTCGGAATCACATTCCATCGATTCGCCCTCAACACCATTAGGATACCAATACCAATCTATAGTATACACTTCAGTAGAAATATCGTCAGATGATTTTATCACTCGTTTCATATGTAATACCTCCAGTTAATTGTGTATCATGCATTGTCTTCTAATACATCTGAAATATTAGCAACATATCCATATAACCATGACCAATTCCATCTATGTTGTTTGCTAATTGCAGATATATTAATAGCACTTCCATCTACTAAAGATTGTTTGAATTCTTTATCAGACGGAGAATATGCATTATTTAACCAATCTTTCTTATTATCTACTTTAAATCCTACAACATACCATTTAAACACCTGCACGCCGTGTTCATAATGATATACATTCAATATACGAATTTTATCATATTTAAGTTTATCTAAAGTTAATAAGTAATCAATTTGTTCGCCTGTTAGATTTTTATTAGGTTGATAAACAACTAAAAATCCATATTTAGCAAGCTCATTAATTATTTGAATAGGTGTAAATTCAATAACGATGTTATCATTATTATCATATTCATCAATGATGTTACCTCGTGCATTTATTATACAAGCAAATAACACTCCAAAATCATCATGATTGACTGATATGCGAATACCAGTCAATCGTTCATCATTGATAAAATCTGATACAGATATATGAAGTTTTCTACTATTATTAGACTGACATTTAGATAATTGATGCCAATCACTTATCTTAAATCTAAGCGGTTTTTGATTCATTATTAGATACCTCACATACAGACATACTAGATGATTTGCTATCTTTTACATAATTTTTAAGTTCAGTTTGAAATGGTCGTAATTGATCCATATCTACCTCAGGGTATTCAGAAAAATATCTAGCAATCATATCTATCTTTAGTTTGAAATAAAGAATACGGATGTCTGTAGATGATAATTCTGGATGCTTTTCAACAAATATAAAAAATCTTGTAACTACACTAGAAAATGCTTTATGCACAATGGCATCTTCTTTAGATAAATCAGCATTTTGTAATGTTCTAAAGTTAGTAGTATTATATTGTTTTAATTCTTTGAAGAATAGATGAGATAGTTCAAGTTGATTATATTTCACCCATTCCACCTCCTTCACCCTCAGTAGGATCTAATTTCCAATTGTTTACATCTGCACCCATTTGTGGGAATACTTCAGATAATATTTCAACAAGACCTTCAACATAATCCTGTGAACTTGAAACACCTGCATCTTTAAGCAATTGAACAAATGTAGTAGCTTGACTTAATGCAGCATCACGTTTTTCAAATTGAATAGTAGATTGTTGTGTTATGATTGGATTCATGTGAAGATCAAACTTATCTACATATCCTGAGAAACCTCGTTCTTCAAAATATATATTCAATGCTTTTCTCCATCCAGCCATATACGCTGTTTCTAATCTTTGAAGAGAATTAGCATACAATGCAGATCTTTGAGATAATACAGAACCTGCACCACCTAGACCTTCATTACTAGAAAAATTCATTGCTTCCTTTGGAACACCCAGTACTGATAATTTCTTATCTTGATAATATGTAAGAATAGCTGAATTCTGGTCTGCATTTTCTTGCATATTCAAATCTGTAATAGATATAGGATCAGCACCATTTACCTTCGGCAAGAATATGAAATTATTAGGACTTTGAGGATTTACATAACTTTGAACATCCCCATTATTTGTATTGATAGATAATTGTTGTTCAATAGTATTTTTAAGCTGCAAGAGTGTATCTTGTATTTCTTCATCTTCAACACCCTGACCACAATCTACGCTTACAAATCTTATTACTTTAGATAAGGATGAAAGTATTACTGCGTCTTCAAGTAAATTAAGTGTTTGTGTAGGTTGAACCGCACGTTCCATAAGTGGTTGAGCAAATTGAATATCATATGTTTCAACTTCATTATTGTTATCTCGTACATCAATTGTATAATCACCGAGTAATCCACCCAACGAAAAATGAATAACAGCTGACTCTGGATAGCTTATACAAGTAGGCATATTATCTTGAGATGGTTTATATATGTACCCTGCCGGTTCCCCTTCATGCCATAAATGAATTATATCCTCTGGAGGTACTTTAGTTGATGGTACGATGTCAAAATCATTATTAGGAATAGTATTATTATCTAATGCTATTTTAGATTGACGACTTGTTGTATCTGTTTTATACATTTCAGTAGTAGGAATATATAAATTACCGATTGTAGCTAATTCAAGAATATGATCTCGTGCATATGCATTTACATTCCAGCGATCAAATAGATCATTTATAACCTCTGCAAGATCTGAATCATCGGCTGTTGCCCAAATGATTTGACCTGCTGTATTTGTTGTAGTAGCATCAGTAGCATAATAAGACAATGCTGTGCTAATCTGTGAATCAGCTGCAAGTGCTCGCATTGTGTCAATTTGTGTTTGAATATCAGCTAAATCAGTATCGCCTCTAAGATCTGACATCCTGAAAAATGTACCTGATATAATTTGTTTTAATAATGACACATTGTTTTGTTGTTTCTTAGGAAATAATTTATCACGTATTCTTGATTTCATCTACTTTGTGCCTCCATATGGAACAGCATACCAATTCCAAGTATATTGTTCATGACCGGGTTCACTATATACTTTATAACCATCTTCTTTGAATTGATATGTTAATTTAGATTTCTTTTGCTCATAAGTTGTATCATCTATTACTTGTGCAACTACATCACGCTTTTTACAATGTAAGTTTGTAGATGCTGTAATATCTAATTCTGGATAGATCAATCGTTTCATATTAACACCTCTATAAAAGGTTCTCTTTTAAGTCAGAATCTATTTCATATTGATTGAAAAATCCAACTTCATCGAATACAGGTACACCTAATATTTGTGCATTTTTCAGCATTACACCATTTATACCTTCCATAGTACTTCCTGTTATTATACAATCTACAGAATTAGAAAATTCAGTAGTAACTTTAGCTGAGTAACTTTGTAAAATAGCAGTTATTTCTGATACATCTCCATGAATAAATTTACCTGTTATACAAATTAGTTTATTTCTAAATATAGGAGCGCCATCAAATTTTTTATCGTTGTCCACTATCTTGATTTGTTCCGTAGAAAATAACAATGTTGATAAATCAGATAAATTATAATCATCTAATAGCCAATTTATAAATTTATTTACATCCGGATGTGATATATCTAAATCTGTAGATATTTTATTTGGATGATTAATATAGTATTCAACTGACTTCAAACTATTACTACATTTATTTGCAAACAATGTAAATATATCATCTCTAAGTATAATTGTAATTGGTACAAGTGATTTAATTACTTTAGCAATAGTCATATCTACTGTTACAGATTTATATAGGTCTAGTGTAAATAAATCAGGAATACATGTTATCTCCTTGTTATCAATCCAATGTCTAATTACTTCATTTGTAGGCACTGGTAAATTTGCTACAGTTAAAAATCGAGTAATACATGGTAACATCCTAGATGGGCAATGTATATCTGGACACTGGGCTATTCCTTCTTCAGGAATTGTAAAGGATTTACCACAATAAGAACATTCTAATTTATTACTTCGTTTATCTCTAATCTTACCATCAGTAGATGATGTAAATATAATTTGATAACCTGAATCTAATATTACAAGTGAATTAGTTTGGATGTTGTAGTTTACAACTTCTGTATAATCAACACAAATGAAATTAGCTGACTCATCGTCTGTTTTCTTATAGATTTTAGCTTTTATATTTCCATAATCATCTACATACTTTACAACTCGAGATACAATGAATTGTGTCATTCTAGTTGATACATATTTAATTTCAGCATTACTTGATATGATATAACTTGCAATCAATGGGAATTGGAATGGATACTGTGGAGTATCAATTAGATCTATAAATCCTTGTCTATCAAAACCAGTAGGTACAAGATATCCAGGTAGAACTTTAAATCCTGACATTGATAGCCATTGACGAATAGCTACTACACCATGAAAAGGTGTTGCTAAACTATCAGCATCTCCTGCGTGAAAACTAAATTTTGATGGATTAAGTTTGAATTTAGTTAATAATTCATTTTGAACACAATCAGGTAATAATCCAGGATTGTTGCATAATTCAGATGTATATAATACACCCTTTACCCAAGTTGTTCCGTTTAATATACCTATTTTCAATGGGACTATATTGTTATGGATTATAATTTCAAGTACATCAGAAGTTATTTCTGTATTTCTATCCTCAAAACCTAAAAATACCTTATGTAGATTTCCATTTTCATTATATTGTAGTCGAATCGGAATACCTACAGGTACAACTGTTAAAAAATCTCCTGCGTTAAGACAGTTTCCTACATACATTTGACTTTACCTCATTTCATATTTATAATGTATATTAATATTTATTATATAAACCAGGAAACATTGATGGTAGTTGTGCTGACCTCACATCTTTTGTATTCATATTACTGTTTCTAGGTCCATTTACTGATGAAATTACATTTGCTATTTTCTTACCTTGAATTGGAATTATCCCACCCTTCAGTGTAGCATTCCATATACTACCTGCAAATGAGTCACTCATATCTTTTGAGCCTCCAACTGGGTGATCTGTACGACCTGTTGTACTGTCTCTTTCAAGATGAACTAATTCATTATTAAGTAGTTCTACTTCTAACATATCAACTCGTTCTTCTAGTAAAACTGATCGTAGTGCTATGTATCCGTCAGGTGTTCTATCAAGTGATAATTTATCTACTTTAAAACCTTGTGCTTCTAAAAGTTGTCCCATGTATTCACTTTGAAATTGGTCTCGACTTATGCCTGCAATATTAAAACCTTGTCGTCTTAACCAACATATAAAATTAGTTATTTTATCGTAAGGTATCTTATCCCCACGAGGCGCTTCAATTGATACAGAAAATACATGAGTAAATGTAGGAACAGATATTGTTTGTTGTTTACCATTTTCTGAAGATGTTTCTGTATCCTTTCGACCCGTTATAGCTACACCCGAAATACCAGTCTTATCTGTATTCAATGATAAGTCAAGATGAATATACATAGGACATCGTTTCACATTAGGCGACACTTCGTTCATATGGAAGTATTCTTCTATAGTTTTATTATCTTTAAACCCTAACTGCAAAATGTCATTATAGAAAGGATTACGCCTTGATTTATTTATACATTTATCAATAGAATCTTGAGTGATAAATGATAATGCACCTATTACTGCTATACCTGCAAGGTCCCTTAATGCTACATCAAAATCTGCGACAAAATCTGGACGCATATCAATAGGTGGATTCAGTAATCTAAATCCTTGAGATTTGAGATCTTCCAAGGCTTCTGGAAAACATTGATTGTCAGGGACAACAAGACCTCTTTGATGTTGATCACCAATTGCAATATAAAATCGTTCATCACTAAATGTAGATGGAGGTAATACTTCCCATTGTGGAGCATCTGACACATACATATGTTCGCCGGCACCAGAGTTCAATTGAGTTGCTACATGATCTTCCATAAATGAGCTATCCGCATTTTTCGAACTAATAGCAATAATTTTACCAAATACTTCACCACCATGTTTGAATGTACCTTTAACACGGGCTGTTATAGTGTCATATGTTTCCTTCATATGCTTCTTAGCTTTATTAACATCTTTTACGCCAGCTTTACTAAAGTTACATTCATCAAGGAACCCTACAAATACTTGTTTACCCAAACCATGTGCTGCATCAGAACCGTAGTCAATTGTTATTCTTCCACCTTCAGGTATATAATAGAAATTCCTATCACTATCTGAAAATGTTCCATGCGCATTGAACCAAGGACTCTCTTTTAATGTATCATTAAATTCTCTGTATGCTACCCCACGAGCTAGATCTTTTGTTATATTGAAGAAGAGAATTGAAAATATAGATATTTCTTTCTTATTGAAATATTTCTGAGGATTTCTTAAGCACATCAAGCGATATAACATATATGCTGTAATAGTAATTCCTGTAGATGATTTACCAATACGAGTAGCACCTGTTAGTATGATTTCGTGATACTTGTTACCTGCATCAAAGATTTCATTCATAGTATTTCTCCAGAATGGATATACGGATTGACCACATCTATTAGTTTTACCTAGATAAGTTTCAGATTCTATGAATGTATTTATATCTACAGGTATTTCTTTATAATCTGCAAGCCATATATCTTGATATGTTTTAGAATATCCAGTATCGCTTAATTCTTGTAAAATTTGTAGGAGGTATTTCTTTTCATCTTCAGTGGCAGTATTGTATATCTTTTGAATTCGTTCGGGGAGATCATCAGTTATGATATCATCTTGTAGAATGTTATCCAACTAAAACTCACCCCGCATTCAACTGTTTAAGTATATTAGATGCTTTTGTTCTTAGGCCATCACGTTTTTCTGGATCAAGTATTGTAATATTTGAATGATTATCTTCAGGTTGAACTAAATCCATTACAGCAAATTCTTTAACATCCATATATGGTTGAAGTAGTTTATGTGACTCAATCATGCTTTTCTGTAATTTTTCTTGAACATTTAATAACATCATCATAGTTGCAGGATCTGAATTGACATTATCAATTGTATTTTCAATAGATTCATATAACTTATCTTCAAGTTTATCCATTAGTTCAGTATACTTGATAATTCGTGAAAGTTGATGATATATTCTCATTACAGTTATATTTTGAATTGCATTCACCATAGAAGTTGAATTATCAGATGAACACGCCAATAAAGACGCCCTCATTTTTGAGACGCCTTCTTTTTGTTTACTATATAATGGATCCAAAATTTGATAATCATCAACGGTTTTGATGTCATCCATAAGTATTCCTCCGGAATTATTTATTTGATTTAAGATCAAGTAATACTACACTTAAGTTTGCTATTGCTTCTCGAGCAAATACATTCGATTTGTCTTTAGTAGCAATATCACCTAATGAATTTATTGCACAATGAATATAGTTCATTGCGTCTTTATATACTGCATCTGTTGCAGCTGCATTTACTGATGTATTAGTTTTATTTACATTAGTATTTTTTGTTATTTTCATAATACATTCACCTCATGAAAAGATTTTAAACTTGCATACACTTCATCAGTAGAATCAAGTAATTGTTCAAAACTGTCAAACGCTGTATCAAGTTCCTCATCTTTTTCATCTAACTTGAATCTAACATTGTTTTTAAGAATATGCAAACATATTAATATCTCTGAAATATTAGGAAATCGTTTATATGATGCTACTTCTAAATTAGCAATGGACTCAACTGTTTCGAAATCCCATATATAATTTCTTAAACATTTATATAAATCTATATAAGCAAGTTGTATTTCATTTGAAGTAATCATATTATATCTTTCAACCCTTCAATTGTTTCATTAATTAATCGGTCAATCATAACTGAATCTAGCATATTGTTATGATTAACTAAAGAATTTAATTCTCTATCAATATTTGCATCTTGTATTGATATCATGTACTGTATAAAAAATTCAGAAAATGTTAATTTAGGTAAATCATTTATGTAACCTTTAACTGTTTCTAGCATTATAAATTTTCCTTATTTTATAGAATAATTCAAATACATCTGTATTTGATGGAATTGTATCAACAGATTTAATATGTTTTATATCTATGTCATAAAATAATTGTAATGCTTGAATACTATTAGATAACTGTTCCAATGTAGGAATTCTTATAGTTTCTCCACCTGCATATTTACATAATTCAATTAGAGACTCATGCCCTATTATAGAAAATAATTCTGGCAACCAAGCAAATTCAGGCTCATCATGAAGAGGCGGCATAAGCCCTAATAAATAATGGAAATCTAATTCTTCTGTTACAGGCAGTTTATTTTTCATCTATAACACCTTCAGTTACAATACCATCATCAGTATTATCAACTAATTCAGAATCGTTAGCAGGAATAGAATCAATATCACATTCAAATACAATAGCATTATCTGTTCTTGCAAGACGATTGAATTCTAGATTACCACACATATATTTGTTTGAATCTAATTTTTCAATAACCATTGTCATTATGTTATTTAGATTGACATTATCATTGTAATATATCCAAACTTCATTGGCTTTTAATGACACTCTGCTTACACCATCAGTATCTGGGCTCAAATTTAATAGATGTTTAATATCAGCCGGCAATGTCATTGTATCAATATGTAGATCTGTTGCAGAATCAATATCTTCATTTTCAGTATCATCTGAAAGCGAATTATCATTTAATTGATCATCGAGTTGATCATCTGAATTATTATCATTTAACTCATCGTCATTATCTAGATCATCATTGTCGTCTTGGATAGATGATTTGCCTGATGGTAACGGTTGACCATGAAATGTTCGTGAAGCTGGACGATTAGAAGAGCGAGACTTATTGTTTGATTCTGAACTATTCGAATTATCATTAACCTCAGTATCAGCTCCACTATTTGAAGATTGAGTATGTGGTAACGAATCTTCGTCTAAATATTCTTCCAACTGCATAACCAGCTCTTTATTGATAGGGTCGGCTAATGCTGCTTGTATTTTATCTTTTCGCTTACTTGCTTTATACAATTTAGATGCATATATTGCCTGCATTAGTAAGTTCCTCCATCTCGTCTCATATAGATATATGGTTTATCCGGGTTATCATGTTGTAAAATATATGAAAAATAAAGAAATAGTATATCATCATTCTCTGTATTTATAAAAGAAAATTTATATATATGTTGACCTGGTTTCTTATTCAATGTAGTTGAATTTATTCTCAACCATGGTTTTCCTAATTCTTTTTGTATATTTTCGAGTATATTTGATTTAGTATTAGGTTCAACTAACTTATCAATATCAGCATCAACATCAAACAATGTATAATATCTATTTACATCTTCAGGTATTTTTAACCATATATCATAGTTTAAATCATTTATATTTATAACTTTTGTATGTGCGGCATATTCTGAATAAGGATACAATAAAAATTTATCAGAATTACAATTCATTTAATCACCCAAAACTTATGATATGTAGATTTGGTACTTCTACACCATCTTTTGAAGTAACTGATTCAACCGTATAACCTAATCCTTTGAGCTTAGATATGATATAAGGACTCATATATCCAGTATATTTAAGTCGTGCTTCTCCTGTATTTGCTGCATTATTTATAGCATAAGCTATTGTCATTTCTTCAATGTCGTCTAATGCAGTAGCTGCTTGTGCCTTTGCTTCTTGGGCACTAATTAGTATACTCATATCTTCTTTAGCTATCATAGTACCAGTCCTCAATATTAATTATCATATATATAAAAGGTTTCAATTAATATGACGCAACATAATATCATTTTGTAAATGAAATACATTGCGTCTTTAATATAATTTATTTTATTTCAGTATGGTTAATATGTTCACCGCAGTCAATAAGTAAATCAACACCTGTTATACTTTTATTCATACACATGAAATATATTGCATCTGCAATTTCTGATGGTGAAATCCATTTATGTAATATATTTTGTGCTTCAACAGCTTTGAATTTAGATACATCGTCAATGATATGTCCATTCATTTCGGTAAACACTGGACCAGGCGATATACTTACACATCTGCCGCCCCAAGTTGCCATCTTCTTAGCCAATTGTCGAGTATAAGCTAATACTCCACCTTTACTTGCAACATATTCTCGATTTTCAATTCCAATATGAGCTGAGGTTGAACATATATTTACAACACAATCAGTATCAGAAGTGACAAATTTATCTTCAATTTCAAATAAAGAAGTTAAATTTACAGCAATAGCTTTATCTGATTGGTCTGTGCCTGCATTGTTAATTATGAATTCAAATGGTTCATTTATATTCATACAGCTAACAATGATATCTGCAGCAATTGACATATCACATTGAATATGATTATAATTAAAGTGATTTATTTCTCCAGGTAAAATATCTATACCATATACTGTAAAACCCTCGTTAAGAAATAACTTAGCAGTAGCTAAACCTATTCCTTTAGATGTACCTGTAATCAATACATTTCTTTTTCTTGACATATGGTTAGTCCTCGCATTTCTTTTCAATGAAATTCTTAAGCGGTATGATAATTGGTTTAGATGCAATTAATTCATATAGTATCTTAATTAAATATTCTATAGGAAATAATGACCAACCTAATCTCCAATCTGGATACACACCTATCATAACAGCAACAATTGTAAATGTTAATGTATCAAAGAATTGTCCTACTGCTGTAGAACTTACAAATCTAATTATCATATTCTTAGGATGTTTCTTTTTAAGATATATAAGTACTTCACTATTGATTAAACTGCTAACTAAAAAAGCTATAGTACTTGCTAACCCAGCTGTCCATAAATCTGGAATAGAACTGCTAGCCGGATCAGAATTGCATCTATCTACTAAATAAAATATTCCAGCTACTATCCACATTATTCCAAAACTAACTATCATGGCCAAATTATTTTTACGGCCATATAATTCAGTTTGTAAATCATCTACAATGCAAGTGATAGGAAATACAAATATTGCACCAGTAATGGCAAGTTGAAATGTAATTCCAAATATTGAAAATTCTCTTCCACCAAATACAGGTATGAATACACAAACTGTAATGTTACTTACGATAAGAGCAATAGTTTGAACCATTGTAAGTATCCAAAACATTGTTTGTTTATTCATCTTATGTACACCTTTTTCAATACCAAGGCTTTCTTTCATATAAGTTAATAATTTAACTTGGAGGTTTTTCATAAGGTTTTAGCTCCTAACTACATTGATTTAATCTTCTATTTTATTACCATATCTATCAAGTCCGTTTGCTTCAAATGCAGCAGTTCTATCAATACATGTGCCACATTTACCACAACCTCCTGGAACACCTTCATAACAACTATGTGTAAGATTATAAGGTACAGGATTAGATAAAGAAAGTCCTGCTTCTACAACTGCCGATTTGTTCATATCTACAAATGGAGTAACAACCTCAATTTTTTCATAAGTACCAATATAAATTGCTTTGTTGATTGCATCTGCAAATTCTTGAGAGCAATCGGCATATGCATTTCCAGCAGCGTCATCTGCATGAGCACCATACAATATAGCAACACGCTTGCCAGGAAATACACTATCTGCAAATGATGCTGCAGCTGAAAGCATCAAACCATTCCTAAATGGTACATAAGTTGATACTCTACCTTCCCCATTTTCTGCAATTTGTTCAGCATATGATTTTTCAGGAATATCTTCTGTACTACTTGCAAGCAAAGAACAATTAGAAAATCTCATTACACAAGATAAATCAATTTCATCTAATGTTACATCATAATACTCTGCAATTTTCTTAGCAGATTCAATTTCAAGCTCATGACGTTGCCCATAATGTACACTCAGAGCTTTTACATTTTCAGAACCATATGCATTTACTGCAATACCAAGACAAGTAGACGAATCTACTCCTCCTGAAAGTAAAACTACACATTTGTCATATGTTTTTCTATTTTTTATACACATAATATTTATCCTCCATATATTAAGTCGTTAAATAGGTAAATCGAAGAGTTTCTTAGATTTAGTAGTATTATCTGGTTTATACGGATTTTCTTTCAAAATCTGCATTATACTATACATACTCAAAGCACATCTGGCAGCATGAGATTCTTGTAACTCTTCAATTGTTAAACCTAACGATTCTACATAATCTGTTAATTTTTTCAATGCAAGATCATCTGCAGTTTCAAGAAAACTTAAACTCGATTTAGATCGGGTAGTCCTAGCTCGCTTAGAAATAGAAATAACTCCAAACTCAGGTACAAGAATTTTATTATAAGCACCTATAAGTCTATGTGAAATACTATCTGCAGAATATGTAGGTACCTTTGACAGTGCATCAAGTGCTGTCATACCAAATAAATGTGTCCTAACATTAGGATTACTAGATCTAGCAATTATATCATATACATTTTTCATATATACATTCTTAGTTTTTTGAGCTGTATCGTTCGCAGGTGAAATACCTAAATAAGTTAAGGGTTTACCATTTTCATCTTTCCATTCCAACATACGCTTCAACACATCAAATGACTCACCATAATGAAATACAGGAATTAACTTTTCAGGAGATTTTAATTTTCCATACATATACAAAAAATTCTCCCAAGATAATCTTGCAGATCTGTCATAATCCTCTTTTGACTTAGGTTTACCAAATGTACCAGGAATAGTATCCAGCTGTGCGATTGCGTGTATATGATCATCAATTGAATTTACAAAACTTATGTATTCTTCTAAATCGACAGTAGCCTTTCCTGTATGAACAGAAAAGGCTCCACTATCAATAAACAATTGTCTAACTACACCGTCAGATTGATATTTTAACATCTCTTTTATAGAATTTCTATCTAACTGAGAAACTAATACATCAATTGGTTCATATCCTGGCATAGATGTGAGAATTTCTGCCATTTGTTTAGTTAATCCACCACTGAAAAAATATACCATTGACAACATCCTTTCAATAAAATAACATAGTAATTGTATGAAATTAATTTGTACGAGGTCTATGTTTGATATTATCAGACATTACTGCTAATTTTCTTGATTTTTCAATATCTTTATATTCATCAATAGCATATGTTGAAAATGGGAGAATTGAAATACCACCTCGACTATTGAAATCACCATAAACTTCTATATATTTTGGATGAAGTAATTTAACTAAATCTTGACATATAGTTTCAATACAATCCTCGTGAAAATCACCATGATTACGAAATGAAAATAGATAAAGTTTGAGTGACTTACTTTCTACTAAATATTTATCAGGAATATATGAAATATGTATAGTTGCTAGGTCTGGTTGTCCTGTTTTAGGACATAAGCTTGAAAATTCAAAACAATCAAGATTGACGATATTATCGCTACCAATATGTTTATTTTTGAATTTTTCAAGAACGGTTGGATCATATTCTGTAAGATACTTAGTGTTTTGATTACCTAGTAATGTTACACCCTCTAAATCTCGTTCTGGATTAGTTTGATTACTCATTTATAATTCCTCCTTGAGCATTGTTGATATACTTAGTATCCACAGAAGTAGTTTCTACTTCTGCAATATCAGGTTCAACATTATTGACAAGTTCACCATAGTAGTGTGGTTCTCTACCCTCAATAGTTGCAATAATTAATTCCATACCATTATATAAACCCACTGTATATTGGTCATTAATATTAGTATCTTCTTTTTGTGCAGATAATAATTCTAATGCATCAGCTAATCTATCAGCTACTGTATTGTTGTCTAACATGTTGATTTCCTCCTATATATAATATAACGATTTATATTGATTATATTTAACCACCATATTTTATTTCAAATAATAATTTTGCTAGTATAGCATTTGTTGATATTCGACCTCGAGCTAATTCTTTAAGACATTCATGGCCAATATTCCAAATATATCTAGGATTATTTGAATATGTTTTAGAAGACTCCATGATGTATCTTATCACTAAATCAACAGGTGTAGGTGTGTCATCTTCATATTTTTGAAGTTTCCAACATAAATTAGATATACTATCTTTTGAATCAAATATATCGTTTAATTTATGATAATAATCAATTTGAGATTTATTCATATCTAATATCATATGAATATCATTTAAAGTTCTGGCACATTGAAATATGGTATATTGAGCCATATATTTGTATTTATTGGAATCAATACTATCTGCATAAGAAATTAGATCTATTGCAGTAGGAGGTGCAACTGAAACAACTGCACTTCTGCTTATGATTGTATCAGGAACTTGTTTTATATTTCTACAAGTTACTACAATATATACAGAAGATAATGGCTCTTCTAGAAATTTAAGTATAGAATATGAAGCTACAGGCAATCCTAAATCTAAATTTTCAATACATAGTACTATAGATGTTCCTGTTTGGTAACAATTATTTATAGCATCCTTGATTGTCTGAACTTTAGGTTCAATTATCTGGAAATCATCAATATTTAACATCTTGCTATATTGCTTTGCTAAATATGTTTTTCCACTTCCTGTAATACCCTCAATCATTATACTATGTTTATCATTAGAAGCAAGATTATTTAATTGTTGTAAACTCTCCGCTTGACTTGTAAGAATCATAGCATAACCTCCACAGATGGTATATATTTGAACTGCAACAAACCTAATAAATATATTATACTATTTTCAACTTTATAAGATGAATGAGAACGAACTTTCTTCAATTCTTCATAAGTATTCATGAACATATTGTATATATCAGGTTTTGTCCAATTTGATACATATTCTTTAATATCAGATTGTGCATACTTATTATCCATAAGTTTTTCTAATTCTAACATAGTATTTAATATAGCATAAAATATTTGATCAATATTATCAGAATATGATTCTAAAATAGATAATGAATATGCAAAATTTCTAGATGCAATTCCTATTCTAAATTGGTTCTCTGTAGTAGAATCAATACATCCAAATGTTTTTGATAATGTTTTATCATCATATGATGATTTAGAAATATCTGCATAAGCTAAAGAATTACATATATTCCAAGCACCCTTATAATCAGGTCTATGATTTATTGCAAAATCAATCAATTTCACATCTAAATTTGGAAAATCAGATATCAAGTATTTCTTTATGAACTTAGTGTTTACTGCATCAAACGAAACTGTATAATTAGATAGATGCTTACTGCATTTTGATGAATGTTTAGGTGATTCATATATACAAACAATAGTTCCAATGATTTTAGTAGACTCGATATTTTTGAATGTAGAATCTGATATAGATTGAATAAAATCTTCATCATACCTGGCAATATATAATTTAGGAGTTAAAGGTATTAAGTGTTTAGTTCTCATCATACTTAATACATCATTTACACTCTCTATTTCAACATATTCACCATTGTAATGATTAACCAATGATTCAAGATATTTTGTCTTTATACCAAATTCTTGACCAACAAATATATAAAACTTACCAGGATTACCTCTTAATATTTGTTGACCTGCTTCTTGAATACTTAACATTATTGATTACCCCACGTTTTCAATCATATGTTTAAATGCAAATATGTGCATCAAATAAATATCTTCATCATTCCATGTAAATGATAAACAACAATTTTCTAAATTTGACGCTAACTTTTCGAATAGTTCAGATTCATTTACATTTATATGTTTTGATTTTATTTTGAATGTATTTAATTCATTTAAACAATCACAATCTCTAGCAGATATTATACACCAAGTATGACGTAAGTTTTGTGTACCATTGTCTGTGAATACTACAGGAACTTTAAATTTTGACATTGCCTCAGACTTAATCTTTAACCAAACACTATGATTAAAGTAAATTTTAGCTGTTCTTTCAACATGAGTTTTACATTCACCTAAATACCTATCCGAAATTATATCACCAGGATGAAAGTTTCTAGCACCGCTGCCAACTACAACATCCCAATTTAAGTAATCTGCAATCATATTTTCTTGAATGTTGCTGAAATGCTTAGTTGCATCATTTTTCATTAGATGTTCCCTTCTATGCTTACACCGTTTATGTCATCAAGAATGTAATTTTTAAGTTTATTGAAATAATCAGGATTATCATTCAAAAAATCATATACTTTACCTAATCCATTCACTTTAAGCGGTTTCTTACCATCTTTGATATTAGGGTCATCGCATTCTAAAACTTCACCTGTATACGGATCACATATTGTGAACCATGCTCCACCTTTCTTTATGATTCCATACTTATTGATTGCTAGTTTAGCATAATCAAAGTCGGGTCGTATTCCAGAATCGCACATAAGATAGTATGTACCTTGTTTCCTATCCCATGGTGCACTTTTCTGCTTTACAATTTGTGCATTAATCAAATATCCAGCAGGATTTTCAGTTCTTACAGGCTGTTCATTACCTAAGAAATCCACTGGTGCCCCAATTCTGAAATTGATTCTTAACGATGCATAAAATTTAGGTGACTGTCCTCCTGGGGTATTTACAACATATGGGTTATCCATATTATCTCTTACTTGATTTATATAGAGCAATGTTACCTCATATCTAGTTAGCATTGGTACAATTTTTCGGAAAAATACTGAAAGTAATCCAGCAAGTGCTGCAACTGTTCTTTCGCCATATTTCTTTTCGAGTTCGGCTCTAGGAATAAGTGATGGAATAGAATCCAATACAATCAATCCTACTTCCCCAGTTTCAACAATTTCTTGTACCATCTGTAATATATCTTCTGCAACAACATCAGGTGGTTGCATCACATCAATAGAAGATTCATCAATTCCAAGAGTCTTAGACCAAGCTCCATCAAAGGAATGTTCTAAATCAATATACAATACCTTTTTTGGGCCTAAGTCTTCTACATCTGCTAATTCTGAATTAGCTGCTTTATCACCGTTAGCAATCTTATCACGTAATAATGCAACCTTATCTTGATATTCTTGTTGAAAAATATCTATTGCATTTTTACAGATATCAACAGAGGTGGTAGTTTTACCACCACCTGGTAATCCAAAAAACTCTGTGACTTTATTTCTTGGAATACCCCCATATGTACACCAATTCATAAGTGGTGATGAAAATGGAATCTTTTGACCTCGAGCTGCATGAGCACCGTCCATAAGAGACTCACAATTCCAAGCTTTCTTCTTTTGTTTAATAATATCAGCATAGCTTCCTGCCATATGCTATTCATCTCCTATATCAAATATGATTTAACTTGTTATATATGTTTTAGTTGTAGAATCACGATTAGTTACAGATTTATATTCAGGCAACTCTTCTCCTGCATTAGTAGGACTTACTGGATTTACACATTCAGTTTTCTTACGTGCATCCCATAATTTTTTAGCACTCATTATAAGCTCACGAGAAAATGATATCTCATTTTCTACGCGTGTTATAACTACATTATATGCAGTTAATAACAGTTTATCTCCTATCATAGTATTATCTATGATTTCTTGACGCTCTTTTGTAGTTAATTTATGATCTGTTAAATTATTTTCAATCTCTGAAGCTAATTGTTTATTTCTTAATTTAACAACTTCTTGATTAAGTCGTAATCTATTTAGATTTTCAGACACTGTAAATAAATTAAGAGGTGTTAGTGTAAGAATATCTGATAACTCTTCATCTGTAATAGGTCTGGATTTTGATTTCAACCGTTCAAACAAATTGCGAGTATCTTCAAAATATTCATTGAATAAAGTATCATATAATTCGTCACACCAATTTTGAATTGCATCTATATCTTCTTGAGTTTTAGATTGAATATCTTTTAAATCAAAAGTTTTCATATGATTATCTACCTCATTATGATTTTTTAGGTATTGTACAAAGATATGTTAGAGCTATTTCTTGTTGATAGTTTGTAGTTTTAAGTTCTTGATTCAATTTGACTAATTTATTTGCAAGTTTTAGACAGATAGTTAAATGAGCAGAACTATATTTGGAAATCTTATCAACATAATGTGACGGAATCATAGTAGCATTTATATCTTGCAACAATATATATTTTACTATATTTATAACGAATGAGTGAAATTCTTCAAACCATTTTACAAAGTTTACACCTGAATTATAAACCATATGTACTGTTTCTGCAATTGATTTATTATCTTTTTTAGCAATCGCCTGTAATAACCTAAAATAGTCGTCATATTTAGGTAAATTTAAAGCTTTTGATAATGTTTCTGATGATATATCATTACTGTAAGCTAACGCCTTATCGAGTAATGTCAAAGCATCTCTCATACCACCATTAGCAAGTTTAGCAATAAAATTAACAGCATCTTCTGTATATGTAATATTTCTTCCTTCTGAAATTTCACAATCTAATACATATTTAAGTCTATTATATATCCCATCTAAACTAATTTTTGACAATTGAAATGTAGATACACGAGATAAAATTGTATCAGGTATCTTTTCAGGATTTGTAGTACAAAACATGAATATACTTTTAGCAGGAGATTCTTCTAATGTTTTTAATAAACTTTGCCAAGCTTGAGAAGATAGAGAGTGGCACTCGTCCACGATAAACACTTTATAGTTACCTACCACTGGATAAGATCGAGCTTGTTGAATTATATCACGCATAGACTCTACACCACTGTTGGATGCAGCATCAATTTCAATAGGTTCACCTTTATTATTGTTAAGCACATTTGCCATAATTCGGGCGGTCGTTGTCTTACCTGTCCCTGCGGGGCCTATAAATAAAAAATTTCGTGTGCTTAATTCAGACTTGCACATATTTTCCAACATTTGAACAATCAATGATTGTTCTGTTACATCTGAAAATGTTTTAGGTCTATATTTTACAGCTAATGTTGTTGCCATAATTCAATTTATCCTCCTAACCCCAATCATTACATTTTGTCTTGTATTCACAATTATTACACATATAATCATTTTTATCTAATCTTTCAGGAGCAAGATTACATTCTACCATATGTTGAATATATTGTATTTTTTCTAAAACTGATGTAGTATCGGTTAATGGTATAGTCATCTCATAACATTTATTGTTACCATGTTGCCTGTCTACATACCATACTAATACATTAGGTACATTTAACAATGTTGCATAACATTTTATTTGATCTAAATGTATAGGTTTAGGGTCTGTTAGATTACTAAAACTACTATAATCTGCAGTTTTGATTTCTAATAAATATGTTTTATCTTTCCATCGAATTAAACCATCTACTGCAAAATGTATAGGTGGATCTAAAATTGCAATCTTAGTTTCTAAATTAGATTTTTCTGTGGTATATTCATACGGAATTGGATGTTCTCTTAAGTATTCATCAATATCTAACCAATCAGAACCTAAAGCTTCTTTTAAGTTAGTTTGAATAATTCTATGTATTGATGTACCTAACTGTGCTTTGAATTCTAATTCAATATCAGGATTTTTGATTAAATCAGGTTGAACGCCTCTAAGTCTAAACCAATTCTTTCGGTCACATCTAAAACTTGAAGGTGCAATAGTTTGAGACGAGGGTTCGCTCTTCTCTGATTCTACTAAATCACGAACGAACCCATCATACATATCTAATATTTCAGAACTTGTAGCCGAATTGAATCTAACACACGCTGCTAAATTAGCTTGTCTGAATGCCATTAATCTACACCTGCTAATACAACAGTTAGACCGTCACTCTCAATTACAACACCTACTACTTCTGAACCTTCACCAGAAATCATTGGACTAAGTGTAATGGTATCAGATGGAAGTTTAGATACAACAGATTTTAACGATTCTGTTTTAAATTGTAATGAATAATTGAAACTTGAATCATTACCCTTTACATCTACCTTAGACTCAATATTATTATCTTTAAGAATAATTTGATTATCAATTACAGAGAATTCAATTTTATCTTCTGAATTACTAGAAAGCAATGATGATTGATCTAATGCTTTCTTGATTGGTGAAATATCAAATTTCAATGTATTATTTTCATCTGTAGTCATGAGGTTAAGAATAATAGCAGAATTGTAACTTCCAATATCATCTTCATCTTCGTATTCAGGTGTGAATTCTGCAATGAATTCATAACTATCAGTTTTAACATTTACAACATAACTTTTATCAAGTGGGGCAATTTCTGCACCTTCTGGCAAAGCATTGAATAAATTGATAATTGTATCAGCAAGTAAGCAAGTTCTATTAAGATTATTTTTCTTAGAATATGTAAATAAGCTGTTATCAAAATCACCTACAAGTACTTGTCCATCTTCACCTACCCAAACTCGAGTATATACAGGATGAATAAATGACATTGCAATAGCATACATCTGGTAATCTTTAATAAACTTCCAATCTGATTTATCAATTGAAATTTTTTGAACATTATAATCAGCTAAGCTTGGTGCATCTAATTCTACATCGTCATCATCAATCATCTTAGGTAATGTAAATTTTGATTTACCTGAATGTAAAATTAGTCCATTTTCAGTAAATTCAAATTCAGTAGTTGAAGTTTCAAATGTAGATACAAGCTGTTTAAACAATAAGCTATCTACAAATACAACTGATTTAGTGTCTGAATCACCTGAACCTTTCAAATGGATTTCAGAAACAATTGATGCAGCTTCTAAGTTAATTTTTAAATCAGTTTTTGTAGCTGTAATTTGAGCTACAGTACTTCTTTGATAGAATTTAGATACATTGGCATTTACAATACCTAAATCTAAACTATCTACTAATGGTTTAGTACTAACAGTAAATTTCAAATTGATCTCTCCTTAATTAATTAAATTTAATCATATTACATTGTAGGAATTACACCTGTATGTACCTTTGTATGTATATGATTGATAAACTGTTCTTTTGTTATACTATAACGATTTAGATAATCATCTATTGCAGTATGATATTCATCGCTTACAAACCCACTGATACCTAATGCTTCGTCACCACGTAATTCATCGTCTTCGTGTGCTTTAATTTTAGGTAATTCATATCCAGATTCAAACAAATGATATTGAATCCATTTGATTTCATCTCTACTCAGATCATCATTAAATTCTGATGGTTGTGGATATGGGCAAGGAAATGATAAACCATACCAGCGATAAGTTATTTCAACATCGCACTTACTTTCAAATGGCAAAAAGTTTGCTGCTTCACACATCATACTACTAAGTAACTCTGCACCCTCTTCGTAATTTTCAATAGGTACTTCAGCAATTAATTCATCATGTACTGGTATTAGCAACCGTCCTCCAATACGCTTCCATTCTTCATTGTTTTCAATAAGAAGCATAGCCATTTTAGTTTGCTCAGCTGCGCTACCTTGTATAATTGAATTTACACATTTTCTAGAAGCATCTGTAATTGTCTGAGAATTATTGATTACTTTGATATGATCTTCCTTAAGTTCTTTCATTCGCTTGTATATCTGACCATAATACTTATATGATTCAAATTCAGTTGTTAACTTACGAATTATTCTATCAGGAATACCATTCTTATTAGCAAGTGTAGAAGGATCCAATGGATCAACATCAGGATTAATATAACCAGGTTCTGGTACAAATTCAAATTTAGGAAGTTGCATTTCAGGGATATGACGCCTTCTACCTAAAATTGTTTCAACATAACCTTTTTGTTTTGCACAATTTTGTGCATTATTCATTAAAGCTCGTAAACCTGGAAATGCTAAAAGTACTGAATCAAATACATTTTGAGCTTTAGCAATTTTTTCATCATCAGATAATGTATCGTCTTTTCCATACAATTGATCAGCAATAGTTTGAACTGAACGCCCATAACATATGCCTAATACAATTGTCTTAGCCTCTCCTCGTCGGGCTTTACCTTCTGGCTGATATTCATGAGTTTCTGGATGAAACTCTAAACATTCTTCATAAGGAACATTAAAAGCAATACTTGCGATAGATCCATATATATCTTTACCATCTTTAAACGATTGTATCATTTTCGTATCTTGACTAACAAATGCTGTAATTCTAGGTTCTTGAGCCTGTTTTAGTTATATGTTCGCTAAACATTTCTCTTATCGCTAAGAGTGTCGGACTAAATCTTTACATTTGTATTGCTATCACCACAATACATATGCACCTGCTGTTTCGATTTAATAGGTTTACAATAGGCTAATCTCACCTAAATACTAACTCGCTTGAGCTCTACTCTACTTGCTTGATTATCTCAATCTACCTGACCTATAGATCATTTACATATTTCTATGAATGTAGATTTTTAGCTTTGGATAGTCTCTACACACAATAAATCCATTTCAAACCTCGTATATATTTATCTTGGGTAGCTGATTCTTTAATTCTGTCATTCAGTTGATCACTACTTTTAATATTATTATAACCATTTTGATACCACCAATTAGCTGCATCTTTTACACGTTTGAATTCCGCAACTAAAATACCGTCCATATCAATACATTTAACAGCTTTATTTTTTGCATCATTTAATGCTTTGAAATGTTCTGGTGATAGATGTTGAGGTTCTTTATAATTAGGTTTTTTACCATCAGCATAAAATTTTTTAAGCCCCTCAGATACATGTTTTCGATGCTCATCAGAAATTCCACCTTGAGCAGCAATCCTGGCTTTCATTGAAGCTGAAATTTTAGCTCTTACTTCAGGTGATTGCATCCGCTTTTTATGTTTTTCTACAACTTCAGGTGAATTCATAGGATTTATTTCACCACCATATGACATATTATATCCATTATTTACAGAATCATATTTCTTGATAAAATAAGTTTCTAACTCATCTAAAGTTTCTTGTGTATCTGTAGTAGCAATTACTTCTATAGAAAAATTATCCCAACCATATTTTCTAATTGCATTATAAAATTTAGTATTTTCTCCACGTTTAGCAGATTGTTTATGATTAGATATTCGATCTTCTATAGTTTTTATGGTTTGACCTATATAACACTTGTCGTTCATATTATTAGTTATTTTATATATTAACATTGACAATCACCTCATAGCATATACAAGGTTATTGTGGACAAGTTAAATGAATTTATCTTGCTCGGTATAGCCTCTACATCTAAACCTAGATTAAAATGATGTAGAGATTCCACCGAATTAAGCAGGTTTTACTACAGCACACATTTTACTGTAGTCCGAAGACAACATCACATAAGCTGGCGTTGTCACTGGAAGTTTCAATTGATTTAACATATAAATATCTTTCCTCCTTATTATCATTCAAAAATTGTACATCATCACCTACAATCAAATCTTTTACATATGTTTGACCGTTAGGTGTAGTCACTTTATATAATCTATCTAAACTCATAACTAATTTGTTTATGTCATCATCATATGTACATTCTAATAACTGATTAGTCGAAGGTGTAGCCCTAAACATTCGTCTGATATCTTTTGCTTTAGAAGGAATATTTTGCATATTTGGATCAGCTGAAGATAATCTACCAGTTGCTGCCCCTACTTGATTAAATCTACAATGTATTCTACTATCAGTTGACGTTGCATTAGGTAACTTCTCAACAAATGTACTAATCAATACATTTAAACTTCTTACTTTCAATATTTGATTAGTTACTGGTAAATTAAGTTGTGCAAGCAATTCTTTGCCTGTACCTTGTTTACCATCTTTACTATTTGTTGAAATTTTCATCAATGAATATAATAAATAACTTACATGTGTTGTTGATTTTGGATTGAAATCTGCACCACTCATGAATGGTCGTTTAGCATTAGAATGATATTTTGGATCGTCTAATATTGCCTGTATCATATCTTGAAGTTTAGCCATTTCAGCATTATATTCTAATGAATATTTTATATGTAATCTATCAGATATAGATTTTTCAAGATATACACCATTTCTATGCATTTCTTGACATATTTTGATAAGCGGAAATTCAATATTCCAAACTAGATTTGCAATATTCTCAAAGTTGTGTTTTTTACACTTTGGATTATCAGGCATAAGATAAGGTAATTGCCAACAAAATAACTCATATGTAATTTTTGCGTCATTTGCAGCATATAATTTTGCAATATTAGGATTGCAGTATGGAAACATTTTTGGCGAGAAAAAATCTGTAAACTTTTTAGGATCGCCCTTACCTTTGAGAACATATTTGTTATATAATGTTTTCAACTGATTATTAGGTTCATTCTCTTTAATACAACGCCAAGCTAAAATAACATCATAATAACAATTATCACATAAATCTACTTTGTAGTCTTTATATATCATCGCCAAGTCGAAATCTGCATTTGCAAATATTAATTTTGTATCGCTATCTGCAATTCTCTGTAATTCTTTACCTACTTCTTCATAAGTAAGTTGATTACTATAAGGTGCATCGACTGCAGGTTGTATATGTTTATTAGGTATGTAGCAATCTACACCACCAGGATAGTATAAACTAGAACCTACAATTATATCATTTATTCTATCAAGACCAGTAGTCTCTGTATCTATACCACCGTAACCAGATTCAATCAATTTAGTTACATAATCATGTAATTCATCAACAGATTGTATGAGTATAGCATTTGAGTCTTTGAAGTATTCTTTAACATTTTTAGATGCTTCTTCAATTTCACGAGTTAATTTTCGTGTATTTATAGCTTCTGGTGGTTTCAATGTTTCTTTACTTTTTTGAGCATTTGCATTAATTGTAGCCATATCAGCTTGACTTAATATTTTACCAAATCCCATATATCTACTCCTTTCCTTATATAATAAACTCCATAACACCCTCAATTTCAAATTGAAATATGTTATGGAGTCAATGATAATATGAAGATTAACTAAAATCTACGGCATCATCTTCATCAAGTTCTTCTGCATCTTCAACAATGTCTAATGAGCTTGTCGGCGGCGTTACAGCTGGTGGAGCAGTTACAGGTGCTGCAGATTCTACGCGAGGTTTAACTGTATAATTAGGCATTTCACCATTTATAGAATTTGAACCACTATTAGACGAATTTACCCAATGAGATAATGTAGCATTATCTACATCACGACAGATTGTATTATAATACTCTGGCATAGTTGCATTGAATTTAGCAAGAATCTCATTGTAGCTTGCTACTGAATTCTTTCCAATTGCTTGAATAGCATAACGAGTATTCATATCACCTGCATCACCATGACGAGTAATTCTAAATACATATTCTGATGGATTAGGATAATTTGCAAATACTGATTGTTGAAGCTGAGGTTCAAATTTCATTGAGCGATCAAAAAATTGAATTTCATCATCTTTGATGTTATATATTGGGATGAAAAGTTTAGTTTGTGTTCGAATGCCCTTTGCACAAGCTGGACAACCCTGCTGAGTACAATGTACATAACCTGAATATGCATCAGATTTAATATAATGTGTATCAGCGACTAATACATCTTGATCAGACTGATATAAAAATATAACATCAGCATAATCTAGGTCATTACGGAGAATAAATAGTCCTCCATATCGTTCTTCATTGTAGTCTTTGACTGACTTAAAAGCCATTATTAAAACCTCCTAGTTTTGATTTAATATTACATACTATAACGATTTATTATAGATTAGTTTAATTTCCATGTAGCATATGAATTTGTAGTTTCCCAAAGTTTAACTTCTACTACCCTTATGTTTTCAAGTTCAGGACATTTACTAATTCTGTGTTGTATTTCTTCGGCAAAATAAGCTACAAGATTTTCAGCCGATGGTGCAAATTGATAAACTACATAAGAAAGATTAAATGCATCTAATACATTTATGATTCCATCTTCTGGTGTATTGATACCAAGATTAGAATTATCAAACATCATCTTGTGATCAGGTAACACATCTTTTATTATTTGTTTTAATATATTGAAATCTGCTACAAATCCATAATTAGATGCATCTTGCTGACCTTCAAATGTTACCTCAATTTTATAGCTATGACCATGAAGATTACCACATCCACCATCATACCCAGTAAGTATATGAGCTGCTTCAAATTCTTCGTGTCGAGTTACTCGCATTATGTTAACCTCCTATTCATATTTACATCAACCAAAACAAACTTCGTCAATGAATTCATCTAGAAGTTCACAAATTTGATAATCTTCCAAATTAGATAACGATTTACCTAAATATTCAGCTACTGCTGTTTGTTGTTCTGGTGTGAATTCAAATTTAATATTACTTGGCATATTTTTTTTGACCTCCTTACGTGAATTTATTTCATAAGTGCAATTGCTTCAGCTCTAAGTTCCGGTTCAGATTCAAATCTGCCATGAATACCTTGACATACAGTATTAGCATTTGTAGACTTAATACCTCGTGCAGTCATACATCCATGTTTACCTTCAATACGAATATAGATGTCATCTGTATCAAGTATGATACGAAGTACCTCATAGATATCAGATACAATTCGTTCTTGAAGTTGCAATCTCTTTGCACACATTTCTGAAATTCTAGCAAGTTTTGATAAACCAATTACTTTCTTATTAGGTATATAAGCAATTGCTACTTTCATATCATACATCAAAGCCAGGTGATGCTCACAATGTGAAAATATATCAATATCTTTTTCAACTACCATTGCATCTGATGGAGCTTCAAAACACTTGTTAAACATATTTGCAATTTCTTCATTTGTATATCGCATACCTTCTGTAAGCTCAATCCAATATCTTGCAGCACGATGAGGTGTTTCTTTTAAACCTTCTGAATTTAGATCTGCACCCAATGCTATTAGTAAATCTGCAATTGCAGTGGCTACTTGATATTGTGTATGATCACAACAATCAAAATCTCTGTCTGAAATAGGTGAATCGTAATTTACTTTTTCAGAAGGTTTACCAGATTGTTTTACTGTTAATTTTTTATTATTCATATGTACCTCCAAGTATGTAATTATTCTATAATTGATTGTAGATCAATCAATGCCTCTTCTATAGAATCTATAGCCATATCCATTTCATCTACAGCATTTGCCATTTCTTCACACCTTTCGGAAGATTGAAGATTCTCAGGCATATTGTCTAAACATTCCTGTTCTTCATTTTGAATACTACCGATTTCCTCTTGAATAGATTCTAATTTTTTGCATAAATCTGCTATCTTATCTCGTCTAATATCGTTCATATTATTACTCCTTCCTAAAATGTCTACATATGTATTAACGATTTGTATGTTATGACAATAATGTTATGATTTCATCCGGTGTAAGACGACTTTCAATCATAGATCTTAAATCTTTAAGTATAATATCATATTTATCTTCTATTTCTGAATCTAGTATATCACCATTTAAAATGTGGTTTATAACTGATTTAGTATCCTTATTAGTATCCTCAATTAATTTCCAAAATTTATCATTACATGTAGTATACTCATAATCATCTTCAAGATTTGTCGGACATGAAGTTGTATCAAATATATCAATTTCATCCTCAGACCCATAATCTAATACAATTATATTACTAGTTACATTATTGTACCAAGATGTTTTCTTAGCTTGACCACTATATGGATCAATGCTCTTACAATACAAACAATTAGATGCAACTTGATAAATATATGCAGGTCTAAATCGTTGTTTTGTTATCTTTGTAGTTTCGGGGTCAAATTTTAGCTCAAGTTTTTCATTGTCCTTAAGCATACCTATGATTTCATCATCTGTTAATCGTTCTTGAGGACTAAGTAATTCAATTTTTTGATTGATTGTAAGTGGTCTTCCTTTCATAACTTCTAACTTTTTTATATCATAAGCATGAAATTGCTCAGCTCGTTGGAGATGAATAGACTTAATTTCATCTTTATATAATGATCTAGCATTTTTTAAATTAGTAGAATGTAATTTTTGTATTCCTGTACCATATACATTCTTTGTTAGATAAGCTAATACTTCGCTAACACATTCTTCCTCAACAGCAGCTGCTGTTCTTAATTTGTACCAAGCAAGACTGATTTGTTCATAAAATTGCACAAATAAAACCCCAACCTTAAGATCATCAGCTATGTTGAGCCATTCATCATAAGATAAGGGTTTAGTATAATGGGTTGCAGTTTTAAGATACCTATAGGTAGTTTTGAATTGGTTAGACATAATCTTTACTTCCTTTACTTTGATACTTCTTGATATGATTTGATCTATTTTGAAATGTAAGCTATAAATAATATTGATTTAACCTACAGCTATATTATATACGATTTGTCTAAAAAAGTCAATACCCGAAATTGTTCATTAATAGTTTATTAATATTTGGCGTTATATCTCCATAAATTGCTTATATTCTTCATATTCTTTTCTAAATTTTCGGAATATAGTTCCAACATCTGTTTGACCAATATCCTTAGTTATAACTACATTCATTTCTAATTCATTGATCTTTGGATTTTCTGAATAAATTTTGAAAATCAATTCGCTACCAACATTTTTACCTTTAGTATTTTCATGAGAAAAACTGTTTTCAATATCAACATCTGTAATCTCAGGATATACAGCTTTAATAGAACGAATAATTCGTTCCATTCTCATTCTAGATCTAGTGGCAAGCGAATCTAAATATTCTGAACCTACAATACAATTATTCTTTTCTTGTCTAACCAATTTAGGATGTAATTCATAATTTAATCTAACATTAGATACATCTAATGCAGACATTATATTATACCAAGTATCGCCTGCTCTTAAATTATTCTTAATGGTAGCAAGTACACCTCTATTCAGATTTGTTGTAGAAAATACAGGATTATGCTCGTGCTCTTCAACTAAGTATTCTTCAATAGGCATATGAAGATATGGTGTGCCGTCTTTTGCAGTATAAAAATATTCAGGGTTACCGTCTACATCTCCATAGTCAGATTCATAATCTCTACAAATTGTAACATTATCAATTTTAAGCTTACGCTTATTTTCTGTAGTAAATGTATAGATAGTATTTGCCCAATTATAACATGTACTGCTAATTCTAAACCAAATTTCATTGTTTGTAGCAGCACTGTTGTATTGACCACCAAATCTAACTCTACAAAATTGTTGATTGATTGAATATTTAATTTCAGATTGAATTTCATTTAATTTAATATTTATTTCATCAATAAAATCGTATAATGTATCAAAATCATCAAAATTACTTTGTGCAGTATGAATATTTAATAATTTCTCAACACTTATAGGATATAAAAATTTATAAGGTAAATTGTTTAATTGATTAATCAATTTATCTATGATATCTTCTGGAGTATCATTAAAAGATACAACATCTTCAAGTAACAATGCCATCCAAGAATCTAAAACATATTTTGCTAAATCTTGATCTTTAGATTTTGTACTAACTAAAAATGCTGCAACTTCAGCTTCTGAACTTAAATCTTCATCTTGCATTGTATATAGATGATGTATTAATGGAAATGCTTTTCCATCTTGTCGTAACATCCACGCTCTATCTGCCATCTGTATTTGTCTCCTTATATATTTTATAAATATTTAATATTATACATAATCCGTTCAATAACCATACACTGGTAGCACCTATTGCTATACCATATATAACAAATAATACACTGCCGATACTATTGACTGTCCTAATTACTAATTTATTGGAAGATGCAAAAGATATTAATATTAAAATTGTAGCAATGATACCTAATATTTCAATGTAACGCATTAGAATGCCCGTCCTGTCCAATATTTTCTAGATTTACATCTATTTGATTTATTGTATCTAAGAATAATAACGATTTGTTTATATTCTTCATCATAATTGAATTTAATATATGTATGAATGATTCTATGAATTGTACTTTTAGGTATTAATGTTTCTTTTTCACATTGACGAATACTACCTTTTTCATTCAAGAAATAATTGATTATTTCTTGACATTGATTCTTAAGAAATTGTATCCTTTTAATTTCTTCATAAGTAGTACCATATTCATCTAAATGATACTTATGATAACTTTCAATATCATACATATTTTATTCACACCCTAATATATTGAAGGTTATAATATATTATATTAAATAATTTTCAAAAATATAATTACATACAATTTAATTCAGTAAATATCCTGGCTAATTTTGGAAACTGAATTGCTAACCAATCTACTAATTCTTCATTATCAGCCCAACTACAATTATCTAATCCACATTCATATAGAAATGCATGAATTAACTCGTGTCGTATCAATTGATCTTGATAACTAATTAGATTAGATTTTGACATATCATTTTCTTGAACTTCACTAATTACACATTGTTTAATAGAAGTATCACAATATCCATCCATAGATACTAGTTTAGCATCATATTCTGAATTATCTTTGATAATTACTTCATATTGTGTACCCAGTACATTCACTAATTTATTAATCATATTTATAACTCCATTATCATACTAGATCTAAATTATTAAATTCTTCAAGTGTTAAATCATTTATATCTTTACCTTCTGGTATTCCTTCAATTTCCCAACATATAGCATTGCTACCAAGAGCTCGCTTTAATCGTTTTGTACCCTTTATACCTGCGTCATCAGGATCTAATGCAAGTATAAATTCATTTACACCTAATTGTTTGAGTTGATTGATTTGATATGGATCACCTGTTCCTAATAATGCTACTGCAGGTTTACCATACACCCAACAAGTAAGAGCATTAAAACAACTTTCACATACAATTACAGATTTACAATTATCAGGTAATTCATACAATCCATATACAGGCTTAGTAACATCTAATGGCATACTAAAAAACTTACCTTGGATAGACCTTCTAACTATGAATAATGTATTACCTTGTTTGTCTCTGACTGGAAATGTTATACTAGGTACAGCATTTTTTCTTCCTCTAGGTACAAATTTAGCATCAAATCCAACATCAAATTTTTCAATAATTTCATCAGTTAGTTTACGCTCATACATGTAATCAACCGTAAATCTATATTGTTTCAATTCATCTTCTGAAACATATGTAGGTTGAATTCGTCTTGTTATTGAATTAATGTAGTCTACTGCAAATTTTTCATTCAAATTTGCTATAGTGCTATCTGGAATTAACGATTTAATTTCAAAATTATCTTCCTCAAAGCCTTCAACATTTTCTTTAAGCCAATCGAGTCCATTTTTAGATATATGTTTTTGTTTGAGTAAATCTGTAATTAATTCTGGTAAAGTTTTTGAATATCCACAAGTAAAACAATGACACCATCCGGCCGGATATCTAGTTCCATTCTTGTATAAATCATGAAGAAGTATACCACAAGATGGTTTTCGTTCATTACCATTGTTATGTATAGGACAATAAATTTGGTAATAATCATTTGATATTTTATTTAATCTTATGAAATTTTCAGATTGTAATTTTTCAAGTATTTCAATTACATCCATTATTTTGTATACTCCTTAACAATTAAATGAACTATTTTATACTAAGTGCATAGTTTCTTGCTAATGTATCACATCTTTCATTTTCAGGATGACCTGAATGACCTTTTAACCAAATAAATTTACATTCATGTTTATCAGTTAAATTAAGCAATACAGTCCATAGATCTGAATTTAATGCTTTATCACCATTAGATTTTCGCCATCCATTAGATCTCCAACTTTTAGCCCAACCCTTAATAATTCCATTAACAACATACTGCGAATCAGTATAAACAGATACATAACAAGGTTGTTTCAATGCACTCAACCCCTCAATAACAGCCATAAGCTCCATTCTATTATTAGTTGTATTAAGTGACCCACCAGATAGCTCTTTAGTATGCTCACCATATTTAAGTATGATACCATATCCTCCAGGGCCTGGGTTATTTAAACAAGAACCATCTGTATACATATCTACATGTTTTTTCATATGATTACCTCACATATTAGAATTCAACATCATCATCAGAATCATCTAAATCAATATCAACAGGAGCTGTAATTTCCGGCATATTTGAATTATTAGAAATCACTGGTGATATGACATTATTAATTTGATTATCTTCATCATTAGGTATATACTGCATATTACCTGTATTTATATCCCATGAATATGAAAATTCAGGTTTTTGATTATTGGCCATTCTAGATTTTTCTAGACGAATATCAAGTACGTGTTTATCAAATATCTGACGCATTGCAAATACTTGAGTTGCAATTCTACCTGGATGGTCAGAACCCTCAATATTATAAATATTAGGAAATACTTCACCTTTATCATCTTTATTATCCTTAGATTCACGATTGGCTTGCATCATTACTACAACTGCACAACCGTGTTGTTTACTAAGTTTAAATAAATCAGAACATAAATTCTTGTATTTCTCATAATCTCTGGCACCTTTACCCGAATTAATGTCCTCCATATATGAAAGACCATCTACAATCAATAATTTTATATTGTGTTTTTTAACAAGATTGTTCAAAACATGAATATTGACTGTTCCGTCTGATACATCTTTATCTTCTAATATAAATGCACTTGTTTCTTCTTTAGATAATGATTTTAAATATTCGTGATATTCTTCATTATAATTACCTTGATATAATTTATTATTCTCAAAGTGACCTCTCCAAGTATCAAATCTTGTACCTAAAAAACTACCTTGCATTTCAGGAGAATAATACAGCACAGGAAAACCATGTTTTTGAGCAGATTCCATCATTTTTGTACCTACCCAAGATTTACCAGTATTAGTTCTAGCAACAATAATTAATAATTCTTCTACAGTAGATAATCCACCGTACATTAATTTATCAATTTCATCAAACCCTGTTGGAATTCTTGATTGTTGACTGAATTCAATTATTTGACTACTTCTTAATTGACTCTGTTTAACAATATCTAATGGTTGTGTTGAATCTAATTGAGAAACTTTATCACATTGATTAGATAAATATTGCCAAGCTTCAGAAACATCTCCTGAATTAAAGTCTTTAAGTTTATTGAATGTTTCAATTAATATAATGTGTTGTTTATTTTTACTAAGCTCTTCTGTTAAATATGTAAGATTTTCTTGTACATCAACTAATGTTATGTCTGGAAATTCAGCTTGAAAAGTAAATATGTCAGGAACTTCATCATATTTTTGACGGTGATTCAAAATAAATTGAATATGTGGTTTAAATACAGAATAATATGAATCATCAAAACTACATAATGTGTTAACTACTTCTATAGAATCACTAGTTAATATCTTTGATATAATTTGAAGTTCAATATGAGTTACTGCCATTTAATCACCGCCTTCCCTAATATGGATTGCATATGATTAAAAAATTGACCTGTACCTACAAGTGATTGTAATTTTGGAGTTACTACAATAGTAGTTAAATTATTATCAATTCTAGAATGTATTAGATTTAGCATTGTTTGAGCTTGAAAATCTTTGAATTGTACAAAATCTATATTAGAAATGATTAATATCTTTGATGTAGTAGCCCAAATTTGTTCATATTCTAATGAATCTGAATTAGATTTACTTGACCAACTTCGTTGAATTGCTTCTACATGATTAGAAAATTTTAGATTATATACATTACAATGTAATCTATTACCTTTCCAATTTTGACAAATTGCACAGTATGTCAATAAATTAGCAGTATTAATTGTATCATTAGATATAATTACACCTAATTTATTATTTGAAATTTCTATTTTACTTATTGCTGAAACTGCAGAATTCAAATCTTTTTCAGGTACATTGAAAACTTGACTGTCCATTGAAATATTATTTCTTTCAAGTAGATAAGAAGTTTCAGCTAAAATAGGACACGATTTATCACACACAGGTTCTGTGCAATGTGCTGTGAATATACATTCTTTCATTACTTACTATCCACCATCCTCATTATTGGATTTCTTGATCGTTTGTAACTCACACGAGCTTTTACACATTGTTTAGCTTGTCCAACAACATCTTTATATCCTAAACGAATATATTCATCTGGGATTGTAAATAATGTTAAAAATGGTTCTAATGTTCCAAACATTGGATAATTATGTTTTATATGTTTTATATCTCGTTCAAGCAAATATCGTCTTACAACATATTCTTTTATGAATTCTGCATTTCTTGGCATTTTCTTACTATCCGGTAATGTGTCCCAAATATCAAGTGTTTTGTATAATTCACCATCTATTTCTATGTTAGAATAAAAACTAACGATTTTACCATCAACATTTCGTAGTAACTTAAATAAATGAGGATATTTTATTATGTTATCTTTAATTTGTTTAGGACTAAATCCTGTAATAGGTAAAATAATTCCTACATCTGGATCAAGTGTTAATCCATCGTGTTCCTCATACATTGTAGTTGAACGAGTATGAATAAAACAATTTGGATATAACTTTAAGAAATCAGAAGTTGTCATTCTGTTTACATCAGTGGTAACCGATATCTGGCTTTGATTTAAAGGTATTTCAGGTAACGATTTATATATTGTATATATTGTATTATTGATTATTTGTTGCATCCAAGGATTTTTATTATCAAATTGAGGAATACTAGGAGGTTTAATATATAAATGATCTTTAGGTGTAGGTTTAACATTTACATCTACATCAATAGCATTCCAAAAATTTAATTTATCTTCAGATACGGGTGATGAAATTGATTTAATAGTTTCACTTACAGATTCATCAATTTGTGCTTCAATCTTAGATATAGGTTGGTTTCTAGATTGTACAACATTAACATCATTATTGATAATAGGTGTTTTTATAGTTTCTTCTACATCCCAAGATATTTCTCGTACGTGTAAAAATAATTTACCTAATTCAGTTTCACACACAGTTGAATCAATAAATTCAATATTTTCAAAAGGATTAGATGCACACCAATCTGTAGGTAATGAATTATTAAACACAATATAATATGAAATTGTATTTAAGATTCCAACTACTTTTGATTTATATCTATTAGTATTTTGAAAATTATTAACTACATATGTTATAATCTCTGAATGTAATGTAGATAAAGTTGCCTTACAATTTGGAGGGTATTTTAATTTTTCAGTTAACTGAGTAAATTTTATCATTTACATATTATCTCCTTTCTATTATACATTATAATATATTTAATTTACTTAAGATTGTTGGATCATCTTTGTAGTTTATGTAATTATCTAATATATTGGGATTTAGTTGTTCAATCATATCCCATAATTTATTCTTATGTAGATAAACATCATATTTACTCTCTAAATTACATAATTGCATTAAACCATTATCAAGTAATAGGTCCCAAATAACTACAGATGTTAGATTCGCATATTCATAAGTTAATTCACGTTCTAATTGATAAATTTGATATGGAGCTATCCATTTATTACTACTTTCTGATAAATTAAGTGTATGTATCCAATTATTGAACATATCAAAAAATCCATCATAATCATTATGTTCAATATAATAACCTAATAAAATTACTGTAGCATAAATAATGCCTTTAAATCTATATACATTATAATGAAATGGTGGAGCATTTTCATGTTTAGTTAAAATTCTTGCTTCAAACCATTTCCATATAATAGAAAAACAATCATTTACTACTTTAATATTTGAGTTGAATCTTGCTAATTGATAAAGACAAGTTCTATAAGTTGATACTACTTTTCGCATTTCTGATGTTGTCATTTTCATATTGTTATTTTCATCAGTCCAACTTAATGTCTCTATATTTGTAGTAGGAGTGTTATCAACTTGAACAAATGTTTTAATTTTATCAACTTCATCACTTAATATCTTAACTTGAGATTGTAACTCTTTATCTGGAGAGTTTTCAAATTCTTGAATATCATTATCTTTCAACATCTCAGTTTGGAGTATGTCAGATACAGTTTTAACTACTTCAACACACATATCTGATATACCCTTCAATTTTTGTTTTGATTTATCATATAATCTAGAATCAGAATCTGCTACAGATTGTAAATATATGAGTAATTTTTGAACGGATTTTTCAGCACCATTCAAATCCATACAGATAAGCCCCTTTCTAAATTATATGAATATCAAAATCAAATGCAGGTGATGATTTATATATCGTCCCTTAATCAAATTTATCTAAACCAATCTGAATAAGGTGTGATTAGGTTTGCAGGCCCTGTTCACTTGACGATACATAAATCATCACCTGCATCAACGATTTTTGTATCTACTTATTTATTAATGTAGTTATATTATAAGCCCTACATACTGTGAAGTCAAGTATAAATTTATATAAAATTCAGGTTTAATTGAGAAATAAGTTGCCCTCAACATACTTTAACGATTTAGTAACATAAATGGTATACTATCAAATTCAAAAACATAATGATGATTATAATAATTATAATTATTTATTTTATATTTATTATATATTATTATATTTATTATATATATTATATATAATGTGGTACAAAAGTGGCGTTTTTGGTGGTTTTGTTGGTTAAAATTCACCATTTTCTACCAAAAGTTAAAAAGTACAATTTCTACCAAAAGTTAAAAACACCAATTTTTACCAAAATTGTAAAATAAATTTTAGTAAATTTTGAAATTTTTATTGACTTCTTATGATTTATATATTATAATTAATATGTAACATATATTAAGGAGATATTTGGATTGTTAGTTGAAAAATGGAAAGATATTCCAGGATTTGAAGGATATTATCAAATATCAAATAAAGGAAATATCAAGAAATTAAGTAGAACTATTGAACATAATATATTAGGAAATTTTGATACACCTGATACATTAGTTATTCCACATATAAATGATGGATATTTAGCAGTTTCATTATCTAATGATTCTAAATACAATAGTAAACAATATCTTATACATAGATTAGTAGCTGAAATTTTTATAGATAATCCTGAAGATAAACAATGCGTTATTCATATTGACGGAGATAGAACTAATAATTGTGTTGAAAATTTAAAATGGTGTTCAAGAAGTGACATAATGATTGAAGCTATAAAACAAGGTAAATTAATACCACCAAGATATAAAGGAAAACCTGTTGAATGTTTAGAAACAGGTCAAATATTTGATAATATGAAGCAAGCTTCAATATATACAGGAATTGGATATGAAAGCGTAAGTAATTCTGCATATTTAGGTAAAACAGTTAAGGGTCTTACATTTAGATTTGTATAAAATTTTCTACATAATGTATTATGAATTAGTTTATGTAGATTTTAGGGGTAATAAATTTATGGAATATCAAAATCAAGGAGATAAGTTAATACTAATTCAAGAAAAATTAACTCAACGAGCCTTAGATAAGTGTAAACAGTTAGATATAGATTTAACTGCATTAAACATAGATAATGATATTAAATTATTACATAAATATAAAGATATAGATATACAGTCTGAATTTAAACATGATCCTCAAAAACTCAAAGAAATCGAAGAAAAATTGAGTACATCACAGATTACAGTAACAAAATGGAATAAATTAATTGAATACATGGGTAAAGATTATTCTGTTCAACATTATGTTATGAATCGTCAAGATGAATTAAAATCTATCAAGAAATCAAAAGAATATTCAACAAAAATTATAACTCAGGAATTATATGATATATTACCTCAATCGCCTAAACATCTAAGAATGTGTTTTATAAGCATAAGAGATCAAATAATTCAACTTAATTATACATTTTTTGGATATATTGCATCACATACATTTATAAATAATACAACGGTTATATATGAAGATAAATTGCAAAGTGCATTAACTCATTTTTGTGAATGTTGGTGGTGGTTCAAATGGAAGGGTGATAATACACATAAAGGATATAGGCAAGATTTGTCATTTGGTGTATTTTTTAAACCTAGAATAGGTGAGATGATTGAAAGAGAATTAAATGAAGTTAAGTATTCACTTCGTCGTGCATTATGTATAGAAGCTGGAAAACAACTAGGTAAGCATTGGGCACAAGTTAGATATGAAGATTTAAGTAAAGTAGATTTACCTATTGATAAATTAAATAGTTTAAAAGCTATATTTGGTGCAGTGTATTGGGCAGATTTATCTGAGCAAGAGCTATATATGCCAGCCCCTAAAAAAATTTATAATGAAGTTGATTATTTAGATAGTAAATTTGAAAATGTAGTAGATCTATTAATGTATGAAATGATACTTCGAGAATCAACATTATCGGATAAAGATTTAGAAGAAATTTCAGATTTAGATCCTATAAAATTACCTGTAGAGTATTTAAAACAAATGATGCCATTAGCATTAGATAAGTTATATAAAAAATTACATACTAATTTAGATAATACAGAAGCAATGTAATAATCAACATAATAAAACACCTTATCAGCATATTAAATGAAATAAGGTGTTTTATTTATGTTTATTTATAATCATCGCCTTGTGAGCGTGTGAATTTGAAGGTTTTAAATATGGAATATATCATTTGATAGTTATAATATTAACTACTGTTAAATTAAGCAGCAAGCTTATCTGACATCTTAAGAAATTTAGTAACAAGCGAAGCTTGGGATTCACCACCCATACCTGGAAGCAAATTCATTCTTTTATCAATATCAAGACCATATTCAGCATTCTTATAATAATGTCCAGTAAAATCTGTAAGTGCATTGAACACTTGATACTGTGTACCATCATAATTAGCGAGGTTATCAGCATAAAGACATTTTTCAACGAATGTATCACGAATCATTGCTGTTGTATCATTTGCTTTTTGATGAGATGATCCATCATTTGTTTTAATATATGGGAAGAGCTCATCTAAGATGATTTCAATATCATCTCTTGATACTTTTCTTTGTAGTAATATTTCAGCTTTATTAGTTAAAGCAAATTTACTTCGTTGTGTAGCTTCTAATATATTTTTAGCAAGTGAATCATGTAAAACAGATTCTGTTGGGCATGATATTCTATATTTTAAGCAATTACTGCTTAATGCTGCACTCAAAGTATTTTGACATACAACTCTAATTGGTGTATTTAAAATTGTAACTTTGCCGTCTGGTTTAAGATGGTCGTTGAATACTACAAGATAATGTTCAATTTCATCATCAAATACTTTGTATTTTTCATTGATTTTAAAAGTACCAAAAACTTTTTCACCCAAACCTAAACTGGAAGCAGTATCAATTGTAATTTCATCACTCTGAATGAGTTTTGTTAATGCATTAAATGTGTCTGTATTTTGAACAATTCTAGGATTAGCAATATTAACTACACCTAACACATCATTATTGTCTTCACGATAAATTGCATGATAGTCTCGCACTCTTTCGTGTAATGATGTAAACATCCTAGTAGCACCTACATCCCAATTTAATTTAGCACCTTCAATTATTTCTTGAGAACTTTTTGGTACATTTTCGTATGTTGTACCTAAGCCTGCCCAAGGAGTTGTGGGTATATTTATCAATGAATCAATTATTGCACTCATATGTATACCTCCTTAAAAAATTAATGTAGTTGAGTACACAATGTTATAACGATTCATCAAATAATCTATATTTTAAATTTCAACTGCATTTCTAAATTTTATCAAAATAATATATGTATCATAAATTAAAAAGCTATATGATAATCTATTGAATTATCATATAGCTTTTTAATTAGTTTATTCATTTAGTATTGTTTAATATTTCAATTGCTTTATTAACATGATATTGCTGAATTCCAGTAACATACGATGTCTGTACTAAATTAGTTTCTGTATATTCATCCATATCATTTTCATCATCTAATATAACAAATGATTCTACTATACCTGACTTAAATTTAGGCTGTAGATATGCTTTTATTTCTTGACCACGAGTTTCATACTTTAAAGAATGAGGAGTTTCGTCGTGAGCCTGAATACCATATCCAGCTAATTGTTGTCGTATGTAATTATCGTGCGAAGGAATTAATCTCCAACTAGAAGATATAACTACATGACACTTAGTCGCATCTATAATTTGTTTAACTAATAATATGCACCGTTCAGATAATTCAGATTTAAAATCTGAAGGATTAGGACAATCACATATAGAATTTAAAACACCGTCTACATCTAGGAATAAATATTTCATAGTGAATCTCCTAATTATTAATCAATGTCAATCCAATCTTTAGCAGCAGTAGCTAATTCAGCAAATGAATTACCATCTTGTATCAAATCAGGTGCCCAATCATCTAACCATGGAGTTTCAATATCATCTTCAGTAATATATCTTTTTAAAATGCTGTCATCTGCATCTTCAATATATTCTGATAATTGTTCTACATCATAGTTATCAAACGCAGATTCTGGATCAATTAATTTACCATCAACTTCAATATCATATCCTACAGTTACACATAGATATAATACATTATCTATACCACCATCTGAATCGTCATCTAATTTACTACCCCAAAATCCATGTTTCATATCTAAACAATCAAATCCACGCTCTTCAAATGACTTAATCATCCAAATATTAGCATCATTATTTTTTAAGTAATCTAATACTTGATCTAATGTAATTTTGTAGAAGGTGGTGCCTGATTTAGTTGATGCAGTTATATCTGTAGAACTATTGATAGATTCATCACATTTACTGTTGATATAATTTTCAATAGTTTCTTCAATATACATCTGAGCTCGTTCACTGCTGTCAGTTGAATATATATCTTTTATATTTCCATCTAATGAAATATAAAATACATAATTTGCTCCAGCATCTTCAATTTCTTGAATCTTGATAATAGATTTAGATTCATTTGACCATTTAATGTATATGCCACCAAGATCATAATATACTACATTATTAGAACCATACCACTTCTTAAGGTCAGGAATAATATATTCATTTAAGATATATTGGAAATCTTCAGAAATTATATTATGTTTACCAGTTGGTTGATATTTAGATGTATTAGCTTTGATTACCTTTTTCATATTTATTTTACTCCTTAGTAATTAATTTAATATAATTTTCAATATATGTAAGTATAAATTCAGATGTTTTAATGGCTGAATTGGATATGAATTTATGTGATTCTTGAAAATTTTCTATTGCTCCTGTATGTTTACTAATAGTGTATATAGCTATAGATGTATCAAACTTAGAGTTTAAATTGTTATATTCTGTAATATCTACTCCAATCCAATAATCCAAATTTGGATTGATGTTGATATTAATCCTATAAAAATTAGATTGTTGATAGAAATCTAATTTTTCACCATATTTTGATAATAATTTAGGAATGACTTTAATGCGAATGATTTTATTGAATGTATAGAGTTGATTTGGCATAATATAATTCCTCCGTTATATGTGATAATTATATTATATTTGAAACTCATATGAAATTCAACTTTATTAATAGTTTATTAATATTTAGTTGATTGCATTAGGTAATACACCTTTCTTATTTCCAGTCAATTTTGAATACTTATAATTATTTCTAATATACTGCCAAAAATAATGGCCTTTCGAAGGTGCAGATACCCATCTTTTATAAACACGTATTGGAACATCATAATAGATATATAAATCTCCTGGGCCTCCATTAGTACCTTTAAACTGACAAAGTACATCTCCTATATTATCTCCATGTTTACGAACATTGATTCCATAAGACCATACATTAGATGACTTCACTCTTACCATATTTTTAGCAGCATCACGAGTATTGATTGCTGCTTGAATTACATTTTGTCGATATTGAGTATCTAATAATACACAATTTTCAATTATTTGATATTGGAATGAATCAAAATAATTGATTATTGCATCATAACATTTATCAATTGATGTGTATTCATTAACTTTAGTACTATCAGAAGTCATAACAAATATAGTATTTTCAATATTAGAATAAACAACTGTAATGTGTATTTTACATTTATTATATAGTGTTGCTTTAAATTCATATGCATCTTGACCAGAAAATAAATCATTTTCACATTTTGTAAATCCTAAAAAATTCATCATATCTATGAATTCATTTCTAAATGAACTTGAATTATTTGATATAGTATCCCTTTTCATATATGATGTAAGTTTCATAAAATCAACATCCTACCTTATTTCTTAGTCATTACATTCATTAATATTAAAGGTTGTATTCAGGTATTTAATGTTCGATGCTGTGTGCTAAGTCATCGGGTGTCGGTCTGCTAGATAACAATACATTTATGTTACGAAGCAATAAATTAATTTGAGCATTATTTAATTGTTCTACATCAGTTTGGTTGTAGGAACAAGTTAATATCATACTTAGTATAAATTCACTTAAGAAGTTTATATCTCTATTTTGAATTAATTCAAAGTAAGTAGAAAATTCATACTTATCCTGATCTAAACTATCATCCTTTTGGGTTGATTTTAATGCATCAATTGCCATATCTAAAGCATGGTTAAGCATTACAGGTTCTACACCATGTCGGTTTTTACTTGAAATAGTATACAATTGTTTGTGTTCTTGAATTCGTCTTATAGCTTCCGATACTGTCATATTTAAACCTCACTATAAATATTTGTATTATATAAATCGCCATTTTGATATATCCAATCTCTTAGTATATGTGAACATTTTGGACATAGTTGAGCATTTACTAAATTTGGAACATTATATCCTATATCTGTAGTTAAATTATCTGTTACCGTTAATATATGTATGTTATTTTTATCTATAATATTATGACACCTGTCACATCTCATCTATTTATCATTCCTCGTCTGAGTTCTGTATATGATCATTTGTTGATACAATTAAATTCCTTTCGTCTACATAGATTTACATAACCCCAACCCTGTGGTGGACGAAATCTATGATGCTTAGAAAATATTATACGGTCGTTGCAATTATCACAATTATACTTACAATATCTTGTAAAATATTGTAAACTTTTTGGTTTATCATAAATCATAAGGTCTGAAATATGCCAACCAAATACGCCAAAATAACCAGTAGTGATTTCATAATCTTTAATTTCATCTTTTGTTAGACAAGACAATTTTGTAATCGTTTCATCATCAATATCAGTACCGTCTTTAAAGTCGGTAGTAGTATATTGATATATTTTGTCACAGATGAATTCACCAACAACTTTACCATTCATTACAAAGTCTTGATCAACTACATCAATTTCATTTTTATCAATAGGATAATAAATTTTACTATATTTGTCTTTTAAATAATATCGTTCAATATCAATACAATAAATATACACCTTAAAAGGTGTTTCCAATTGTTTTGGTTTTGATTTTCTAATTTCAATAGTCTTCTTACCAGATATAATTAAATTAACATCTAAAGGTGACAATCTTATCATTATGTCGCTATTCGTTATTTTCTGCATTATTATACCTCCGGAAATTCAATATAAACGATAATTGCTTTTGTCATCAATGAATTGGCAATATTTTCTGCTTTTTCTTCTTGTTCCTTATAGTTCAAATTTTTCCAATTTTCCTCAGCATAATATTTGTCAAGAATATCATCAACAAGTTCGCTTTCATCAAGATAAATTCTTTCATCTGAACAATAGTAATATCCAATTTCACAGTTAGCAAACGAACCTACATAATAATTGTAATCATAACTTGCGACTATTTCGCTATTTATCATTGGAATTACTGGTAAATCAGGATTTTCTTTTACTAAATCTAATAATGTTTGAACACTACTCTTTGGCACAATATTGTTTTGCGGTAATTCCATACACATATTATCAATCCCCTATCTATAACTTTTATTATTCATATGCTTTCTTTTTATTTTGTTAACTCATTTAATTTTGCCTCTGCTTCTTCATAATCAAAATAAACTCTTTTAATACCTTTTTCATTAGTAATAAATGCCCTATTGCCATTAGCATCAACAATATCACATATTTCGCTATTATCATTTTCACAGTGTACAAAATAAAGAATTCTACCTCTTTTTACCTTAATACTAAGGCCACTTACGATCTTTTCTACAATCTTAAATGATCCTGTATAATATCCAAGATCATCAATTTTGGGTCTAAATTTCCAGCATTTATCACCGATCTTGCAAGGCAATTCAATAAATTTGGTTTTATCTTTATATTCTTCACAAAGCGTAAGTGTATATGAAAATCCAAAAGTTTGATTTAAAGCATTGATAAAAGCATTACACCTATTGTAATGAATACAATTTTTACAAAACATTTATTATCACTCCAATCCAACTGTTATCAAAAAGTACATAATAATCACCTTATTCGTGCAGTACAATGATTGTATAAATACATATTGAAATAGTAAATATTGATACTATACTTATAAATATTATTGTTTGTTTTGTAAATGGGTCTTTCCAATCAAATTTCATCTATTCTGTCCTATTATTGTTTTATTTATTAGTATTAGATGTCATTATATCATTTATATTGATTTTCAATAATTCGCATATATTTGTAATAGTCGACATCATATCTTTTAAATTTAATTTAATTTCATTTATATTAAGTGGGTGATCATATATTATAGTCGGAACTGAACCTTCATTATGTTCTGCTATAAGTGAACTAATATCTTCACCTTCATATATTACCCAGGTATTAAGTTCTTTAAGATCTGTAATAGGTGCTAATTCAGAATTGATTGTATCTGTAGTCCAATGCGGTGTATGTGTATATTCGATAGTATTACCACCATACTCAATGTCAAATTCAATATCATAGATGAAATTACCTACAGAATCAGTAGATACAATTACATAATAATCAATTTTATCAAACTTTGCATCTCCACTAAAAGCTTTAAACAATTCCTCTGTTATATAATCATATGCATAGGATAATATGTCAACATACTTAAATAATAGAGATGTAGTTCCTAGTGTAAAAGTACAATCATTTTCCTCAATTTCAAATTGATTGTCGTTGCTTGTATAAAATTTAATTCTCATATTTAATTCCTCACTCTAGTATTTTAAAATGAACTATTTTCAATTAATTCTGGTGGTATTAAAAGATTTGCATTATATCTAGATACCATATCTGCACAACTATCATGGTCTTTCTTTTGTGTGATACAATATCTATATAACGGACATGTTTTGCATCTTTCATATATCATCATATTTGATATTACCTTTCAAACTATCAATAGAATTATATTTTATTATTAATTTTAATATTATCTGAATGCTTTTATCTACGCACATAAATATTAGATTTATTTTATGTTTTAATTTATTTAACTGTCTTGATACTGATGGTTGAGATGTTTGAATATGGTTTGCAATAGCAGTTTCAGTATCTCCATTCATATATTGTTTTAATATCTGAGATTGTTTTGAAGTTAATTCGTGTTGATATAAGATGTCTAAAATATCATCAAATACTATGAAGACAAAATTTCTTATATCTTTTGGATCTTTTTCATACTCTTTCGTAATATATTCTATTATGTAATCTCTTTTATAGTCCATCATAATATTTACCTTCTGTATCTAACCAATCAACTAAATCTAAATTATCTATTAGATTTCCTATTACTTCAATATCATTATCGGCATTACTTAATCTAATATGTCTATCTTTGAGTACTATTGCATAACTTAAATCTGGTTGATACCAGTCAATAAATCCAATTTGCCAATTATCAAATGATTTAGAATCTGTATTGCCTTTACTGAATGGAAGATAATACCTTACTATATCATATTGAAATATTTTATTGTTTAAATCGTCTCGTTTTCTAGTATATTGTCCTAGTGATTGTGGAATTATGAATTTAGGAAATATTTCTCCTAAACTGTTAGATGTTATGATACATGGATATAATCCTTCAGAAGTTGGATGCATAGCAAAGCATCCTTCGACCCATTGATTGCTACTAGATGTAATATTGAATTCTGGATCAAGTTTACCTCTAAATAAAATTTGATCTTGAATCATAATGTTTTCAACCATTTGTATACTCACACCTTACTTATGTAGTTTTCACATTACGCTCTTCTACTATATCAATTGCATCTATACCACAACATTTCATCAATGCTGCGTAATACTTGATAATTTGACCTTCTTTACCAATTAGATATCCAGGATAATCTGTAATCACTATAAGTCGATATGATGTATCAGATTGTTTATATTTGAAATATTGAATAACTCCGTCTTTAGGGACTTGTGCTGTTTTTCTCCAGTCTAACATATTATATTTGATTTTATTGTCATTTTGTCGACTTTTAAAGTATTGACCTGGTTTCATCAATTTACCTCCCACGATTTATTGTGTTAATATTAAAACTTGATAAGATTGTAAATTTATAGTAATATTTACATCTTGAATATCTTCAGATTTTATTTGTAATATATGAATCATATTATTGTTATAGTCTGCATTGTATATAACTTGGACAGCTCTACGACAATTGAATTTTTGGTGAATTATCCTGGCTAAATTATCCATCATTAAATCAATAGTATTTGCACATAATATTTCATATACTACTGAATTCAAGGCGTCTTGTATGCATATACTTAATTTATCTATATCATATGTACATTTAGTATTCATAAAATTAGGCCACCTTTCTTAATTTCTTCTACACAGTTTATAACGATTCACGGCAATCAATCGTATTTGATAAAATGAACTGTATATTCAATTAAGAAAAGTGACCTTTAGAAAGGAGGAAAAATATGGAAACGCTAACTAATAATTAGAATAGAAATTCATATTTTTCATAAGCTGTCTTTACTCTACCTACTACTTTATCAAATATCATATTTTTAGTAGTTTCAAGATCATGTAAATATTCAGGTTTGATTACAAATGAACCCAAAGTTCTTTCGTCTGGAGTCATCTCCAATATATTTACACGGATTTTATTTTGATATGTAGTAAGATTAATATCTATTGTCATTTCGTGCATATCGTTGTAATCAGAACCCTTACCAGGTATTCTATCCCAATAAGGTATTTGATATAATAGCATAAAATATACATCGCACATATTTGAAGAATTATTATATTTATATGCACCATCAATATGTTTATATAGATATTTTCCTACCTTATTAACTTGTATATTTGTTTGTATTGAGGGTTGAAAATTTTGTTTACATAATAGTTTCATAATTGATTTCCATTTTAACTTTCAGATGATGATATAGTAAATGATGCAGTAATATTCATGTTAGCATATTCTGACAAATACAAACCATCACCTTTATCTAGATCTATCCCTAGTCCTTTCGCTAATGTTGCAAACTGTCCATTGTATCCATCAGCATATTGTGCTATTGATAAAATGACACCCTTTTTTGTTTTATCACCTTTGGAATAACCTTCGCCAGCTTCGTCATACCGTTCAGGTTCAATAGTTACATTTGCATTCCAGGATGCACCACAAGTATTACCTGTACTTGATTTGAGATTCCATATTCCTGTAAATATGGAATTTTTTGTGAATGTACAACTATTTAGGCACTTATATTCACTATCTGGGTTAAATTTTATTTTACATATTCTAGAATTAACACCATTATATGATGGGTTCTTATCATTTGCTTTACTATCAGAATATGATGCCTGAGCGTGTCTTATACTATTTACGTAAAAATTGCCATCATCAGCACACAGATTTGCAGGTTTAGTACCCTCTTCATTAGTACAAATTAAACAAGCATTATAGTTGTCAGAAGTAGATATCTGTAAAGTACCGCCTGTAATTGTATCTCCCGTTTTACTTAATGCTACTTTTACACTCATATATGAATTTATATCGGCTTCAGAACAATAGGTTCCTTCTTTATTTATAGCTTCATTATCTGGATAAGTAATTGTGAACCCACTACTACTACTGTATTTGCACCTTCCAGGTCTATATCCATTAAACCATTCAATTGTATAATCTTTATTTTCACCGTATTTAAGGCGGCTTAATCCGGCTCCAGTCATAGTGTTATTGATTACATATTGTCCATTACCGTTATCCTCAATTCCAATTCCTGTACCTGATGATAATTCTAGACTAAGCTTAGTTGGTTCACCTGGTGATTCTGGTTGTTCTATTCCAATACCTGTAGTAGTTAATCCTGATCCAACTAATTTTCCTGAATCTATAGATATTTGTGTATCTGATGCACCATCCCCATTAGTTGCTTCAGATTCACCGTTTTTTTGAATAATTGTAGTAAATGTATCATCAGTATGAATATGATGTATACCAATGATTGCTGTTTTAGTGGAATGATTAACATCTCCAGAAGTACTATCATCTGTAGTATTATCAACTCGTATATTAGATGCTCCACTACACACATTTTTCCTTACTTCAATAGATGTATCAGTTTGATGTCGATTATACTCAGGAGTTATAATAACATTATCATTAGCAGCTGTAATTTGTTTTTGAACTTCAACTGTTACGTTGTCTTTATGAGCATTATGTGCTGGATAAATTGTAACATTATTATAGGATTGCCCATCCTCTTCTGTTCCAGATTTCGGTGATATTTGTTTTCTAACTTCGATACCTACATTTGGAGTATCATCATCTTGATGAATTTCTACATTATCATACTCTGTACCTTGTTCACCATATTCTGATTTTTCTTCATCAGACGGTTGATATGGTTGAATACCATTTTTAATATAATATGTAAGTATGCCAGGAGTATGAAATATAATTTTATTAGCCCATGGATATGTAGCAGGACCTAAGAAATCTCCATCTTCTGGTGAACCAGTATGCACAGAAGTATCTATACCAGTTGTACCTTCGATTACAGTTCTATGTGTAAATCCTGTAAACAATACATAAAATGGAGTTGATACATTAGATGTAAATAACAATCTAATAATTGGAGGTTGACTCATATTTGGCTTAAAATCCATTTCAGGTTTTCTATCAGTAATACCTTCATAATCATTATTAGTCCACTCACCAGGTTGTAGTACCAATCCATCTGCAATTTTGATGTATTGCATCAACTTTGTTTGATCTAATTCTGATAACGCATACGTAGTAGTTACATTATTACGGGTTATATTATAACCTAATGCTCCTTTGTCATTACCTAATGGATATGTTGTTGAATCTATATTAGATTGATCGTAATCACCACATGGAGGACAAGAAGTAGATGAATTATTCAATAACTCACCATAATCTTTTATTCTACAAGCAAATACATTATCACCAACATCCAATGAATTTTCACCTATTATATTTGAACCTGTTGGGTTAAAGTAACCTTCACCTAAGAAAATTGAGCCCACTATAGTATTAGCTGTACACAATCTGCTATCACTAGGTAATGATATATCACGATAATGTGGCATACTTATGTCATCAGTACCAAGTCTCAAAAGCATTGATGATCCGTCAGCTATAGTAGATGCTAACCATTCTCTTTCTGTTGCAGGAATTCTATCAGGATTTTCAGATAAAAAATTCTTAACATATTGTTCATAAGCTGAATAACCTACTACTCTACCTTCATTATAAATAGTATTTGACATAATTTATGAAATTCACCTACTTTATAATGTTTATTTGCAGTTTTATAAAAGGTTATATCATTTTAAATTAGTGATTTAACATTAGAATAAATATCAGTATTCGCTATATTATCATACTGTTTGATTGCTTCAATTGATCTATGTTTTTCAATGCTAGGTAAATCAACATATTGATGTTTGAATTGTGATATTATACTATCTGCAACAGTTTGTGTGAATCTAATATCTTCGAGAGATTTATGGTCTAGTAATTTTTGTATACTTAAAACCATAGCATTGATAAAATCAGCTAATGCTTGATCTTTAAATGATTTAGAATATGTAATAGCATATTGATTTCTTATCCATATGTAAATAGGGTATTTTAACATTATAGTATTTCTAGACAATTCTAATACAATTGAATTAAAGTATGAATCATCTGCAAATTTAATTTTATCAGATGCAGTAATATTAAATTCCGTCAAGAATTTACGACTATAACATTTACCATGACAATGGGTATTATCCATCAGATTAGTTTGAAGTTTACTATCTTTCAACTGATAGAAACCTGCATAATAAACATCACCATTAGGTTGTTGTTTTATAGCATCATTTAACAATTTAATTGCATATGGCATCAAAATATCGTCAGCATCTAAGAATATAATATAATCAGATGTAGCATTATTTATTCCTATTTGTCGACTCAATCCACATCCATAATTTTTAGTGTTGCGTATATACAATATATCAATATTATATCGATTTATCATATTATTTAAAGGTATATCAGAATTATCATCTACTAATATCACTTTGAAATTCATATCAATTTGACACATTAGTGAAGCTAAACATTTATCAATTGTAGCACCGCAATCATATGCAGGAATTATCACATCAATCATTTTGATTATCTCCATATATGGCATTCTTAGCTTCAACTTTACATGTTTCACAATATTCATTGTATTCAGCAAATTCTTCAGGTTTATTTAACTGTTGTCGTAATATTGCAAATTCATCATCTACGCTATATTTTTGTCTGATTAGCTGTACAACTGTATCACAATATTTAGAATATCTAAGTTCATCTAATTTATTTTGCTGATCTAGTTTTCTATATTGTACAATACTCCTCAAATCACATCTGTGTTTAGTTATATCTAAAATATTCATATTTACCACCTACGTCTGATATAAAATTTTACATCTATATTTTTAAGAAGTTCTTCTGAGGAATCATCTGTAGTATTTTCTAATCCTAATATAATCTTATTATTTCCTAGGTATGGAGAGCTACGAGTATGTGCAGATTCAACTGCTTTCCAAGGTAATTCATCATCTGATGGATTATAATCATATGCGTATGTTCCATCTGCATATAATGTTAATCGTTCACAGTAACCTAACATTATATCACCTTCAAAGAAACCGGATTCTATATATTCAGAAACATGATACAAGTCAGTAGAAACATATTTAATTTTTAATATTGGCATATATTGAGATCCAGAGTTGCCATAATAATAAATTCGATTAGGGTTAAGCGTCAATCTAAAATCTAATCTGCCTACTTCATTTTCATCTACTTCATATTTAAAATCTTTCCATAATCCATCAAATACACATTTCCATCCATATAATGATTTGAAATTAGGATTATCTATATATCTTGGAAGTACTATATCTTTAGTTAATGTGTTATTAACTATTTTAGGTATTGTGTCTTGGATAGTTAAAGATGTATCTAAATAAATATATGGTACACTTATTAAATCTATATTGTCATCATATTCAAATGTTTTATTTGAAATATTGTAAAAATTGTTTTGTAGCTGTATCAGCATCTGTGGCGTTAATAATAAACATAATGGCCATCCATCCTCTAATTGAATACACGGTATTTCACAATTATCAATATCTACTTGACCATTTGACATATTATATATCTTGAAATTATTCAAATAGTCTTGCACTACAGGTAATACATCTTCAAAATATACAGTTCCATGAATTTGAAAATTAGATAAACCAATACAATTATCAATGTCTAGTTCATACTTATCAATAATGTTATCGTCATCTATAAAATCATAATTGATGTAATATGTCATATCATTGACACTATCTGGATAATTGATTTTGCCAAAGTAAATATTTGTATTACCCTTAGTAGTTTTATGATATAATAACATAGAACTATTCATACAATCTGTCATACCAAATATAAGATTATTGGTTTGGTCACTATTTATTTCATCTAAATATTCAACAAACTTGGATCCAGATACTATACATCCTATATCAGATCCAGAAGTTTCAAGATCGTTTAAAATCGAAAAGTAGTATGTTAGTTTATCAAACCCTGTATGCAGTAATGATATTACATTGCTTTCATTATCTACAGCCTGTAATTTGTCAATCTCAAATCGCATCATAGTAGTATTTAAAGATTTTATGTTTAAATTTTTATAGACCCTTATCAAATCATCGAATTCGTTGATTTCATAAGAGTCTATAATGTTACAGTGTTCAGCTACAGGTATATCTGTATATAGTAATCTAGGTCCTAAGTTTTCATCATAAAATGTATCTATTGATTCAAGTGATAATTCTTGAACAGTATGTCTATTTACCCCCCCCTGAAGGACTTGCAACGTCATACATGATGACAGGCTTATCTTTACAAACTATGATTTGACCATCTTTTTCAGGAATATCATTCAAATTATCATATTTTGCTTTGATATAATTAATATT